CTCATCGATGAGGTTTTGATATTGACTATCTAATCTATTCATAACTTATATTACTGTATGTAATATACAAAATTTATCTGACAATTCCAAATATTATTTCTGGTTTTTTGATTTGAATCTTGTTGCTTCGGATGTCTTACTATGTTTAGTCTTTCTACCCTTAACTCTTTTACGCCACCTTTCAAATGAACTTCTCTTCAGATTCTCTCTCATAATCTTACGAACATCATTCTCTTTGATTCCGAACTGATGTTCAATAGCTTCAAAGGGAGTTCTATCTTCCCATGCCATTTCTATGATTCTATCTATATCTAATGTGTAACTCATAACCGATGATAGTCCCGAATAGGAACAATGAAACTTAGACCCCATATTTCTTTTTGTATTTTTCCAAGAATGATTTACCAACTCCAATCTGAAGTATGTTACTTCCTTGTGGAATCCTTTGACTTCTTGGTGCGATTAATTTATCTACATGAAGGTCAAACGCCTCCACTCTAACCTTCCTACCTCGTGGTGGAATATACGCTACTATCGTTTGCATACTTTTGTTAACCCTTTATTGGTTTGATATTTCTTTGAACTTGGCACTTGTCGTGTTTCAAGAGTTTCGTTAACATATTCTTTAAAATATTCAGCACCTTTAAATCCTTTTGATGGTGGATATAAATTATCTTCATTTTCCATAAAGAATATACACATCTTTGAAACATCTTCAAATGATACTGCTCTTCCATGATATTTAAGTATCCTATCTTGAGGACCTTTTCTTCCTTTTATTATTTCCCATTTTTTCATAAACAATTGTTTTTGTACATAAAGATATCATCTACTATGTAATTAATATTTAGCTTAGCTTGTTTGATGTTGTTCTCATCAATCAATTCTTTAATCTTTTTTAGTCTTTGTATTATTTCGTCACCACTCATAAATGTCTGTTGTCTAAATGAATTATTTTACCTAAGTGAAGTTCCCACTTGTCTGTAAGTTTCTTGTCGATACATTCAACTACCATGTGTGTAGGGTTCTTGTGATACGCATACTGAAAGTATATGTATTTGATATCTTTGTCTTTCAATCGTTTGGTCCAATAGGGTGTATTGTCTCTATACTCTATTGGTTTAGTCCCATTCATGATTCTTTCAAATGGGTCTCTCATCAGAACTAAATGTAAAACTTCTTTATCTTTCCAAATCATTTCCAAGGTAGCATTGTCATGCCGATTTTATTTAATAAGGTTTCTACTATACAGAAGAATAACATCCCTACTCCTACTTGCCACATCCACCATTTCCATCCTGTTAGTCCTAATGACCATTTACGGATTGGTGACTTCATTGCGTATCCGTATAGTTTTTCTTTTAACTTTTTCATTTCTTTTTCTTTTTTTTCTTAGGTATAATATTACCCTTCTCATCTACTTCAGGCGCTATGTGCATTTCATACACAATCCACAACCATATTACTGCTAATGTTCCTATTACTACTTTTATCATAATCCTAATTTTGAACCCAAGAAAAACAAACCTAATATTAGTATAGCGATAACACATGCGGCTGATATACTAATACCAATTGTTAATTGTATCATGTTGATTATATTTTGTCTTTCTTTCTTTTTCATACTCTACTCAATTGTGGGGTCACCATATGGTATATCATCATAGTCGTAACCACCTTTCCATTTATCTAATTTTCTGTATCTTAATTTCTTTGGTTGAAACAAAGGTATAGTTACAGACATTGTAATCCCACCCATCGTTGTGGCTAGGATATCTCGATGGTCTACATATCCACCTCGGATACCACCATCGTATAATTCTTTCATTACTCCTGCCGCAAACGCCGTACACAAGCCAGTTATCATGGCTCTCTTTTTATTTTGATGTTTGTTGTAGGACCAAGTATAACCCAATGCTGATGTAATCATTCCAGCACCAAAGTGTAATTGTTTGTCAGGTTCTTGTAGGATGAATTGTTGACCATGATTCTCGGTGGTCATTAAAAATATAATACCTAACATTAGTATTAATCTCACTATCCAATTCCTTATGTGTTTGAGAGTTACCATAACTTGTTATTAATATATATCTTTTTTCCAGTTTTTAAATTCATCCTTTAACATAAGGTATCCACCATGTAGTCTTGCCTTGTCCCAATACCTTTTAAATATCTTTGCGGATAGTGCTTTCTCTGATGTATCCCAATCTTCTTCTTGAGGTAACACTTTCCATTTACCCATAGACTTCTTCCACTTGACGCCAGACTTATGGTTTGCGTATCGTCTACTTCGTGTGAAACCCATGTGTAAATACTTCTTCGCCATATCTGCTCCAACGAAGTCACCTTCCGAAAGATAACTAATAAACATCTTGTATATAGTCTCTGCAGATTTCTCTGCTACCTTTGGATTCTTAAATCGCCAATGTTTACCGATATCTGATTTATATGGTTCACATACAAGGACACCTTGTTGGCCTCTACCTATTTCGTATAGTTGAGGTTCTCTCTCGTAATCTACTTTGGATGACCACTTGTAAGTCTTGTGGTTGAATCCTACATAACTTGGTTGTTTCATTTTATTTTTTCTGCATTTAATTCATTGATTAGTTTGTTTACATTAGTACCCCAATGACCATGAATCGATTTGTTGCCAGTTGATTTCTTTTTTAGATGAGGTATAATATCTTTAGTAGGGACTCTATATATCTCTTTGATATCAACACCATCCCTAATACAAAAGTACATATCTTCAGTTTGACTATATTGGTTAATCTTGTTTTCTGATAACCAATGAAACTGAAATGTTCCTTTACCTTTACTCCTTGTGTTTATAGCTTTGTACTCAACAGGTTTTTTCTTGTTAGAATCATAAGCGTCACCACCTTGTGTGTTGTTACCATAGTCATGACCTAATTCATTAGCCATGAATAGTTCTACAAACCTTTCGTTGTAGAAGATATTCTCAAGACCTAATTCGTCTTGTGCGATGTCTTGTGCCTCTTTCAAGAGACTCTTAATTTTCGTTACTGCTTTATTCATATCGTATATCTGTTATTAGTTAACCGAGTGTAATTTAAAACCAATAACAGGTTTGTAGCCAGTCAACTCGTCTTGTTTGTTTTGTATTGACAACTTTATGTTGACGAGGTTCTGAACATTCTTTTCGTTTTCTAACCATTCTGAAAACAAATGGTGTAGTACATAGTTTTTAATTTTCTTTATCATATTATTATTATTCAATTGTTATTATTTGGTAAGGGTCAATTATTGCGTTGTTCCATTCTTTACTAAATGGTAAGAAGGTCGGAGCACTTATACAGATACATCCATTCAAGTCAAGTTCAGGTACATCATCGTACTTATCGAGACTTGTTACTATTCCTGGTAGTAACCTACCATACTTGTCTTTCCAAGTTATTTTGTCGTTTACTTTTACATTCATAATTTTTAATTTTAAATAAATAATTTGTAATCTTTTTCGAAACTAATCGCTTCTTTCTCGTATGGGTGAGATACATAATCATGACCCATGTTGTAATATCTTTTGAACCAAATCGGTGATTGTAAGTAGTGGATGTATTCGTGAATCAAAGTCTGAACAACCATCTTCTTACTTTTCATATTAGGATAGTAGATAGTAATCTCGTTCATGTCACTACAATACTCAGCGTGACATCCATCCTCATCACCACTAGCACCTTCTTCGCCAGAATACTTTTCGTAAATGTTTCTGTGTAACTCAACATAAGGAGTACACTCTTGAAACTTTGAGAATCCGTAATGTTCTTCTATCTTCGGAAGAACCTCATCTACTATTTTTTGAACTTTTGATTTTATCATATCTCTTAATCTTACACTACTAATGTACGCAAAATAAATGAAACGGCCAAACTTCTAATGTTAAATTTATGTTAAATTTTGCTTTTAAATAAAGTTGAGGTTCTAACTTCTTCCCATCCTTTATCTTTGTAGAATCCATATGTACTTGGAAAACAATAGGTAACTACATTCCACCCTTTAAGGTTTTCTTTACAGAACTCCATTCTAGCGTTCCATAGTTTTGTGTAAATACCTTTACCTCTGTATTCTTCTTTTACATATGCGTTAGCGAACTTGATTGTATCGTGTGATTCAAATACGAGAGAGTTCCACCCTATTGCCTCACCTTCGTAGATGGCAATCCACCCACATTCCGATTTGGGAGTCGGTACAGAGTCGGGCAGCTTGTAGGGTACTATCGTTACATTCATCAAATGAGCTCATATATAATCTCGTTAGTTCAAAAAAATAAATATGTAGATTTTAGTTATTACCTCTACTACCTCTTGAAGAGCCACCTGATGAAGAACCACCGCTACTTCTAATCACACCACTACCTCTATTAAATGTTGGTGGTGGACTTGAGTTGATATTGTTGTTAACAGGAACAGAAGGTCTACCATATGATGGTCGTGTGTTAGTATCAATTATTATGTTGTTATTATTATTGATAGGTTTAACAACTCGTGTACCATCGTTAGGGTTTGAGTTGACATTAACACGAATGTTATTGTTTCTACTCCAATTGATAACATCGTTAATAACTCTGTTAGGTTTGTTAGGATATACTCTGTTGTTTCTTCTTCTATTAGTATCTTGTTCTATATTAGAGTTACCAACAAAGTTTCTACTTCCTCGTCTACCAACTACAAAAGAGTAATTATTACTTGCTATCAGAGGTTCATTGTACCAACTGTATTGATAGTGATTCCAACCATACCAACCTTGTGGATGTGGATAATACCAATTATAGTATCTATGATGTCTCACCCACCATGGATGGTCATATCCAAACCAAGGATAGTTCCATGCCCAATTAGTCCAGAACTGATGACTATGAAAGTAAACATCAAATCTATTGTAAGGTCGCCAGATACCATCGAGTCTTGGATTGTTGTAATACCAAGATAGTGGTTGGTTCATCGCATATTGTGCAAAGTCCCATCTGAAGTTAAAGTCGGTTCTTAGTTTTCTCTTGAGTTGAAATAAATTGTTAATAGTATCTATCTTAGTATCTTGAGGTACTTCCAAATAAATTGGATACATATCGTCAGACTCGTAAATACCATCTGAACCTAAAGTACTAATCTGATACTGAACACCACAACTCAAGAATAGTAAAGTGAATAGTATAGTTAATAGTTGTCTCATATACATAAATATGAGAATAAAATAATTACATCTTAAATGTAAGTATATTACTCTTTAAAGAATAAGACTTCGCAGGTACACCGAATCGCCAGTAACAGTACTTTGTACCTTCGTCAATTTCTGACTTTGTGATATTACCTACCTTCTTTAACATTATTACTTTTTTCATCTTGGGTTTCCAAGTGACATTGATTCCTTTTAACATATATTTGGGGTTTTAAATTAAACAAAAATTTCGTGGACATCAAAGATACTAATACTACATATACTACTACATAGGTATAGACTAATAATAATCCAGCTAATAATAATATAGATAAACTATATAGTGACCGAGGAAGGACTCGAACCTTCAACCGATAGCTTAGAAGGCTATTGCTCTATCCAATTGAGCTACTCGGCCATAACCTTAAATAACTTTACATAGTAAAGATAAGTAAAATAATCCACATATCCAAACTTTTAATGTTAACAAATTGTAAACTTTTCAACAAAGTTATTAACAATCCCACTAAATGAGCTAAATAAAAAGGGGCTAATTCAGTAGAATACTGGCTCAGAGGGGACTTTTCCGTAGAGTAAAAAACCGACCCCGGTATATAAACGACTCACAGGCGGTTGTAACTTGCTGATTACCAGAGGATTACGGCAAAATAACCCCCCGCGGCTACCTTGCCACCTCGCCGGCTGGCGCCGGCTCGCCTACTCCGTAGGGGTGGAGTAAGTGGTGGATGGTTATTCTTACCCCTCTCTCAGGGCCAGCGGGGCCAGACCTGTCAGCCCTGGGCAATCTGGGCCAGCCCTGCCAGACCAGGGTGGACTGGGCTGTGACTGTAGGACTGTTTAGCTGATTTAATTTTAGCTTATTTAAACGCCTATATACCTATGTCTCTCTGTATACCTATGTATTCTTATACTATATATGGGCGTTATTTAGCTATTTTTATTTTATTTCACCGCAAGGTTCTCTAGTGTGTTTTATGTCCATGCGGGATTTTTTAGGACGGCATGTACTCTGGCAATATAAATATACTAAATTTAATACACTCTGGCAAGGAAAATCGGCAAAAGTTTTCAACAAGTTATTAACAATTGTGGATAACTAACTGATTGCCAGGCCTTTAGATACCTCAACCTCAACCAATACTTTAACTTTTTTACGGTTAAAGTGATACTTTAAGCCCTTTTCGCTAGAAAAAAGTTATCAACAACCGCAAAAAAGTTATCAACATATGTGTTACAAATGGGTGTTACAAAGGCAAAAATGTGTTACAAATGCGATTCCCTCAGGAAAAAATCGTCTTGCGCGAGAAAAACGGCTTGTGCCAGTCTTAATTTCTGTATAATTCGTATATGTGGGGTAAATTAGGTCTGAGTTTATGAAATATGTGGTAAAATCTTATTAGCGTGGTCTCCCGCTAGGATATCTCGGTCTAGCCCCGTTGTTCTAATTTTAGAAAATACGCATAGATTAAGGAATTATTTGGTGAGAGTTTACCATAAAGTGGTAAAAAGTGGGATAAAAGGGGAGTTTTTGTGGGTTATTTATCAAGGTAGTGGAAGATTCGATTCATAATGAACCAAAAAAGGCCAAATAAGAAAATTACTTTTAAGATTAACATATCTGAAGATAAGTATCGTCTGAGAACTTGTTTCGATGACTTATATAAGAGGATTTAAGGCCTGTTAAATTTCGTGGGTAATTAAGGACTCTACCCTACGATTATGGTCTTACCTTGATTCCAGCTCGTCATATGGTATCTAAAGTCGTGTAGGTCTAAGAACTCGTGAACTATTCTCCTCATCTCAGTCGAATTACCATGTATGATTTGTGTGTCAAGATAAGGTTTGTCGTACCCTAAAAGGTTTTGCTCTAAAATAATTTCAGCGTCCTTATGTCTTACTCCATGTAGGTCAATTATCTTCATGATAGTACTTTCGTCTTTTCTTAGACATATTACTTAGGTGAAGTAGTGTACCTTGGAGTGTGTCTATATGTGTAAGATAGTAATGGTCTTTAATTGTATACACCTCACCAAAATTATCTTGAATCTCTATAAAGTCTTCACCAAAGTAAACGGATTTGATTTCTTGCTGTTTCTGGATGCTCCTGGATGCTAATTCGTTTGTATCTTCCATAACCCTATCTATTGCCTTTTATATCGTTTTGAGAGTCACCCCAACCTTTCAACGCCCTCATTCGGCGCTTGTAGAAAACATTTTGGATTTACTCCGAAATTTTTCTTCGAACACACGACATCGTCCCATCTCACAAGGTCGAGTTAGTTGTCGTTTCTTGATTGTAACTCATCTATTATTTCTTCTTCTTTTATATCGAAGTCCATGATGAATGGTTTTTCACAAAGGTCAATCATTCTCCATCTTAACTCCTCACGAGAGTCTACGATTGACTGCGATGTTTTACGAACTCTATTTCCTACTGATTTTAATACTTCTTTTACTGTTTTCACTCTTTTCCTTTAATAAATAATTGATAACTTCCTTTTATTATATATAGTACTTTTTTACTTATAGAAGTAAGGTCGTAATCATTTATCTCATTAAAGGTAATCCATTTCACTTTCTGATGTACATTGAGCTTTGGTTTTCCACTCTCATATTTGATTATATATGGATGAACCATAATATTTTTTGTAACCCCAACCATTTCTCTTTCTGGTATTGAATAATAGGGAAATATCTCTATATCCAACTCTTCCTTCCATTCTCGTTTGATTGCGTCATATGGAGTTTCACCTTCCTCGATTTTTCCACCAGGAAGTTCCCATTGATTGGGACATATACTATCCGATTGTAATCTCTGACCTATGAGGACTTTATCCTCGTCCAATAAAGCCCCACAAACTATTTTCATCTTGTTCTTTCACATCGTCTTGGATTATACCGAGGTCTTTATAGTTAAACGGAATGTCATATTTCTTGCACATAAGAATCATCACTTCCGTTGCTTTCATCATTTTCTCTGGATGTTTGTTCCAAAGAATATATTGCATTAAGTTTTCGTTAAAACTCATTGTATATTAGGTATCTGAAAATCAGACCAATCCCTACCTTTTAAATTTACATTATCAAAGTAAAATGTCCACTCGTGTTGACCTGCCCATATTTGTTTTGTGAATCCACTTGGTATAAGTGCTCCACCTTCTACATATTCGGGTTCATTATCAAAATGTACTATCACATTTACTTTCACCTCTTCAAATACCTTGGATAAGTCTCGTTCAAATCTTTCGAGTTCTTTCCATGGTCCTCTATTTAGTGATTCGTGTTGAAGTGCACAATTTAGATAATTAAATGTTTCTCTGAGTGTTTCTTTATCAAAACAATTAAATGCTGCTGCGGGTGCCATATGACCTTTGTCATATACATTTGCTTTGTAGTCATCATTGTCTGAAGTCTTATATCCCTTTGGTTTCCAAAAGTCCATTCCACTTCTACTGATTTCACCTGTTGGACACATTATCTTATATGTCACTTGAAGTGGTTGTTCATATTCTTCACTATAAACAACATCATATAGGTCACCATCGTAATTTACAACTTGTGCAAATGTACTCATTGTACCTACTAACATAAAGAAGATTATGGCGAATACCATAAAGTAATCTATTAAATCGAATTTATTTTTCATTTTTATATGCATTGTGTCTTGCTAACACTTTATACTTAAGTGGTGGTCTGTTTCTCTGATATTGTTCCATGGTCCACCTAAGTCTGTCTGTTTTTACCACGAACACATTATCTTCCCCATCATCGGGATTAAGATACTTGATTTGTATCTTGTAGTTTTTAAATCTAGCCATCTAATTCTAATTTTCGTTCAAAATATTGGGCAGTCTCCTGTATTTCAGGATTCTGTTTGATTGTTTGCATCGCAATCATATCTTTCATTTTGGTTGTTGACCATCCATGAGCTCTTGTAGTATATACAATTTTCGGTGGTAAGTCATCACCTGTAAAAGATTTTCCTATGTAGTCCTCACCTAAGATTCTTACATCTGGTTTGAAAAACTTAATTAATTCATAAAGTTCTTCTTCCGTTTGATATACATATACTTCATCGATATATTGTATTGCCATCAATGTTCTATATCTTTCGTATAGTGGTATAACTGGTTTGTATTTAGATTTCCTATGTAGACTTGGGTCTCTCTGAAGGAATACTATAAAATGGTCACAATGTCTCTTTGCCTCTTGGAATGTGTAAACATAACCAGGATGAATTAAATCAAAGTTACCTGCGGTACATCCTACTATTTTTTGTTTATCCATAAGTCTTTAATTGAATATTAATTTTATCTACTAACTTTTGATGTTTATTCAATCCATCATCTGTTAGTGTAGTTTTTAATTCTTCTAACAACTCAACAATTCTTCGTTTACCTCTAACTTTGGCGAACCCTCTGTTTTCTCTTTCTACTTGATATAAAAGAAATGCGATTTCGTCAGTTTGTCTCAACTTAGTTTCATATTTACTGATTCTTGTATCTACTATTCTATTATCCGTTGAAGTCCATTGTGGAACATATCCTTTGTACAACTCGTCTAATCTACCCTTGAGATACTGAATCTCCATCAGTTTGTTTAGTGTTTTTGTTTCCATCACTTAATAGTTTTTTTTCTTTCTTTTGTAAATCCTTTGGTAAATCTTTATTAGATACTTTTAGATTTGTTTCTTCCTCAACTCGTTTGACACAAAACTTTCTTTGATTTATGTCACCCTTTCCCCATAACCAACCGATTGTTCCTTTTATTCTTTCGATTTCCTTTTCAAGTTCTACGAGATTCTTTTTTAATATTATTTCATCTTTATCATCCAACTTATAGTTGATATCAAATTCTGCTGCGTAATCTAACATTTTTGATAAGTCTTGTCTCTCATATGCCTCTTTCACTTTCTGAAACTTATCGTGTTTACCACCTAATTTATCTGGATGGGTCTTAGCCGCGAGTCTCTTATATAAATTCTTGACTTTCCTCGGCGCATCCCTAAGTAGTTCCCTCTGTTCATCGATTTTCCGTTGTTGTTCTTCTCGTTCTCGTTTTGCATTTTCAAAGTGAGTTGCTGGGTTTTCAAAAGCTTTCTGATTCTTTTTATTTTCTAACTTAGTTGCTTTCTTATAGTACTTGTCAAAATACTTGTCAAAATCTTTTGTGTACTTTTCAAAATCGTCCCTAACATCTTCTAGCTCTAATTTTAAGTAATCTGATTTTAACTTTAGTATTTTGAGTTTTCTGTTCACTATTCATCCTTCGAAGGTTCTTCTACAATCATACATTCAGTAGTAAGTAGAGTACCTGCGACAGAAACTGCTTTTTCAAGTGCCGTTCTTGCAACTTTTGTTGGGTCAATGATTCCTTTATCTATCAAATCACCAAACTCCTCATCTACTACATCATAACCCATTGTTGATGAAACCTCAGTTGGTGCTGATTCAAATCTGTCTAATATTACATCAGGTTTCAATCCTGCATTCTCTGCAATCGCTTTAAATGGTTCATCACATGATTTAAGTATAACATCGATACCTTTTTGTCTATCTGAGTTATCTGCAGTTAGTGAACCATTAATCATTTGTCTTGCGTGAATCAATGCAGCTCCACCACCTACAACGATACCCTCTTCAACTGCTGCTTTAGTAGCGAGTAATGCGTCATCAATTCTATCCTTCTTTTCTTTCATTTCGATTTCTGATTGTGCACCTACTTTTAATACTGCGACACCACCACTTAACTTAGATAATCTTTTTTGAAGTTTTTCTTTTTCAAAATCAGATTCATTTGCGTCAATCTCATTTTTTACTTGAGTGATTCTAAGTTCTAAATCTTCTGAATCACCATGTCCACCTACAATAACACTTTTGTTTTTAGTAGAGATAATTCTATCACAAGAACCTAAGTCATCCCAAGTAATATCTTCTAATTCTTTTCCAAGACCACCAAAAACTTCACCACCTGTCAATGCAGCCATATCTTTTAGTATCTCACTTCTTTCATTACCAAAACCAGGTGCTTTCAATGCCAAACACTTTAAAGTCTGTCTTGCTGAGTTCACAACCATAGTTGCCAATGCTTGACCTTCAACCTCGTGAGCAATTATTACAATAGGTTTATTCTTTGATGATGCGTTTTCTAAAACACCAACAACCTCATCCATATCAGAAATTTTACCATCAAATAATAATATATGAGGATTTTCATGAGTTACATTTAACTTTTCTTGATTATTGATAAAATAGTGTGATAAGTAACCTCTATCAAACTCAAGACCTTCTACGATTTCAAGTTCATCCTCAGAACCTTGACCTTCCTCAACAGTAATTACTCCATCTCTTCCAACTTGGTGCATTGCCTCACCAATCATATCACCAATAGTTTCATCACCATTTGCTGAGATTGTTGCTACTTGTTTGATTTGGTCATTTGTTTTTACATCAATAGAAATATTGTGTACTAATTTATTTACAAGTTCTTTTGAAGCGATATCCATACCTTTTTTTAGTTCGATAGGATTTGAACCTGCTTTTACCTCTTCCATACCTTGGTTGAAAATATATTGTGCCAAAACAGTTGAGGTAGTTGTTCCATCACCTGCGTTATCTGCAGTTTGTTGAGCTGCCTCTTTAATTACTTGTGCACCAACATTTTTAGTGTGGTCTGTAAATTCTACTGATTTAGCAACCGTAACACCATCTTTTGTGATGTGTGGACTTGCCTCAGTTTGAATTACTACATTTCTTCCTCTTGGTCCTAATGTAACTTTTACTGCGTCTGCCAATTCATTGACACCTTCTAAGAGTTTCTTTCTTGAACTCTCACCATGAAATACTTGTTTTCCCATAACTTATTTACCTTTTTTTGATTTTTCTCTTGCTTGTTTTATTTGTTCTGCTCTCCATTGTGGTTGTTTACCCCTAAGATTACCTCTTAGATTGTGGAAACAATTGTAACACAAAAATCTGATATTATCTCTTTTATGATTTGTCCAATCATCGTCCATATGGTCAAGAATCAAAGGAATAGTTCCATCTGTAACTCTTTTTTCATTGTAACCACAATTGTGACATTCATGAGGAAATTCTAACTCAGGTTTATGTGAATTATTAATTAACCTTTTCTTTAATAAAAAAACAGGATATTTTGGGTGTTTACCATCTAATATATCATTCAATGCATATTTACCTTGAGTTACATTATATGGTTTCTTTACACCCTTACCTCTTTGATTCTTATGTAAGTCCCAAAGATTTTTACCTGTTTCCTCGTCTTTATATAATTTAGAATATTTTTGATATGTAGTCAACGACACATTTAAGAATCTTGCTGCGCCTGAGTTTGACTTAGAGTTCTTCATCGCATACCGAATCTGAGACTCAGTTAGGTTCAAAGGAGTTCGTCCTTTTCCTAAAACATAACCATTCGGTAATTTAAAACCCTTTTTCATATCCTTCATTTATATATAAATATGGATTACCCATATTTTTCCACTATACTCTCTAAAAATTGGAATTCTCTATGAGATAGTGTTATTCTTTTTTTCTGTATTTTTTGTTCTAAATCATACAATTTTTTCTTATCTTTATACGACCAAATCCCTAATATATGTTTTGGGTTCGAATAAAGTATTTCTTTTGCACTCATCACAAAGTGAAAGTGTCTTCTTAGTTCTCGTTCTATCAGTTTTATACTCATTTCCAAAAGACCTGAACACCTAACAATAAAGTAGCCAATACTAAAGATACTGCTACTTTTGGTGTAATCCCTTCATTAAAGAACCTTGCAACCATAATTGCGTATACGACCATACCAACTCCAAAACCTAAGAATCTTGCAGGCCATAGTAATCCATCAAAACCTTCTACTGAATATTTAGTTCCCCATATATAAAAATATGATATTGGTATACCAAATAATGCTAGTAAAAAAGTATTCTCTTTAAACCACTCCCATTTGAATTGTCCATTCAGTTGAAAGAACACTGCGATGTGTCCTATCAGAAACCAAAATAAACCCAACAACACATACCTGTTCATTATCAGTTGATTTTCATTAGTATTTCTTGTTCTCTAAATAGGTTTAGTTTTTCACCATCTAACTTAAGTTGAATTCCTGTGTTTGGTACAATCACCATATCACCTACTTTTAGTTTCATAGGTATTTCTGTACCTGTTGTAGTGAATATACCACTACCAACTGCGAGTACTTCACCCTTCATCTGTTCTTTATTAGATTCAGGTTTGTATAATCCACCTTTGGTCTTTTCTTCTTCTTTGATTACTTTGACTAAAACATAGTCATTTAGTGGTTGGTATGATTCATACCACTTCTTTTTTTCGGTTTTTGCCATAACTTCTTTCTAATTTGTTTACAATATACAACTTTTTTTTAACATATACAAGTGTTATTGTTGATTTCTTTTTAGAATATCAATCACTTGTCTTAAATCTTCTGAATCACGAAATACTATTGCATTATCCGTAATTGTTACTTCTAACTCATCGTCCCATTCATCGGAAGTATTTGATTGGAATTCAATCTCATCGATTAATAATGAATAAAATGCTGGTGTTTCAAACTCTTCGAATACACCATCCATGTTCACAGAACTATATTCATTATTAACTGATACCTCTTCTCTATCGAAACCTAATTCGATGAGGTCTTGTTCAGTTATCATCATTATATTTTCCCCGCGTCTAACTTATCAGTATTATTAATATCTTCAATTAAAGATTCAATTTTTTCTTTAGTTAAATCTGTAAAACCATCTTCTAACAAACCATATACTTCCCAAAGATTATCTACAACTAATCTTTTTGAACATAAAGGATTTTTTGCTTTGATTTCTTTACCTTCTTTTAACCAATCTTTTACATCGTCTCTTAAACTCATGTTATCATAATTATATCGTTACACTATCAAACCCACCATTCTTTTCAACAATAACTCCTTTTGCTCTAACTTGATTAGGGTGTTTGTCACTATTGTTGTTGATTAGGATTCTCTCAGCTCTACCAATTCCCATCACTAATTGATGGAATGGTATTCCTAAGATATCCATTTCTTGAATAGTATCATGTCTTAAAGACTCAGGTCTAGCAGTAGTTAATACAATATGGTGTCCACTTTTGAACCATGAAACCATTTTATCAACTACACCAGGCAATGCCTTAGACTTGAAAGGGTCAATACTTTCGAAAGGTACTTGGTGAACCAAAGTCCCATCGATATCACTAAAAATTGTTTTATTCATATTTACACATTTTTACAGTACTAATATAACAAATTATTTTTAATTAAACAAGCTTTTAATGTTAAATAATTGTTAATTTTTACCAATTTTCTCTTATTTTTTGTTCATCATCCCAAGTCCAACTGAATAGTCTTGTTTCTTCAGTATCGTGTAGGACAATTGTTTTTTCAGTTTCTTTATCATCATAGAAATACTCATATCCAAAACATGCGACATCGGAGTCCATTACTTTTATGATTCTATCGGAAAATATCTTACAACCATTTGCCCAATTAATATCATCATAAGTATCTATTAAATTATTTATCATTCTTGAGTTAGGCGCTGAACCATATACTGCACAATCAAACAAAGTATTATTTTGTTGTGTTGGTTTCATACCTGTAAAGAATGTTATATTTTCATTTAGTTTATCCATTATCATGTCAAAACTTTGAATCGGTAGTGCGTCTGCGTCAACATAGATTCCACCAAATTCTTTTAGTAGTAAACATCTAACTCTATCACAAATAAACGCCCATCTATATAAATCAGGTTCTTTTAAGTAATTGGTTAGATATGGGTCATCTTTATATCTATCAAAAACCTCATTACCCCAAAGTTTACATTCATATCCTTGATTTATTTCAGGCATTTTATCAGTAAACCCTTTGATTTGTTCGGGTATGGGTTTATCACCAACCCATAGTTGGTGTATTATTTTTGGTATTTTTGTTTTCATATACTTAAATGTCCTAACTTTTCATGTAACCTTTTCATATGTTTACAAGGTGAATAAGGTCTAAATTCTCTTGCTTTACATTCACAATCTGATATGTGGTAATCAATAACAGTAACATTGTAGTAAGACAACTTACCTGTCTTTTTGTTACGACTACCCATTTCTCTATACTTCCACTTGTTTAACATGGGCAAAATATCCATAGTGAAACATATAATAATCCGAAAAGTCCACCTATAAACAAGGTAGAAACAATTGCCTCTACTGGGTTTTCAATTATACTTTTTACTGCGTCTCGGTTAAATTCGTACCATTCTTTCATAATATTCAATTTTTAAAAAAAAAGGTGGTTTGTTTCACAGGTTTTTGTCCCTTAAGTCTAACCACCTTAAGAAAAGACTTGCGTTTCTTTATGCAAATGAGCCACTATTGATAAACTTACTAACAATTCCGTATTCTGAATGACTTAAAGCGTCATACCAATCTGATGCCACCTCATCTTCTACAAGAGATATTGGACAATCAAAGTCTGGCTTGTTGTTAACAAATGATGGATAAACAATTCCTGAGTTGATATCAACCCAACTTCCTACTGATTTTAATTCTACTAAATTCATATTTTTTACTTTATTACTCATTATTACACTACTAATATCGTTAATTTTTTTGACAATTCCAAATTTTTAATGTTAAATAATTGTTAAATTTTGCTTAACATTTGCGAACTCTTTATCGGTCATATAAGTTTTATTACTACTTAGAAACTCTGAAACATCTTTATAGTTATCTTTCAATTCGTTCCACTCATTCATCCAATACTCAACTGTACCCCATTTTGGTTTGTTGTTTACAAAGACATAAGAAGGGAAATACTTCATTGGAGTACCATTGTCAGTAGTTGGTGAATCCTCTCTGTATTCGTACATATCAATCATACCATTGAAATTACCACCTTGTAAAGTTTGTTTCCATTCAGATATTTTATCGAAGATTGAACTATCGACTTTTGAACCATCTTGATTAGAAACATAGATATCACAAGAAGAACCACCACTATATACTGAAGAAGTAGCCCATACCTTTAAGGAAGGATAGTTTTTCTTAACATATTGTTTGATTATCGAAGAACAATACTTTGCTCTCATTTGGATGTAGGTTTCATCTTCCCATTGAGTTGAACCTTTTAGTACTAATGCTGATTTTGGTAATTCGTAGATATCACCATTAATTGTTAACTTGATTTTTTTACTCATATTTTTTGTTTTATATTTACTATTTCTCATTATTACATAGTAAAGATAGTGAAAAAATGTGGTTCTGGCAAACTTTTAATGTTAAATAATTGTTAAATTTATTAACAAGTTATTAACAATTTTGCCTAAATTTGAATTTTTTTAGTGGTCTTTCCCACATTTCATACACTTCATCCTTTTCATATCCAAATTTTATGTAATCATTGTAAAATCTATCGTAACATATTTGTCTAAGGTGTTCCTCGTTAAAATTAACTTTTGGAAAGTCTGTTTTACCTATGAATGGAATCTCAAAATCATCTGGCATAAACCACAACTCTTTTAGGTCTTCCTTGATATTTTCTGCTCTAATAAGTAAATCTATCGTTTTTGATGTATTTCTGATTAAATCCCATTGATTCCAACCATTTATCCAATCTTGTGACATAGTTTGTAGAGATTCTATTGGTCCATCATTGGGGTCAACCATTTCGTGTAGTTCACCATGGTATCCATACTTCCAATAACTTAACCATCTATAATATGGATGTCTAATACTTGCAATATGAATATAATCGTCACCTGCCTCTTCAGGCCAATTATTTACATGAGTAAAATTAGATGGGTGTTCATCAGACGGCCAGTCAGGATTCAAATCACAATGTTCTATAAAAATATCTCTTACAGACCTTGATGCGACTTTTGCAGGTGCAGTCCAAACAAACTTGTATTTGTGACTTATATTTGCACCTCTTTTTACAAAATCCATTTATTCTGCCGTATTAAAGAAGAATGTTTGAAATAATCTACCATCATATTTGTCTGTACCGAAGTAGTCTAATGATTGGTGAAAGAAATCACCTCTGTAAATTACTAATCTGTTGTAGACATTTGCTAATCTTTCAGTCATTTCCCATTTTGTCATATCTTGGGAATCTTTGTAAATCTCATCCATTAGTTCTTTATCGTAAGAACCATCTTCTTTTAATGGATGACTGACTAAACCAGTTGCTTTGTGTTTAAATAAACCTGTTCCTGCGCTCAATGGGGCGTTTGGTGTTAAGTAACAAACTCCTGCCCATCTTGTTGTATTATCACAATGAATCCAACTTCTCTCTCTTGAAGTTGTATATTGATATGCTCCTGTATATTCATCACCCCAATCAATGATTTTACCCCATTGAGGTTCTAATATACTTTCAATAGTACCCATTACTGATTCATTTAAAAATGGTGTGGTTCTTTGTCCTGGATAATTACCTCTGACACCAAAGTCTTGTTGTAGTGCGAATTCTCTTACATCGTCAACATTGGAGTAAAAGTTATCCACAATGTATGCGTTTACTTCCATAACTTTTTTTAATATTAAATTGTTCTAAATCTTCTCGATGAATTCCAATATATTCTTGGAGTTGCTCCTAAGAACTTTTTTTTATGAACTCTTTCATTGAAATCGTTACGGGTCTGATTTAGTTGTGTATTTCCGTTTTGTTGTTCTTGATTTATCATTTACTTTATTTCATATATTTTGTTATACTCTCAGGTGCGTTATCTTTCACCCACATGAATAGTTTCATTTTCCAAGTCATCTCAGGTAGAATTCCTTTACCTTCTTTTTTGACTGGTAAAGATAAGAATCCTTTTGCTATTCCTTCTACATTGTTTCCTTCTGCGTCTTTATAGAATACTGTATGTTTTGGATTATTAAGAATCACATCAACCCTACCATTTAATCCTCTTGGCATTGCCTTTGTTATGAGACCCCAAACAGTATTTGCTGCACCTTCATGAGTTTTCAATAGAATATCTTCAGGCACCATTCTTTCTCTGTTTCTGTTGTTTTCCATTGCGGTTACATAATTAGTAAGAATCCATGTTAGATGGACATTTTTAGATTGATATCCTGCTTTTTTTAACATAGGAATTATATTTGTAATATCTGTAACATCTTTTGCGGTAATGTCAAACATTATATTTGGAAGGGTTTCAGGGTTTTCTTTTCCTACTAATAATTTTTCTAATGAACTATCTTTGATACCCGTTGCTTTTACTAACTGATGTAGTGCTCTAACATGGTCAGGTTTTTTTAGTTGTAAGTTTCTTAACTGAAATCCTTGTGATTGTAAACTTCTGATGTTTTCTATTTCTTTCGCTGGAATGTTTCTACCATATTTCTTTAAGATTCCATCTATGTCTATTTTACCCATTCTATTTAGAATCTGTAATTGTTGTTTCATTTTATCGACATCACGAACTTTAAATGCGGTATTATCTATAAAATGTGAACTTGAGAAACCTTTACCACTACCTGCACCACCTGCCAAGAAGACAACTTGACCATATGGTTTTCTTTGATTATATACAATTAACTTTTCGTCTAATTGTTCTTCTGTGATTACTTCGTATATTAAATCTTTAATCATGTTCTTTTCCTAAACTTAGATTGAAGTCTTTCTCTTTTAACTTTTCGTTCTTCACTCTCGATAACTGTTACTCCATCACCAACTTTATTTCCTCTTACAGAGTATGGAAACATTTTGTTCAACTTGTCTTGGCGTTTGTCACATCCGCAATCGTCTGCTCCTGCAACTTCAGCAATCTTTTCAGCCAGTTTATCTAACTTTGTTGCTGATGTGATTTTTTTAATTGTATCACCTAATCCTTTTGATTCTTCACTCCATTTCATAAGTTTCATCTATTTCTACATTAAATCCTTCACTACGAAGTAGTTCGTAAAGAAGTTTAATATGTTCTATGTCCCCTGTATAAATATCACATTTTCCAGTATTATGTACAATGTGCGCTATTGATTGTCCTTGTGTTATCGGAAACGAGAAATATTTTCTCAAAACTGCGACAACATCTTCAAAAGTATGATGGTTATCGTCCAACAAATACAATCTAGCCATTGTTAAAGTTCATAGTTAATAACTTGTTTAATATCATATTTATTTTTATATTTTTCTATATAAATTGGTACTTCAATACTTGCACCTATAACTGCTTCAACATTTACATCATCGTCTGTTTTTACATAAACTATACACTCTTCACTAAATTGAGGGTCGAGTTTTTTTATTACTATTTTCATTGGGTCTCTCCAACATATCTATAAGTTCTTTGATGTGTTGACATTTTGTATAATCTTCTATATCAATATAGAATGTTAACATCTTGTCTAACAATCTTTTTTTAGTAGAATTGTCAATGAAACTTGGGTTGTACAACAATATGTCGTAAACCTCGTCCATCGCCTTTTCTAACATCTCTTCAGCCATAAATATCATTTGGAAAGTTAATAAAACTACATTTTAGCTATTGCTTCAGAAAAAATCCATCCTAAGACACCAATTAAACCACTAAATAGTACCCAAAGTGCTTTTACTACACCAGATTTCCAATCTTGAAGTTTTTCTAATTCATTTTTTAAATCTAAAATATCCTCAGGTAATTCACCTGCGTCTTTTCTAAATTCTGTATTTTTGTTTACTCTGACAATTACACCATTTTCAGGATTAAGTAGGGTGTATTTGATATCTGAAAAATCCTCTTTTAAATCTTGTTGAAACTCATGAAGAGCATTAATGGTTTGTTCCATTCTTTTAAGTTCACCATTCGGTAACTTAGTCTTCATTTTACCTATCTCTACGAGAATTTCATTAAGTATGTCTTTTTGTGTAGCTGCCATTCTATATCCCTATTTCTCTATAAATATGTTTACTTATACCAAATCGCAGATTTACTATCAGATTTTTCGTGTTCTGGTCTATCTTTTGTAAAATAGTATAATGCAAAGGAATATCTTGATATGTCTTCGGGACATACCAATGGAGTTGGATGACCATGAATCGAGTCGTCAGTTGTGTTAAAAATCACTGCTCTATTGAATGTTGGTAGTATAGATTTGACCTTAACTAATGGGTCTTTTTCATATAAGTCTAAGTGACCATTGTAATTCCAATTAGGTGTTAGATACAACAATAGATTTATTCTTCGCCAAATATCTTTGTTTGGATGTTTGTTATAGTCTGAGTGTAATGCAAGTCTTCCACCATTTTTTATTTTATGAATACCACCACCTTCATAATCTACATCTGCTATTAGGTCTTTTATACCTGTAAGATTTTCTAAAAACAACAAAAATTGTCTTGAGTTAAAATATTGTAAACACTTCCATACTGCGGGCATATCTGATTCTAATCTATTCTTAGAATCTGTATCGAATGGAGTCCACCATTTATTTACTTGTGAATCTCTTTCATCCTCAGGATAACCTTCCATAGTATCAAACATCCACTCTTGGTGTTGAGACATTTGGTTGTAACATTGTAACGCTAAATCTTTTGGTATAAAGTCATCAATGACAATATGTGGAAACGGATTTGCTAATGCGTAGTTTGACCTACAACTATTAGCCAATGATTTGTTTATCATAACTTATTTGTATATAATTCTTGTATATAATTCTCTAATATTTTTTTTCTCTGACTTGGTTTAAGATGTTCTACTGCAAGTACAGATTTGATTCTTACATTAGGATATTTTCTTTGTAATTTTTGTACTGCTCTTACATTCTTGATTGAGTCATCCATGAATGCGATATCAGTATATCCTTTTTCAATGTGTTTCTCAATCCAATCTGCTTTATCTTTAGGATTATTACTTGCCAATGTGACAGGATAAACATCCATACCATAAGTATCTTTGAAAAACTTTCTGATTGGAAATCCTAATGCTCTTGCAGTTAGTATTGTTACCTTTTTTTCTGGATTAGATAACATTTTCTGTAATAGTTTGAAGTTCTTTTTGATTACTTTAGGATTATTCAACATACTATTGAAATCTCTAAAATCAAACTCATCACCCCTTTGTGGTTTATATTTTGCGTATTGTCCAGGGTCTAATGTAGTTTCTGTACCATCTTTATGTTTAACATAGATATATGCGGTACTCTTTGCGAGTGTATCATCAAAATCAAAAACTCTTAATACTCTACCCATAATTTACCTTTTATATAAATATACAAAAAATTTAGTAATTTTCCAAATTATGTAGTTACAATTTATTAATGATGTCTTTTGATACTTTTATCTTCTTTTTACCAATCTCTCGTTTATCATCAGGTAGGTCTTCAGCAAGTACGACATCACCTGACATTTCCCAAGGTCCATAGTGACCTTTTTTCAACATAAACTTTGCCGCTTCCATGTATGTATAGTACTTACATTCTTTAGGATTAACTTTTCCTAATGCGTAATATGCTTTTTTGTTTATAGAAAGTTTTTTACCATTTGCGTAATCTAAACATTTATTACCAACCTCAACCCATGCGTGACCAAATCTGATACCATCTAATTTACCTTGACCATTTACCATACCATGAACAAGTTTTCCTTTATCACGATACTCAATAATAAGGTTTCCTGCTGCTTGATAACAATCACCAGTTCCTTCTAATAGTATTTGTTTTAAACTTATCACTTGATTTTCTTTAGGATAGGTTCGATGTCTAATGCTATTGCATATTGGTCAAGATGTCTGTATTCAATAGGAACAAATCTTTGTTTTGTTTTCTTCGATGCGAACTCTGCTAATTGTTTACAAATATCATCTTTTGATATACTACCTAAAGTATCAATCTTATCTAAATCTTTTGAACTTGCAGGAATACAGGTTAAAGTTGGACCTTTACCTAAGAAATCAGGTTTTGAATAATTAAATCTAAACTCAACATATTGAGATGGCATTTGTGCGTCTTTTGCATTTGATTGAAGTACAACTTTTGCTTTTCCATAAAAGTGTACCATCTCATTTAGTGATTTTTTTCCTTCGTTCAATATGTCTTTTAATTTTATCATAATTTCCTAATCTAATAAATATCCGTAAGGTGTTGCCTCTATATCCAATCCTATTGGATAGTTTTCTAATCTTAAATCAACACTCATATTTCTTTGAATGTATGGATTGTAAAACTCACCTACGGCAGTTAAACAAATTAATCCATCATGTACATCCATTACTTGAACATCATTCCAAATAATATATTCTTGGTCACCTGGTATTTCAACACCTGCGTATTTGTTATCAGGATTTTCCCAAGTATATTGTCCGATATCTAATAACGCTCCATTGTCATCGGCGTCTGAATCTAAACAATACAATGCGAAATGTTGTCTATCTAATCTTGGTTCACCATCATCTACTTGTAAATATAGAATAAATATTTTCTTGATAGTATCACCATATCTTACACCACCAAATGTTTTGATTTGTGCATATCTTTCATTTGGGTCAAAAGATTCACCATCGAGTGAAATCTCTAATACAGGTTCTAAAACCTCTTCTTTAGTACATCCTAATGTGATTAGGAATATACTCATTAATAATAATAATTTTTTCATTTTTTTATCTCAACCTTGCTCTAAATGGTATGTCATTTTCTCTCCAGAAAGCGTTCAACATACTATGAAAGTTTTTAATAAGTTTTATCGCTTCCTTCTTTTTTTCAGGTGTATGAGTATCTAATCTTCCTTGTGGAATAATTCCTTTTGTAAATTGACTAATTTTAAATATACCAACTTCATTTAGTTCGTCATCATGTGGACCAACATCTTTATGAAGTGTTCTATTCATACCAACACCTTCTTTCTGATAAGTGTTCCTACCACCTAAACACCTACCATCTAATGTAACCGGCCCTGGACATTTATTTCCAAGGTTATCATAATAAATCTCTTTTATATACTTATCTTTCACCAACATTTGATGTAACTCTTTACCTTTTCCTTTGATATCTTTTTCTGCCATTCTATATGTAGGTCCTTTGAATAGTCTTACATATAGTTTTTCTAAGAAATCATATTTTTTATTATCAGGTAAAGATTTCATCACTTTATTTATCTTTGCTCTATTTTTATAGATATACTTTTTCATATCATCATAGAAGAATGTATTTACATTTTCTTTTACTGATTCTTTGAGTTTTAATTTTAAAGTTTTACCAATCTTTTGTAATTCTTCATCACTATCATAGAATACTTTAACAAATTCAGGAGATTGACTTTGAGGAACAGACTTTGGTATGTAATTAATCTGAACATATTTGTCACCTCTTCTTGTTTGACCATATTCAACGCCTAAATGTTTGTAAACTTTTTTAAGTCTGGATTGAGCGTTTTTTAAATAAGAGTTTTCATCCATCGGCATATCTTTTGGAAACTCTACCTCAACACCTTCTTTAACTAATCTGAATTTAAGAAGAGGTCTTCCGTTGATTGTAATATCACCCTTATCGTTCTTACCGATTGATTTAACAACGATTCTTTTGTTTTTGAACTTACCACCTAATACAGTATCACCTACCTTAATAGGGATAGTTATGTTTTCGTTCTTTGCTTTAGTCTTCTTTTTCATCATATTAATGAATTTTCTATATTCACCTGCGGCTGACACTTTACCAGCTGCTTTCGCTCTTTGTTCCATTGCGATAGCAGCTTGTATTTTATGTGCGTGACTTTTACCACTTGATTTTATTTTATTTACAGATGCCTTGGCGTCTTTTTGAGTAGCAAACTTTAGTCCATGAATTGTACCTTTTGGATTTTCATCCGTATACAAATCTGAATGAGAGGATGACCCTCTATGTTGTCCCTTTTTTCTTGCTACTCTGTTACTCATTTTTTATTTTTTAGTTGTGTTTTGAAACTTAAACTTCTCACCTGTAATAGATAACTTCTCTATAACTTCAGATTGAATGTCTCTTAATAATTTCTCTAACTTATCTTTTTCGACAACCATACCCGACACTTTGTCTTCTAATGCTTCATTCTTCGCTTTTAACGCTTCTACTTCTTCAGGATTCTTTCCTATAAAAGTATAGATAACAACGGACAATGAACCTACTAACATACCGACAATTACTTTGAATATATCGTTATTAGTTTCTGGTATCTCAAAAAATGCTAAAAATAATAGAAGTCCCATAACAAGTAAAAATACTGTTGCTGCTCCTATATACCCTCTTAGTTCTTTATCTTTAAACATATCTCCTCTTTCTTAAACTCTATTTGTTTTTTTTAAATAATTAAACATCTCATGACCCAACTTGATTCCAAATCTTGAATCACTTGCGTAATGAGCTCTTCCTATATTTCTACTTTTTGATATATCTAATCCTATATTCATCAAATTAAATTTGTGTTTAGGAAACATATCAGATAATACTCTACCTATAAGTATCCCTTGAGTCGAGTGACCGCTTGGATACGATGGAGTATTCATTGATTCCATCTTTGCCTCTTCACCTATCTTGATATTTACCAACGGATGGTCGGCTACTTGATATGGTCTTGGTCTATTATAGTGTAGTTTTAATGTTCTTGTAAATATACTTGCGTCATCTATCAATTGGTTTACCAACGCTTCAGGAAATTCTACTCCAACTGTATCAAAGTACTCTTTGAATACTTTATCTATCCTATCCATTTTATGTACAAAATCCACATCATGTGGAAGTTTAGATAATTGTTCTAATTCTATACGGGTTTTTGAGGACGCATTACCTGGTGGTGGGTTTCCCATGAAGTTTTTTATCGGAAAGTCTTTAAGAAGGTTAGGAACTGTATTAATCTTTTTTATATCCTTCTCTCTTGGTTTATCCATAAATTTCATGGATTTCAAACTGAGTATATCTGTTAATTTCATCTTCCTTGTCCGCGATATTTCTTCTTATAGTGTTTACTTCCTTTACTTCTTGAGGTTTTTGTTTTGGCGTGCACCCCTGGTCTTTTCTTTGGGGGTGAACTATGATAGGTACTAACTACCGCTTTTCGTGCCATTACTATATAACCTTTCTAAAACTGCGATGCCGATTTAATCTCATCGATATGTTCTTGTAACTCTTCTAAATCAACAGGACATTCTAAATCTAATCCTGCTTTATACATTTCTTCTTTTATACCATCTTTGAATACTATAATGGTCGGCGCCATTCTTATTCTGTATTCTTTCTTAGCGTTTGGTGCTTTTGCTATATCAATTCTGTAATAGTGAGTTATTCCTTTAACTTTGTTCCAATCTTGGAATGCGTTCTGTTCATTAAACTTTGCCCAAAACTCAACTATAACGATTGACATTTCATCGTCACCAAATGCGGACTTTTCATGAATTTTATCTTCAAAGTTACTATCTGTAATCCAATCTTGTCCAAATGCGTTACCAAAACCAATGAATAACGACATTAAAAAAACTATTTTTTTCATACTAACCTATTTTAGTTATCTATTTTTCTGTATTTCATAGAGGCGTTCATCAATCTTATCCAACTGCTCTTTCATTTCCTCTACATCGTCTTGAGTATCTAAAATTGTCTGGCGAATTAATTCGTCCTTCAGGTCATACTCAGTTCTATCAATAACGGGTTCAGGTAAATTCTTTGCCTCTTCAATGTCAGATTGTAATGTAAACCACATTCCGATTACTGTTGCTACAAAAAATAGAATTACCCCGATTGTTTTTAAATCAAGGGTAATTTTAGTTTCTTCTGATACTTGCTTTGCCATAACAAACTCTTCCTACTATTATCTAAATGTATAATTTATACCAAATGTTGTGATGAAAAACTTAGAATCCCACATTTGAGTATATTCACCTTCTGCGAATAACCCGATTGATTTTCCGATTTTCCATCCAAAGTTTGCACCTGCTTGGTAATCCCACCATTGTTCACCTTTTGCTGCGTCTGCTAATCCATACTGGTCCCAATCATTTCTGTATAGGTAAGATAGAGGAACTCTTCCTTGTTCATCTGTATCACCCATTACATACTCGTGATATGGTAAAAATGCCGACCCATATAAGTGTAGCCAAAAGTTTGACTTGTAGTGATAGAAATCGAACCCGACTACTGGTGAAATTAATCCAAATTCTGCGGTGTTACCCAATACTTCTTGATTATATCTTGAAATCAGTCTTTTGTAAGGACCATCCCTAAATTCTAAATCCGAAGAAGCGATTCTTCTTCCTTCAGGGTCCCACCAAAAGTAACCACCTATGTTTTGTGATTGACCTGTTACAGGATTATCAATAGTTGTAGTATAATATGCGTCTTGATATCCATACTCATATGCTAATTCATACCAGTAGTTTTCTTGGTTTCCGTCTGCGTCTAATGCACTTACCCAAATTTCGTATGGATTAACACCATAAACTCTTTCGTGAGTTCTAAACGCGGCTCCTGCTGATATAGAAAACTTTTTACCGATTGGTAATCTTCCTCTTACTTCTGCTGCGCTATAGTTAAAGTCAAATGCACCTTGATATCTTTGTTCAACTTTTACAATGTGGTATTTACCTGTATGTCTAAGGAAATATCTTAGGTTTTCCCACTCTTCACCTCTTCTTCGTTCTTTCTCAAAGTGAAATAAGTATTCCCAACCTGTTACTGCTGAAGTTGGTGCGATTAGTGCGTTTTGTCTTTCTAAGTTTTGGTCACCTGTCCAAAAGTTACCTGGTTTTCTTTCGTATCCAAAACGACCCAATTTACGAATACCAAACCCGATTCTGTAATCCGATGGGAAGTATTCAGTAACATCTACTACTTCAGGCACATCATAAATACCTTGTCCATCAGGAGTTCTGATTAAGTATTTTTTGTCTGAACTTTCGTAAGGTGCTCTATAATCACCTGCTCCATATACTGTTGCGTATTTGAAGAAGTTATCATAGAATTGTTTAAATACTGGTTTTTTGTCTTTTTTCTTCTCATCTTGTGCATTTACACCCATTGGTATAATCATCAAGATAATCATCAAAATTGATAATAAATTTCTCATTTGGTCTTAATCCTTCTCTACTTTTTTGCAAATTTTTCTAACCCTGCGATTCCGAAACAACCAAGTGTTACAAATACGAATGAATTGTAAATAAACTCGTTGATTACTAAATCTTTTCCAAAGTATCCAGTTGCAAGGTCAAAAAATGCGAATAAAGTCATGACTGCAAAAGACATGAATCCTATCACATTTTTTTCGTTAATGTCGTTGTCGTCTTTAAAGATATCTTTAAATGCCATCCATTTTCTCCTGATATAATTAAACATAATATAACCTTTTAAAACTGATTACTAATATAAATAGTCTATTTTACTATTAACCATCTATATCATTTGAATTAATTAAAGTGTATGTAAATGAGTTGCCCCAAACATCTCTTGCTTTTCTACAAATTTCCATAAATAACTTAAAATCTGCGTTTGCTGCAATCACTTGACACCCAGCTGACCACTTGTCAACTTGTACTGATTTACCACCTTCTCTTGCGGTTGCTCTGTGGATATTAATCCCATAAATACCTTCATGTACATTCTCTTCAATTAAGTCGTATGTATCATCTCTATCACCATCTCTATATACTTTTAATGGTTTCTTTTGTCCTAACGCCTCGTACTTACCTTGGTGAAGTCTAATTTTATGTGAACCTCTGTATTGACCCTCTTTTAGAATTGCAACTCCATTTTTATTTAGAAGTTGTTTTTCAGTCCAATGTGAACCTGGGTCGGTAGTTGCGTCAAAACAATGAAAGTTCCATTTACCATTCTCATCTTTGTATGAGATAGTAAGATGGTCATCGAATCTATTCGTTACTTCATTATTAGTATCTGCGTTTCTTACACCTACGATATTTACATCATAATTGTCCGATGTAAACCATTTATATCCTTTTGCTTTTACTGCGTCTCGTATTTGTTCTCTTGTATAAGACATGATTATTTCCTTTTTTTTCGACCTGCACAATGAGCTTTTTGTGAGAAACCCTTTGGATTACTGCAGTCGATTGATTTTTTATATTTATCTGACCATTTCTCATCAATCTTTTTGATAAGTTCCTCTAACCTTTTTTCCAAGGTTTCTTTTTTAGATGGGAGTCCTTTATGTTTAGTTGCCGCATATTTTCTAACATCAGATGGTTTCATATTCTTGGCAACCTTTTGCGCATCCTTCGAAAAGTCTGAAGCTTTTGCGTCACCTTTTTGTATCGCTCTAACGATACCCATGAATTTTTGTTGTTGTTTACTTAATGCGGGCATAAACTCTCCTTACTAATAAGTATCTAATAAAAATTTTATAGGAATTTTCCACTCGATATCAAAAGGGTCACTAACTACGACTTCTTCCTTTTGTTCGTTGAGTGATATAAGAGTCACCTTTTCGCCCTCTACCAGACTTCCCCTGTGATTGCTGAAGGTCTCCTTCATCAATATTTTGTTTCCTATTTCTTTTTGTAAATTTTTCATAAGTTTCATAGTATTCATCTTCGAAGTCTATACTTCGTACATCAATTTTTCCCATTCTTAATAATCCTTAAATCTTTTATCTTCTCTAAAAATTGTTCAACTGTATAATTTTTATTTTTTTCGTCTTTGATTTTGACCTCTGTAAGTGTATCTGGATATTTTTCTACCAATCTTTCAAGGATAGCGAATCCTTCTTCAGTCCAAAAGTTTTTGAATGAAACTTCACCTAAGATGTTTGTTGAATAGTCAACATCTTCTTCTGAATCGTCTGGTAGTAATATAAAGTATCTCATAGATTTATTAGTTCTTTTTCGTAATATTTTATTCTATTAACCTTTATATTAAATATGTCCAATTCGAACTCCCCGACCTCTAAATCGTTTCCATCGAAGATTTCTGACCACTTTTGTATGTAAGAATATGAGTTATTTGATAGTCTATTTGCGTCAAAACTTATCTCAATATCAGAATCCTCATGTACATTTATTTTTTCTCTTAAATCAAAATTAGTATTTGGTTGTTCCAATTTTATGTAACTATCAATAATATCTTGTGGTATATCAATAGTGATTCTATCACACCAAGGTTCTAAAATGTTTAATAATTGACTATTACCATTTACAACATTGAACTCAATATCATATTTATGTGGAACTTCAGGCAACATAAATTCGTCATGTTTTACAAAATGACCCCATTTTCTGATAAAATTACGAGTTGACCTCATGTTTTGTTTCAACCATTCATCTGATTCTTTACCCACTTCAGTTAGTGTTGGATTGAATCTCGAACCTCTACAAGTCATATGATATACAAATCCGTCCCAGGTCTGAATCAGGTCGTACCCGTTTAGTAAGAATCTATTAAATATATCTGAATCCTCTTTTGATTGTGGTGCATACAGAGGGTCATGTCCACCGATTGATGTAAAGTCTTCTTTGTATAAAAACCAAGGTGCAAATATACCTTTTGTGATTTTATCTTTGTTTGTAAACTTAGGAATCTCTACAAGAAGTTCTTCTTCCAAGAAATCTTCTGGCTCAGTTTTACCATCCCAAAGAATCTTTTCAGGCCCATCGGGGTGTAGTGGTGGTTCAATACGAGTCCAAGATACTACTGTTTTTGGTTTTAGATTCCTTATTAATGATTCTAATGCGCCTGGACAAAGATACATATCTGCGTGATATATTCCAACAACTTTTGTAGTTGCTACTTCATTAATCAATCTATCATATAAGATTGTATGTCCTAATCTTGTTGGTCCTTCATTTCTAATCGCTTTGAAGTTTGGGTCTTTTTTCATTATCTCTTGACACCATTCCCAAGTTCCATCAGAACTGAAATCGTCTGCTACACAAATATGTGGTTCAGGACCACCATTTTTTCTAATTGATTCATATGACCACTTAAGATACTTTAAATTATCTCTTGATGGTTGAATAAAACTAATATCACTTTTAGTTAACATAATTTTTTACCTTTTTAATTAAATCATCATATGTTTCCACATGATATATTTTTTGACCTGAGAGTTTTGGGAAGAATGTTTCGTATGCTTTATGTTTTACTTCATATCCCTTTACTCCGTATATAATATTTTCACCACCAAAGTATGCAGTCAATGCTGAGTTTCCACCTTGTGTTGATATGTGATGGTCACAATGACTTAGTAATGCTACTTGTGTTGTATTGTAATCCATTCCATATTCTTTTTGTAATGATTGCATAAGTGTTATTCCCATTGTTTCTGCCAAATTCCAATCACCCCAAACTTTTTGAGGAGTTCCATCATTTGTAATGTTTTCACTACTTGGTCTATTATATATGATATGAAATTTATCTCTACATAACTCAAATATTATTTTTAATGAGTCTAAATTAATATAATTTACAGGGTCACCTTTCCACTCTTCTTGATATTTGTTTGAGATTATTAATAGTGGTTTATCGAAGTTTAAACTTACCCAATTAAATTTTGTTTTGTAATGTGATTTTAAATCAGGTGGTGACCATTTGTCTTCCCACATTAGTTTATCACCAACAACAGGTTTTGAAAAGACACCTGCGACATGGTCGAATTGTTTGTAGTAAAGTTCGTTATCAATCTCTAAATGTAAAAACTGAACTCTTTGATTGTAGACCTCATTTACTTTTATATTTGGATAAAGTAAACCTGCACCTACTGAAGTATACACCTCAACATTATTCCCTTGTTCCTTATACCAATTTACTAAAGGAACTGCTGCAAACAACTCATAACCATATTCACCATTTATTCTAAATACCATCAAATTCTAATTTCAATTGTTTACCTTTGTAAAGAGATTTTATATATTCTTCTAATCTATCTTTAGGTTTCCAATCAAGTAATTCAAGTGCCTCATCTGATTCTCTAAGTGTTTCTCTGTAATTACCAAATTGGTCGTCTATATGTGTTTTAGTTGCCCCACCATACTTCGCAAACATATCTGCTACTTCATTTATGGAGTAATTTATACCTGTACCCAACTCCCATGCGTCTACAATCGATAGAGATGAGTTTACACTTTGTAATTCTAATAATGCGTCAACAACATCATAAACATGAGTAAAGTCTCTTTTTTGTTCACCATCACCTACGATAGTAATTGGTTCACCATTTTGAATTTGTCTTCTCCAGATACCGATAACTGCTGCCCAATCACCATCAATAACTTCATGTGGTCCATATACATTATAGAACCTACAAATCTCTATACTCATTCCGTAAGTCTTTTTGTATAACTTACATAACTCCTCACCAAGATATTTACAAGCTGCATATGGTGATTGATATGGGTCGTGATGTTTAGATGATGAACCTGCGTAAATTACTTTTAAATCATGTATTCTTGCAAACTCTAAAACTCGTTGAGTGCCCATTGTATTTACATTGAAAGTTTCTGATGGATTTTCAAACGATGGTTGTATTCTTGATAATCCAGCCAAATGATAAACCAAATCAAAACTTGGATTCATTCCAAAATAAAAATTTATATGTTCGATTTTACCTTCAACATAGTGACATCCACTTACATGATTATTTTCTGTACCTGTTGAGTAATCATCGAGTGATACTACTTCATGTCCGTTTGTAACTAATCTTTTAATTAAATTTGTACCGACAAATCCGGCACCACCTGTAACTAATATTTTCATAATAATGGTATTCTATTTGGGTTATCTGTTCCTTCTATTGGCATTACAAAAGTTTGGTCATCACTCTGAGGTAATCTACCCCACTTCTTAATAAACTTTTGTGCATTGTTTGATTCTGATTCTTGTTGTCTTTTTGATTTAGAGTTCAGTTTATCTTTTGCTTCATCTCTAAAATGAGAACCTCTTGCTGAAAAATGATATACAACCGACTTAGAAGACATAACAAATTTATATCCTTCTAATTGCATTCTAATAAATAAATCCATGTCATCGTATGACGCAGGTGCGAATAATGGGTCGTTACCACCAATCCAAACATAGTCTTCTTTTTTACAAAAGAATCCTGCACCACCACCTTTTCTTACACGAGTCTCTGGCATATCTGATAGTTTCTGAGACCAATCATCAAACCACTCTTTATCAAAGTTATGATGAAACTCACCAAACTCATCAGTTGTAACAAATACTGTTCCTGGTCTGTAATCAGGGTCATTTGGAAATATCTTAGGTTGTATTCTAAATGACGATGCGATTATTCTATCAATCCCATCACCTTCTTCTACAATCTTTTGTAACTCTATATCTTGATTTGGTGCAATCCACATATCAGAGTGGATTATATTTACATATTCTGTTTCTGATTTGTCAACACAAAAGTCCATACCACCACCAATTCCCCTTGGTACATCATTGTGTTCTACAAACCCCTTTAGATTTTTATCTTCTTGCATTAGATTAAGTAACCACTCATCTGTACCATCAGTACAATTCTCTGCGTGAATCACAATCGGCTGGTCTTTGTAGTATGCATTCTTTCTTACAGATTCGTAAGCAAGTTTTACATAATCAAGATTATTGTTTGTTGATATACAAGTTGTTATTGGACTTTCCATACATCTTCCCATTTATATGTTTTCGTTTGTTTCATAAAGTTGTAAGCGTTATATTTAGAATACTCACTTGCTTTAGGATACCAATCGGTTGACTTTCTTTGTTCGTTTATATCTTTCCCAACTTCATCCATTACATATTTTCTTTTTCTTGGATGTTCTCTGTTGTGAACTAATAAAATATTCTTTACAATATACAAAGGAATTTGGTTATTTCCAAATATTGTTAACATTTTATTCATAAAAGCAGTATCTTCGTGGGTAAAGAATACCGATTTAGGTATGTTTACACCACTTCTAATTATTTCAGATGAGATTACTAAACCACATCCATTAAATTTATAGTTGTATGTTGACTCTATATGTGGTGATTCAACATCTGAGTTTATCTCTTCCATTTTATCATAATCCATATAACATCTTGTTCCATACCATGCGTGTGGGTCTCTTGGTAAATCAGTTAGTTTTGGATGTTCTAATGGTTTCCACGAATCGTCCCACATTTTACAAGTTGAAAAGAATCCAACCCATTTTGGTGTTTGGTCTTTGACTGCCTCATGTAATGATATTATTGATTCCATCGCTTGTGATGGAACTAACATATCAGACTCACCCCAAAATAATACATCTACTATTTCACAATATTTTTCATTGAAGTCTCTTCTGTAATCTGCGATAGTATATAACTCATCTTTTGTTGCGTATGTAATATCGTAACCTTTAAGTTTATATTGATTACAAACTCTGACATACTTTTCCATAATATATGTCAACATATCAACTTCATCAGAAACTTTTTCTAAGTCTTGATTTGTGACTAAACACATATCAATCTTAACCTTGTCTTTTTGTTCACCAATTGATTTGATTAAAGAATCTAAATATTCCTCAAACATATCAATCTCATACCATTGTACTAAACAACCTGCTGCTATCATAGTTCTATTCTTGGAATACCTTCATAACCAGGATTGGTATCTGAAACCATTTCCCACTCTACACCTTGTTCTTTTAACCAATAGTAAATACCTTTAGTTGCCTTTGCTACTGATTTTATTTCTCTTGGCCCCATAGATGTTTTTGCATATACAATCTTTTCATGTTCGTCACCATAAAAGTGTTCTTGGAAAACTCTTTGTGTATCATCTTCAGTTCCATTTTCAAATGATGATAAGTCACCAATGTCCCAACCAATCGTGACAATCTTTTTACACCCTAAGTAAAGTGCTAATGGTAATGCCATTTCGTACATGATACCAGGCCCCCAAGGTTGTTGAAATCCTATTTCGGGGTGGTCTAACCTCATAGTATCCCAATCTTCTTTTTCTGATAATGAATAAATCATTTTGTTAGGACCAACTCCACCACCTGTATTTGGATTGTTTCTAAATATAGGAATGAATAAGTCTGATTCTAAATTATTATCAAAAATCATTTGAGGATGAAATTGTTCAAAGATTGCCCATGTTATGATTGATTTATTATCTGACCAATCATATGGTGCGAAGTTACAAAAGTTTAGTAAATGAAAGTCAGTAACATCTTTTACTAAATTGTATGATTGTTTGATTGGCATACATAATTTATCTGCCATAAACTCATTAAGGAATTCTTTATCATACTTTTTGAGTGAAGGACCACCTGCGATTATATATGCAGTATCATCTTTGTACTGATTTTTTAATACTTTTAATCTATCTTCAGACTCTTCTAATTGTAGAAGTTCTTGTCGTAACTTACTTGTTTGTGATTTCATTAAATTGTTTCAAAGTTTGTTCCCATGATTCAAACCTAATTCCTCTGTCATCTATGTAACAGATTGCTCTTGGTTTTTCACAAGTTATTTCTTTTATATAATTATCAATCTCATATTTAGTTAACCACTCCCAAATCAACTCTTCACCTGTTTTACCATTTACAAGTGGTCTATCTGGTTTTACTTTTGCGGTAAACAAAACTATATCGTATCCTTGAGACTTAAACCACTTGATTGCGTCTAATGAACCCTCAATAGGTGGGTCGTATACAGTTCCATCATGGAATCCTTTTGAATTACCATGGACAACACCATCAAAGTCTATTGCAACTTGAAAGTTGTTTTCGTGGTGTTGCATTTTATCATATTCATTTATATTCATGTTATTGCTCTACCTTTCATACTTTCCCAATCTCTATCGTTCCTAACATCATCATTCTTAGAATCTACTGCATTTAATATTTTTGGGTCTAAAGAATATTTGTTTGCTAAAGATATTAATGCTTTTACATCTTTTGGAAAACAATGACCACCATAACCAAAGTCACCATCTGGTCCTGGCACTGCCCAATGTGATTTACCTAATCTATCATCGTGTTGTGCATATTCAATTACTTTATCATAATCTATATCCAACGCCTGACATATTTGATACATTTCATTTGCAAATGATACTTTAGTCGCTAAAAAGGCGTTTGTTACATACTTAACCATCTCAGCATGACGGGATCCTGTTTTTATGATATGTGCTTTTGGAAATACTTTTGTGAATATTCTTTTTAGTCTTGTTGTTGCAGGTCTCGGTCCACCTAATATTATTCTACTTTGGTTTTCATAATCTGATACTGCGTTTGCTTCAGTTAGGAATTCAGGATTAAAAACAATGTTTAGTTTTTTAAATCTTTCATTCCACTCCTCTGTTGTGCCTGGTGGTACTGTTGATTTGATAACTATATCATAAGATTTATTAGGACCATAACCATTTATCTGTGACAACATGATTTCAACTATTGATGTATTACAAGTACCATCTTCATACATCGGTGTTGGTAAACACAAAAATATAGTGTCACATCCTTTTTTTATATAATGAAAGTCACTATTACATTTTGTTTCATCAATGTCATATGTCAATATATCAAAATAGTTTTTAAACTTCTGATATACGGCGTTACCTACAAATCCTTGACCTATAATCCCTATCTTCATTAACTTAACATTTTTTCAACGATTTCTATATCTTCAGGGTAGTCAACTGCGTGTGATACATTATCTACCATAACCATTTTGACTTTGTATCCCATCTCTATAAATCTATCAATCTCGATATCTTCTTGTGATTCAAGTGGTGTCTTTTTACCATATTCCCAAAATGACTTAAGATGTTCTCTATTGAATCCGTAGATACAAACTTGTTTTAGTGGATTACTGGTCGAACCCTGTTTTGTCCCTGGGAGTGGACTTCTTGAACACCAAATCAATTCATCATTTAGATTTGTGATTATTTTTGGTATCTTTGGGTCTTCTACTCTTTCGTGGGGATTGAGTTTTGCCATACAATTCACGATGTGGTCAGGATTATTTATCTTTGCTTCAATGACCTTTGTTATATCTTCTGGCGATAACATTGGTTCATCACCTTGTACATTGATAATAAAATCTGCGTCAATCTCTAATGCCGCCTCTGCGACTCTATCTGTACCCGTTGGACAATCATCTGAAGTTAGTATTACTTTCCATCCATGTTTTTTTACAACATCAACTATTTCTTGATTCTCAGTTGCGATGTAAACATTCTCTTGTCCTACTGCCCACTTCGCAGTTTCAGCTACCCAAAGAATCATTTCTTTTCCATGAATCTTGGCAAGAGGTTTTCCAGGGAATCTTGATGATTTGTATCTTGCGGGGATAACTACTGCCACTTTAGGTTCTAACACTCCATCAAGTTTATTTTCGTCAAAACTTACTGATTCAGGAATGTCAAGTAATACATCTTCTATTCTATTAGGATGTAAAAAAGATTGTTGTAAGTTCTGAGGATACAATGGATGGATATGTTTTAACCCACTAACCATATAGTTGTGTGTAAAACCCCATTTGTGTTCTTTCATCAAAGGAATCATCCAATCAGAAATAACTTTTTGTAAAGGTTTACAATTATATTCAGTCTTATCATGTGAAAGAAATTTCATTTTGTCTTTCGCATATTGATGATAAGTCACAAGTTGTTCTGTTTTTACATTACCAACTCCTCTACCCATTCCAAGTAAAGTACCATCTAACCAAAGTGCCCCTTCGGATTCTGCGGCAATACAATTAGCGAATGCAAGACCAAGATTGTCGTGTGTATGAACCCCAATCTTTGAATCACCTTCAAATAGTTCAACAACTTCTTTTGTTCTATCAGGTGTCAATGCTCCATAAGAATCAGCAAAATATAATACGAGTGGGTCTAATCCACTCATCACATTTACGAAGTCATATATTTGAGTATCAGTTAGTAAAGTTATACCCATCAGATTTACTATCAAATCATATCCTTTTGTTTTGACATAATCACCAATCTTGACAGAATGGTCTAACTCCGAATACTTTATTGCCAGACGACAGATGTCAAATGGTGAATCTTCACTATCATGTATAACATCGTCAATCAATGCATAATCTACCTCATCATCTTTGATAAAGTCTTTTGCGTCAATCATAAACGCAAGTTTTAAGTTTACTGGTTTTCTATAATCTAATACATCCCAAATGAACCTATCGTTACACTTACGATACTTACCACCCTTAACAGGTGACTTGTATCCCATCTCCATTACTCCAACTCCTGAAAGGTCAAGTGCCTGTACTAAGTCTTTGACCATCTGAGTGTCAAAGTTCCAATTGGTGTAGTAACCACCATCTCTTAATGTACAATCTAATATCATAGGAAATTGTTAAATTTTCTTTTTGACACACGAATCGTTCCCAAAATGTAGGTTACACAAGGGTGTCATAATAATCGTTTTGTTTTATTTGTTTATCTATATCTTTATGGTGGAACAATGATAGTTCCTCAACCCAAGGTAGATTTGAAATTGTATCATAACCATCGAGTTTCTCGTGTACCTTATTTATCCAACGAATGGATTCGGATTTCTTATATACTCTCCATTGAGGGTCTGGCCAATTTACTCTACCTTTATCGTCAACATTCCAATTCCATTTTTTAATGTACTCATCTGTTAATCCATCTACCAAATTTACTCGTGGTACGAGGATTACATCTACTGAATTCATTTCAAGGATTTGTGGAAGGTTTTCAATTAATTCCTTATTTGGAATCTCATCTGCGTCAATCTGAAAAATGTAATCACCATTACACAAATCAGTCAACTTGTTTTTCCAATCAGCGAAGTGTCCATCAAACTCCCCACTATGCCAAGAGTAGGTTGGATTTACTGATTTAGCTCTTAAATATTCTTCTACCTTTTCATCACCATTCTTAGAATCATAAAGTATTACGATTTCATCTTCTGGTCTAATATTATCTAAAAGGTATGGGATTAGTTTTTGAATTTCTGTGAATTCATTACAAACTGTAACTGCGTAACTTATTTTCATAATTTAATTTTATAGTCCTACGGGTGGAGTATCTTGTGGTGTTTCCAAATCCGTATCGTCCTTTCGAACTTGTTCTTGTTGTCTTCTTGTTGACCTCGGTGGTATCATATCATAAACACCAAAATCATAATTATATACTGTTACTTGACCTACATTTTTTTCAATCAGAGTTCTGTATCCGTTTTGTAAGTCTTTGTTTTTTAACTTTGATGTATAAAATTGTTTAGAGTTAACTTCTACTCTTAATTTACTTAAATCTAATTTTCTAATCTTAGGAGTATTACTTGTTACCTCACTCAAATCTTCTGCAAGTTTAATAAACTTATCTGGTGCACAATCTTTCAAATCTAAACAATGGAAATAAAGTTTAAAATTAGGTTGTAGAATAAAAACAAACATATCTCTCTGAGTATTGTCTCTTTTCTTGTATCTAATCTTAGCAACCATACCTCTCTCTAATTTAGATTTAGAGAGTCTTGTAGGGTCGGTCATATTACTTCTATGTCTACTTGTATAGTCTGGCATTATTTCTTCTTAAGTTTAGGTAATTTTAATCCTACTTGTTTTGGTCCTTCACCAACTTTATATTGTGTTATTAATTCACCTAATTTTTCTGTCATTTTTTCTTGGGTAAAATTAGTCTTCACAAAATGTCTGTTTTTTCTTGACAATCCAAGTGCCTTTTTGTAACTATTATATACAGATTTCATAACACTCGAAGCTTGATTGTGGTCAATCTTAAACCACCTTGAACCTTGGATAATCCACTTGTTTGTACTTGACGGGTGAACTTCTTCTAAGTTACCACCTACTAAGAAGTTGTATTCTTTATGTAGGAAGTCCATATGACCACTCCATGCTGATGCGATGATTGGTTTACCACTAACACATGCTTCAAGTAATGGTCTACCAAACCCTTCACCATGGGTAAATGAAACATGGGCTTTAACTTGTGGATGGTTGTATATAGAATTCATTTCTTCATTTGTAAAATCACCATCTAATATATAAATATTAGGGAAGTTACTACCACCAAGTCTTCTTTTACATCTTTCAATTACTTTTTTAATTCTATGAACACTTGAAATTGAAGGTTGTCCATTATTACATTTCAAAATCAATGCAGGTTTAGCTTTACCTCTAAATGATACACCTTTCCATGTTTTTAAGAATACTTTTACTAAAGAGTATATATTTTTTCTATCTTGTCCATCTGCACCATGTAACCAATGACCAACAAACAGAAAACAAAATTGTTCAGGTATTTTTTGAAATACTTTTTTTACATTATCATCAATAGGTTTTTTATGGTCATATACTTTGGAATCATATCCTTCAAACAAAACCTCAACAGGTTTTTCTATTTTTAGTTCACCTATTTTTTCTTTGGTCTGGTCATTTAATTTATCATAGACTGCACTTAATGTTGCAGCTGAGTGTTTTGATGAAACTAAGTTTAAGTCCATTCTATTACACCCTTCAATAAAATCTGCAGATGCGTCTGATGTTTCGATAACTGCGGATACACCTATATTAAAATGTCCGACAGGTTGGAACTCACTTGGAATGGTTACCATAATCCAAATATCAGGTTTTGTTTCTAATTTAGGGATAAGTCTACTAATCAAGTCTTTATCATCAGGTGTCAATGCATTCATGGGAGTTGTACCCCATCTTTGACCTAAGAGTTTAATATCCCACTCATCACCTTTTAAATCAATTAAAGACCTTACGAAATCCCTTGCTCTTGCTCCGTAACCACTTCTTGTAGCTATCGGACAACTAATTACACATAATTTTTTCATACTTTGTAAATATCAAATCTTTGTCTTGGTTTCCAATTTTCAAAACAACCATCGATTGCTTCAATAAACTTTTCACCCATTGTTTCTGACGCCATATCACCGGCACCTATAATAAATTCATGTCCTTTCAAACCTGCGGATTCACATCCATCTCTTCCCTTTTCATACCAAGTACCAATAGCGTTACCAATATCTTTGTATGAACATCTATCATCAAAAATATAAGGAGTTACTGGTGACCCTTGTAGTGAACGATTTGATGGCCATATTGGTTCAACCCACTCACCCCAAGTTAAGTCTTTTATCATTGGATTATCTTTGTCATGTAGTGACCCAATATCAATGTAATCATCTGCATTTAAAAATTTACCATTTCTTTTAAATCCACATTGGTCTTGTAGTCCACCTGTAACATTTATTACGACAGGAGTTCCTGCTCTTAGTGCTTCACAAGAACCTAATCCAAACCCTTCATTAGATGCGACATTTAAAACTACATCACAAGAGTTATAGAATAAATTTAATCCTTCGGTACTTAACTTATCTTCACTAAACTTAACATGACCATGTTTTACATTCATTCTAACGACTTCTGGAATATCTGTACCATTTTCGTCAATAGGATTTGTGTGCATGAATAAACACATTTTTTTATCAGGATATTTTTCTGCAAACTTTTCAAATCCAAGAACAACATCACCTGGTACTTTTCTACGAATGTTTCTATTACACCAACCTACTACAAAGTCATAATCATTTAATCCTTTTTCTCCTTTGTACTTAATCAATGCACTATCTGTAAGTTCTAATGGTTTGAATAAGTTAGTTACCCCATGTGGAATATACTTGAAAGACCAATCTTCTCTGTCTTCACCATACCAATCCATTACTCTTTTATTGATACCATAAGTTTGTTTGGATATACCTAATAGTAAATCACAACTTGCGTAAAATGGTGCATTCCAATGAGGGTCAGGTAATGAGTCCCAAATATTGTAATACATTATAGGACATATTTGTCTAACTTCATTTTCCATATCATACAACCATCCCCAAAATCTTGGGTCTGTAAAGTGTAAGATTGCGTCTGGCTTTTCTACATTAAGTAGTTCTCTTAAGACTTCAGGATTACCATAACTTGTATGACAATATATTTTTACAGATGCGTCTTCTACGCCTGTTAACTTTCTTACATCATCATCTAATATAAATTGTTTACCATGTTCAGGGTGTTTTAGTGCTGCACCTAACTGAACCCAATCGTATTTATGAACAGTAGACAATACAATCTCTTTTGATTGTGTTGCAATTCCACTATGTAATCTTAAGTCGTCTGAAAGTAAAAGTATCTTGGGTTTTTTTGTCCCAGCCTTTTTTAATTTTGGTAGTTCTATACTCATTCTATAACTTCTTCTTTTTATTTAACTATAAATATACAAAAAATATTTATTAAATCCTATTATATTCATCAGAAATTCTAACAATATCATCTTCACCGAAATATGTGCCAGTTTGAACTTCTATGAACTCAACAACCTCATCAGTTTCGTTCCATGCTCTATGCTTTGCACCTTTGGGTATTCTGATGGATTCACCATATTCTCTAAATACTTTTTCATCATCTAAAACTATTGTTAGATTTCCTTTCGTAACAATCCAACATTCTTGTCTTAGAAGATGATATTGATACGATAATTTTTGTCCTGGATTTACTGTAATCCTTTTTACTTTTGTTGTTGGGTCATCTAATAGTACCTCGTACTTTCCCCATGGTCTTTCATCTATTTCATTCATTGTACAAAACTTGCCTTCTTTTTCCATCTATTTAACAATCTGTTAAAGTGGTTAAATTCTTTTCTTGTTATTTCACCGAAGTAAACTATCTTGTCTGAATTATGTACAATACAATCATATTGATGAAGTGGTTGTGTTGGATGATATGGTTTGTCATAATACTCATCTTCCATTCCACTATATAATGTTCTTGATGTATGTGCAGGATTAAACTCAATATACTTTAGATTCATTTCTAATGCATATTTACGAACCCATTTTTCTACACCATTCTTTTTTCCTCTTGTGATAATTGTTAAATCCTCACCAAACTTTTCTTTTAATTTAAAAATGGTCTCTTTTAATTCACCTCTATTTTCGTATTTTTCATCCCCTATCAGAGCTATCTTCATTTTTATTAAGTGTGTTTTGTACCTTTTTCCAATACCTTTTAGTTTGTTTTTTCTGTAATCCCTTCGGACCACCATTCCAACACCTTGCGATTTCTTCATATGAACTATCTTTGTGATAATAATCTACAAAAACATAAAACATCTCAATAGACTTTTTTTCATTCCATCTGTCGTCAAGTGTATAAAATCTATCGTCTTTTTTTATGTTTAGTATTCTGTTTACTTCGTTTACCATAATGGGTCTAATCTGTAAAACTCCTGCTGCGTCTTCTCTTTTTGCAAACGCTTTTGGGTTTCCTTTTGATTCTACCCACACCATCGCCTCTATCAAATCTTCTAAATCTCTGACAATGGGTTTTATTTCATTTTTGTGTTCAATTTTTATTTGTTCAATTGGTAATCTTTCTATTTCATATAACTTTTGTTCGGGTGAGTTTACCGAAGTACACAACAACCCTATCAGCATTATTGAAAAATTTCTCATATATTCCTTATTCGTTCAACTTTGGGACACAACTCCGATGTCTTAAAAGGACACCACTTACAATTCTTATTATTTTTACCTGCCATCGCAGGAAAGTCCCCTTCTGAATTGTAAGAACCATCATCATTGAAAGCCACATCAATAAATTCATCAAAACTTTTTACAATCTTATTTAATGTTGGTTTTCCATGTGCTGGTACAAATTCTTGTACTCTTTGTTGAGCAAACATGGCCTCTTCCCATAGTTTCCTCTTTACTATAAAGTATCTAACTTGTATCTTTTCTATCGGATATCCGTATTGTTCTGAGAAAAACTTTTTGTATAAAACCAACTGAGCCGTTTTAGTTTTATCAGCTTTCTGCCACTTGTTCCATCCTCTTGTGGATGTTTTGATATCCCAAATCTCTATTGTATTATCTGCCAGATTCTCAAATACTAAGTCTAAGAATCCTTTCATCATAATATTTTCGTTTGATTCTGACGCTGGATAGTATATTGGTAACTCAACACCAACTAATCTCATAGTCCTTGTTGAAAAATACTTTGCTCTATTCTTTCTTAAGAAGTCCAATATCTGAAGACCATCATCGTAGAACTCATTCATTTCATCTTTGGTGGTAAACTTAACACCATAGATTGCCATCATCTTTTTGTACTCTTTAGCCATTTCTTCTAAGAGTAACTTTTCCAAGTCCATGTCATTTGCTTTTACTGCAGAATCATTATACATGACTTGTAACCATGCTTGAATAGTCTCGTGCATAGCAGTACCAAATACAAGATGTATAGATGGGTCAAAGTCTTTGTGACCATCCATATATGTAAGTTTCCATTGTTTAGGACAATTTGCCCACATTGTATATTGTGAGTAAGAAACCTTTACATCATCTTTTCCCTCTTTATGTACGGGAAAATTAAATATATTGGATACCATTGATTTTTTCATCTATATAAAGATAAGAAAAAGATTCGGAACTGCCAAATCTTTTATGTTAAATAATTGTTAAGTTTTTACTTAGCCCACTTCTTTCTTTGGACTATTTGTGCTATGATTCCGTAAACACTCATATCTTCATAGGTATCTTGAATATTTTCACCAACCTCATCTGGCTGACCTAAAACTACTAATTGTTTTAGTCTTTGGATTTTGTCATTCAGTCTAAACCATAAACCTGTTAGTGATATCTTTATTTCATCATCGGTTTCTAAATTAGTTCCAACTGAAATATTATCAGGTCCATAATTTCTTTGTTTTTTACAGAATGTTTCATACATTTCTTCTTGAATCTTTTTAAATTCATTTGTAGTATTTGGATACATTCTTTCACAATACTCTATTGCGGTCTCATCTACATTTCTATTCTCTACTCTCTCACCTTGCCACTCTACTTTATTTTTTCTATCTTTAATTACTTGAGCCATTTTTTTACTTCTTTTTTATCTAAACCATATTTTAACAATATTTCTGTAATATCGTCTTTACTTAGTATCTCAAGATAATCTCTAACTTCTCTTTGAGATACTTTGTAGTATTTTGCAAGATATTCTAATACATTAGAATTATACTTGTCATCCTTTTTACCTTTTATATACTTGTCCCAAGTTTTCTTTTTAGGTAAAAAATCAAAGTACATTTTGTAAACATCTCTTGGACTGAGTTGGCCAATAGTAAACTTTTGCAGCTCGTTTACCAACTCCAATAGTCCCATATTCATTGACAAGAATCTATTTACCATAAATGGTTCAAATGTTTTCTTATCCATAACTGAAAGACTATCCCAAGAAGTTTTATACTCCTTAAGTCCAGATAGATGTTGAAATAATGTCTTAGCCTTCTTCGTTGATGCCATCAATCAATTCTTTTGGTGTAAATTTAGGATGAATAGTCCCACAATTGTTACACAATACAACGGGTATAGGTAACATTGAAGCTTGACCTGTTGGTGATTGAACCGCTGGTACTTCTTTATACATTGTTGTTTGGTCAAAGAATATACCACTACATTTAGGACACTTTACAGTTTCCAATTTTGTAGGGTCAAGTTTTAGTTGAGGTTGTTGTTGTGCTTTTGGTTTACCAAAATCAATAACTTTTCCTTTTCCTTTTTTTGCCATAATTTATTTCCCTAATGTCATTAAAATATTTAATATCATAGCCATCACATTGATTTCCTTGTCAACGACCATAGAGTCTTTATATTGACCCTCGGCTATATTCAAAATTGTGTGTCCAACTTTACCACTTGCATATGAGTCTACTTCATCATAAAGTGCTCTATACAATGGTGTAAAGTCTTTCACTTTAGAGTCTGCAATAATCTGTCTTATTGTGTTGAACTTTGATTTCATTTCACCACTATCTTGTAAAACTTTTATTACATCCTCTGTATAGTTTGCCTGAATTGTAGATGTAGTATCTATTTTCAACTCACCTTTGACAACTTGTCTTTGTGCTGAGTTCAATACTCTACGAATGTCAGGATAACCACTATTGACCAATATTGCCAAGTCTTCCTTTTCAAACTTAACTGATTCCTCGTTTAATATATCAAACAATCTTTTTGCCACTTCTTTTTTAGAAGGTGGTGTTATTGCGAATGTTTGACAACGAGATTGAATCGGGTCAATAATTTTTTCTACATAGTTACAAGTTAAAATGAACCTTGTAGATTTACTGAAAGTTTCCATTAGATTACGAAGTGCTGCTTGAGCATTCGGTGTCAAATAGTCTGCTTCATCTAATATAATTACTTTCCACTTTCTGAATCCCATTGATGATGCGAATCCACGAATCTTGTCACGAACTGCGTCAACAGAGTTTTCATCAGAAGCGTTGATATACATCAAATCACAATCAATCTGATTAGTGATTATTTTTGCGAGGGTAGTCTTACCTGTACCTGCGACTCCATAGAGTAACAAGTGTGGTACATCCTCATTCTCAATGTATATCTTTACTTTGTCTAAGATATGTTGATTACCAACATACCCATCTAATGTATCGGGTCTATATTTTTCGACCCATAGTGAATTACTCATCGACCTACTTCTTTTAAATATGTTTCTTTTGCTTTGTCCCAACTCATTCCAATAATATCCATGTAATACAATGTATCTGGTTTCAATCTGTTTTCATCATGTAACTTAGTGTATCTTCTTATTGCTTTCTTCTTCCACCATCTGATTGTATAATCATCACCTTCTTCAAACTTCTTCTTCATTTTAAGTTGACTTTCATCAATCTCATTTCTAAGAAACTCATTTCCGTTGTCATACATCATTGCGAAGTAAACACCTCTTTTGAATCCATGTTGATATTGTGTACTTTTGATTCCCAACTCTTTGAAAATCATAGACAATATTCTTTGTTTGATACCAGATACAGGTCCTTGGATACCTTCTTTTTGAGTTGTAACTCTTTTATATTCTTCGGATTTATTTTCTTTAATCCATTGGTGCCAGATATCGTAAAATTCATTATCAGGTTTAGTAGAAACTTTACCTGTTGATTCACCTAATGTTTTGAAGTGTGGGATTCCATTATATTGAGAATGGATTCCATAAAGAGAAGTTGTTCCAACTGCGATTAGAGTTTGTCCATACTTTTCTTTCCACAAGTCTCTGAATGTCGGTGAGGTTGTTAGTGCTGATACAAGTTTACCACCTAAGAAATTATATCCTAATGGTTGTGTTGCGATGATAGATGTTCCAATCGTAGTATGATTTAACTTACCATCTTTAAACTTGTTTTCTTTTTGCCAACCTATGTACTTATCACGAACACCTAAAGATGTTACATCAGAACCAAGAGATATTACACCAAGAACTTTACCACTCTTTCGGTCTTTAGCAAATGCTTTTATATTACGACCAGGATTAGCAGTAAACTCCATTGATGAAATACACTTACGAATATCAGTCCACTTCGCAGTGCCTGATGAATCTGTAATTAACTCTACATAAGGTTCTAACTCTTCAATCTCTTTGATTGTTAGTTCCTTATTGTAAATGTCAGTAGGAGTCCAAATCATATCAAAAGACTTTGCAAGACTTGGTTTTCTTGCCATAGACTTTGGTAAATCTGAATTCCATTCTTGCCATTTTTTGTAAAGAGTTTGTTCCTCAACAGGCATGGTAGATAAATACTCCATGTTGTCAATGAATCGTTTTCTCTCTACATCGTAGTCAAAAACAGGTTTCGCTGGTTCTGTATCCCAAAATTGCATTACTTAATCTCTACTAAATAATAGTTAGACTTAAATCCATCATTCTCAAATGAGACATGAGCTAATCCATTTGGTGAAATCTTCAATGAAGATGATTTTGCACCTTTGTTAGCATTAAGGATTTCTTTTAAGTATTTTGCTGAGAATGAGATTGGTTCTACATCACCATCACATTCACACTCTACATTAATAGAAATTCTGTTAGAGTTAATCTTTGAGTAACCTAAGATTACTTCACCTTTGTTACTTTTACAACTAAATGTAAATGTATCTGAATCAGATAATGCACCCTTTGATTTTACAAACTTGTTTACAAAATCATTGTCCATCTTGATTGTAGATGTAAATTCAGGTAATTGTTTTAAATCTGGCACAACAGGTATAACAGATAAATCAGCCAACATATAGTTTACTGAAGTTCCCTTATCTGAAAATACAAGTGATGCGTCACCTTCTTTTACATTGATATCAGAATCTAATACAGTTAGTAATCCTTTTAATTGAGAAGTAGTATAAACACCAAACTCACCACTTGGGAAGTCTTTGTTATCACTACTTACATTTCCTAATAGGGTCTTATCGTCAGAGATAAATTTGACAGATAACCCTTCTTCTGTTGAATCAATTTTAACTGATTCGACCTCACCACCTAAGTTATATCTAGTGATGAAACCTTCAAACGAGCTTTTTTTCATAATTTACTATTGTTTATTTTAATTAATATACGAAATTTATTTTTAAAATCCAAAAAATTCTGAAGCTTTATTTAGATTTGGGTTTGGTTTCTCCCAATCCATAGCTTTATAGAAGTCATCAAGTTTATTTTCTAACTCCTTTTCCCAAATTTTATCGTAGTCAATATATTGTTCTACGAGTTTTAAAATCTGAGGTGGGTCATTGTGTCCTTTTAGACCTGTTGCGTCTAATCCAAGAGGATTCTTTTTCAAATATACCCACTTAATCTTATCACCATCTTTCATAGGTTCGTACTTATATGGTACTTTATAGAAAGCAAGTAATTGATTATATGTTATTGCCGCCTTGACATGAGCAGGTGACCCCTTTTGGAATTCACCCAATACTTGAGTCTTTGTTGTATACTTACTCATACCTTTGACCGCTGAGTTCTTTGCGATGTCAATGAATGGTCTATCTTCCATACCTTTTTTGTAATCAAGAATCTTAGTATCAATTTCTTTTTTATCAACTGACCTTAGAATATCTAACAAAACAGTTTTCATAACTTCTTTGAAGTAAGTTGGGAATGAACTTCTTTTAACATCCAATCCTTTTACATCTAACTTGTCACAATCAACTTCGTTATCATTGATAATCCATTGTGCATATCTTTTCTTTGAAACCCAAAATCCACCTTTTGCAATTGTTTCTTGTTTAATATCAAATTTATGTGTATCGATGTTAAATAACTTTTTTGCCATCGTATCGTAAACCTTGTTGATATGAGTTTCTACTTCTTTTGCTGCGGATAGAATCGCAGGAATCATTTCTTCATCCGAATCCTCATTGAGTTCAGGATTACGAGATTTTACTAACGGAGCGGCCTGATAAAAAACAGAATCAGTATCGGTATAAACATTGTAGTCATCTTCTTTTCCTATTACTTTTGAATAATATTGATTTGCAATCAACTCTGTTGTTTTAATTACAGTTTGACCTGTAATCGTAGTTGCTTCAGCATTATCAACATCATAAAATCTGAATGATGGTAATCCTAAAACTCCGTATAACGAGTTTAACATAATCTTTTGTACCAATTGTCTTTTACCATAAAACTTGTATTGTTCATCATTACCTTCTTTACCATACTTTTTCATCAAGTTTTTGTATTCAACTCTTTTGTCGAACCAAACACTTAATATTTCAGGTATAACTCCAACTTTATCAGTTCTATATAAAACACCATTTGCGGCAACAGAGTATTTGTTTTTTTCAATAAACTTTAGAAACTTTTCTTTAGGTAAAGGTGGAAATTCATTACCATCATCATCTATAATTGAATAAGTTTCAAGGTTACCTTTCATATGTTGTTCTGCAGAGTAACCTTTTAGTTTACCAATCTTAGTCTCAGGTGATATATTGATACTCATAATGATAGATGGATACAGAGAAGTCAAGTCCAAGTCATAAACCCATTTGTAAAGACCAGGTTTAGGTTCTTTTACATAAGCGCCTGTAAATTTACCTTCACCATCAGAACCATCTTCATTTCTTGGTTTTCTTCTTGGTTTGTTGGGTGCTACCCTACCACTTCTTCTAAGGAATGTTAATATTGCGCCTTCTAACCATTTTGATGAGAACAAAAAGTCTTCATAGAATACATGACCTGTATGACATATTGCCCTTGCCAAGTCAATAAACTGAAGTTTTTTATCCAAGTCCACAACTAATTCAACATCAACTAAGTTATACTCAATAAACTTCTCTATATCATCTCTAAATAATTGGTCCAAGTTACCTTCATATTCAATCTTACCCCTACCTAACTCAATACTTGCTACTGTATCTAATCGGTAATTAGGTAACTCTGTAAAGTTGTAACACTTGTAAAGTGCTAGGTAATCTAATGCCGATACTCCTGCAATAATATATCTGTTTCTGTATTTGTTATATGTTACTTTACCAATCGGTGATAATTGATTTGCATATTGTTGACCAAATAATAGTTTATATCTATTGTAAAGATATGTAACATCAAAGAAATCAATATTCCAACCTGTTACAATAGTTGGATTTATTTCTCTCCATTTAGACATAAATGCTGATAGTAGACCTTCTTCAGTATCAAATGACTCTACTTTAGCTCCTTTGATTATCTTATCAATCTTTTCACCTTTGTTAACTACATAGACAAAATAGTCATTTGTAATTGAGTCGTGTGCTGCGATTGAAGTAATTGCGTTACTTGCAGTTTCAATATCAGGCAATCCACTATTCATTTCAACCTCAATATCGAATGTTAGAATTGTATGTCCTGTTGATAGTTCATCCGAATCACCATACTCATCAATTAAGAAACGAGTCATTTCATTTACATCTGATTCATATAATTGTAAATCATCATCTGCTTTCCAAAAGTTTAGTTTCTTAAGTCTTTCACCATGAATGGATTGGTGTGCTCCGTTTCCATCTCTTACATAAGCATATCTACGATACTTGGATGTAAAGTAACCTTTTTGGTCATCCCAACAATGGATGATAGACTTTTCTTTTTCGAAGAATACATTTTGATACATAAGTTAAATATACAAAAATTTTATGACATTACCAAAAACTAACTGCGTTTTCTGGTGAATATGTTTCATGTTTTTCAATAGGTGGTAAAAACTCCTCGGGGTCTTTTGGATACGGACTCGTTTTATGTTTTAACATCTTACTAAGTTTTCGTTTCTCAGATTTATTTTGACCTAAGATTTGAATGTACCTATGTTTAGGCGCCTCTTTCTTTCGCCAAAAACAAGATTTGTTTTGTTTACCTATTTCTTTTTTTAAGTGTTCTACATTATGTGAACCCCATTTAGAAAATACAGTCCTTGAATGAATCCAATCATAAGGACTATCACTAAGTGATACTGAATAGTTTGGCATTAGTTGTATATCACGACAATCTTGATATAACCAATTAGTTGCTTGGTAAATTCCACCGAGGTGTAATTGTTCAGGGTCTGCGTAACTCAACAACATCTTAATTTTTGGTGCATTATCTCTCATCCATTTAAAAGACTGACCCATTGCGTATGATTCTATATTTGAACCATATCCATCATGGATAAACAATCTTGTCAACTCCAAACACTCGTCTTTATCTAAACCATCAATTACAGACTTAATCGCTGAACGACCTACGGGATATCCGTATACCAAGCAACCAATTAGTTTTTCACTACCAAAGAATCCATCATCACCATTGTAATATACACCGAGTGCATATCTACACATAGTCCACGCATGAGAGTAGTGATACTTTACAATCATTTGTTTAGCTACACTTTTATTGATTTCTCTAATAGAAACCTTTGATGTGTCTACATAATGTTTATTAGGTTCTTTCAATTGGTTCTAATTTTTTTATTTCTTCTTCAAATAACTCACCCTGTTTAGGATATGGTAGTGAAGGATATTTCAAACTCTTTAATATACGACTTTTTTTTGACTTATCCAAAATATAAATGTATCTATGTTTTCTTGGTTCTTTTTTAATCCAAAAAGTTTTACCAATTACCTTTTGTATTTTCGTTGGGTTGTTAGTTCCATAATATGGAAATATTGTTCTACCATGTTGCCATTCACCATTTTCCTCAAACTTAAATAACCAACTATCGTTTGGTCTTATTCTGTTTCCTTGATATATCCAATTTGTAGATTGATAAACAGTTCCTAAGTGACCTGCTTTTGGGTCTGAGTATGATATCAGTCCTATAATGTGTCTTGCGTGTTTTCTTAACCACTTAAATGTTTGTCCTACAAACCAACTTTCAACATTACATCCATATCCATCAAATACAAATAATCTCGTTAGTTCTAATACTTGTTTTCTGTCTAATAACTCTGATATTGATTGACCAGAGTGTCTTCCGATTGGGTCACCATATGTTGCAACACCGATTAATTTATCTGTTGATGAAAAGAAAGAGTGTGAATCATCCTCAACATACAATCCCAAACAGTAACTAACTTTAGTCCATATACCACTATAATGGTTCTTTATGATAATGTCTTTTGCTACTGATTTTGAGATAGGTCTTACGGATAACTTTGAAATATCTGTATACTCTTTCCCTTTAATTTTCATTGATAATCGTTAAATTCACCGAACAACAAATGTTTCCAAGTTTCACCTCTAACTATTTTTCTTATGTTAGCAGGTGATACTCCGTTGTTTCTTGCCAATACTCTAATGTTACGATGTCCAACAGACCACAACTTACGAATCGACCTTACTTGTCTTTCTGTTAATTTATGTTGTGGATGTAATTCACCTCTTAATGCCATTCTAAACCTTTTCACTAATATACGAAATTTTTATTAATTTTCCAAAAATAAATCACCAACTTCTAAACCAGATGGTACTTTATCCCATAAATTTATTGCGATTGCTCGTCTTGTTCCACGAGTAACCTTAGTAACTCTATGAGGATGGGCGCCTGCAGGAAATATAACCAACCTATTATACTTTGGTTCTAATCTTTCAGGTTCACCATCTTGTCCATGTGGATAGATTTCAAGGTAACCACCATCAATATCATTTTCCCATGGATAAAAAACAGTACCTATTACAGGTGTAACTATTTCTTTTGTTTGATTATACCAATACTCATCTTTATCAAAGTGAAATGGTAGTTCATCTCTTTCCTCGGTTGATGAGTAAACACCTGTCCAATATTCAAACCCTGAAACACTTACAGATGGATATGGGCAGTTTTCACCCCAAATATATTGTATCAACCTTTTTTTAATTGTATTTGCAGGTGAGTTCCACCAACCATCCCACCACATATAACCTTTAGTATCAAAGAATGTCGTGTCATTCTTTAGGTCATTTAATAGTTCTTGGTCTTTTATGAAATCATCTATTACAATCATAATTCTTCTACTTTCTTAAGTGCCGATGCGATTACTTGGTGCATATCATAATATTTGTATTCTGCTAATCTACCACCAAATATGACTTTGTCTTGACTATCGGCTAATTTTTTATACTTTTTATATATCTCATTATTAGTTTTATCATTTACAGGATAATATGGTTCTACTCCCCTTTCATAAGGTTGTGGGTATTCCCAACTAACATAAGTTCCTTGTTGATTTTGATTATCAAAATGTTTGTGCTCTATAACTCTTGTATATGGTGTTTCTGAGTCCGTATAGTTCATTAATGCACACCCTTGATAATTATCTTTTGATTTATACATCTTACTCATCCAATGTAAAGATTTGTATTCCAAATCACCATACTTGTAGTCAAAATACAAATCAATCGGACCTGTATAAATTACTTTATCACCTAACCCATCCCAAAAGTCTTTTTTGTCAAAATAATCTGTATTTGTAAATACTTCAATACCTTGTAACAATCTTTCAAATATCTGAGTGTATCCACCAATTGGTATTCCTTGATACTTGTCATTAAAATAGTTGTTATTGTAAGTAAATCTAACAGGCAATCTTTTGATAATTGACTTTGGTAACAACTTAGCTGGCTTCATCCATTGTTTTTGAGTATAACCTTTTATTAACTTTTCGTAAATGTCTTTACCGACAAGAGCTTGTGCTTGTTCTTCTAAGTTAGTAGGATTACCTTCAAACTTCTGTGATTCAATTCTTTCTTTTGCACCTTCGGGAGTTCTAACACCCCACATTTTATTAAATGTATACATATTGAAAGGTAATGGATATATCTCACCTTTATAGTTTGCAACTATATTAAGTTGAAACTGATGAAAGTCTACAAACTGATTTATCCAATGCCAAATCTTTTCATTATTTGTATGAAATATGTGTGGTCCATATTTGTGTACATGAATACCTTCTATTTCTTCAGTATAACAATTACCACCAATGTGGTCTCGTTTTTCAATAACACAAACCTTTTTACCTTTTTCTTTGAGTTCGTATGCACATACTGCGCCAAAGAAACCTGAACCAACTATTACATAATCATACTTACTCATTTATAGTCTATTATTATTTAGTGCCTCTGAATGTAATTCTTTTGGATAAGAACTTGTGTCGTAGTACGCATCATCTTCAATTAAAAACTGAAATCTTGGGAATGGGTTTTTTCTTTTTACATCTATTAACATTCGTGTACATTGTAACATTTTATGATAATGTTTTCTGTCTTTATGTATTTCTGCTAATCTAAGATAAGACTCATTTCTAGCTGAACAGAATTCTACACTTTTATAGTACCATTCTATTGCTTTATCTATTTCACCAATTAGTTTATATGCTCCTGCGATTCCAAAACAACACCAATAACAAAACTCATCGTTTTTATTGTCAATATAACCTTGTGTTTTGTAAAAGGGATTTATTTGATAAATGTATTGTTTAAAGTAAAATATACATCTTCTAACATATTCCTTTCGGTGGTCTTCACCAAATGGAAACTCATCTCTAAGAGTATCATAGTAAGACTTTGCTATGTAAAATAAATGGTATCTATCCTCTAATACTTTTTTATTAGGTATTGTATCGAGTTCTAAGTTTAGTGCGTCTTTTAAAAACTTCATAGGTGACATCCATGTTTGACCATCATTAGTTAAAATATGTCTGAACTTACTATCTAATGATTCTCTTTGAAATCCTTCACCAATATCATCTCTATCTAAATAGATTGTTTCGTGTGCTTTTTCAGGATAAAATCTCCAAGGTTCTTTTGCGTTCCAAATCCAAGTTCTGAAATATTTTATACCAGGTCCTTGACATGGTACATTCCAACTTTGTACTGAGGTGTCATTAAATACTGACCAATCGAAGTCATCATCAACTTGTAATACTTCATCTGCGTCAACTCTTAGAATCCAATCACATCCATGGTCTGCCTCTAACGCAGTTCTTACACAATGGTCTCGATTTATACCATGTCCCTTCCACCAATCTAATTGATATAAGAAACCAGGTATTCCCTTTTCGTTAAAAAAGTTTTTAATTATGTCTTGAGTTCCATCAGTTGAACCATTGTCTTGAATAACCCAATAATCAATGTATGGATATACACTTTCCAACATTCTCTCAATAACATGAGATTCATTATTAACCATTGTGTTAAAACAAAACTTTGCAGTTGTGTTTTTCATAACTAATTTCTAATTTTTAAGCAGATAAATACTCATTAAGATTTTTAACACCAATGTGTCTTTTAACTTCTTGTCCACCTTCCAATAATACTACTGTTGGTACACTTCTGATTCCGTACTTCTGTGCGAAGTCTGGTTGTTCATCTACATTTATTTTATTTACAGGAATAGTGTTACTCACTTGTTCCATTACGGGACTCAACATCTTACATGGACTACACCATGGTGCTGAAAAATACAAATATTCTTTCATTTTATTTACCTATCTTAACCATCGCAGGATACACAATCAGGGTCCAATGCTCGTGCTGCGATATCACCACGAAGGACGGACTCTGTTCTCATATAATATAAAGTTTTAATCCCTTGTTTCCATGATTCCATAGTGACTTGATTAATCCACTTTGGACTTGCTTCAGATGGAAACGCCAGATTCAACGAAACTGATTGGTCAATATATTGTTGTCTAACGCCTGCTTGTCTAATTAATTCTAACTGATTAATTTCTTTGAAAGTCTTAAATACATCTTTGACCCAAAACACTTGGTCTTTATCAAATGCCTCTTGAGGAATGTCTTCTCTTTTTAAGAGTTTTCCATCTACATATCCCCAATCATCCAATTCTTTTATATCTTGAACCGAACCACCATCTTCTAAAACTTTATCCCAAGTTGCCTTTTTATTTATACCCACTTTTCTAAATACCTTTTCTAACTCAAGGTTTTTACGGATGAATGTTCCCTTTGCCGTTTGTTCCGTAAATACATTGGAAGGCCAAGGTTCTATTCCTGCGGATACATTACCACTTAATTTAGAATTAGAAACAGTAGGAGCAATTGCTCTTAAATGTGTGTTTCTAAATCCACTATCTTTACACCATAATGGTTCACCATACTCGGTAGCTAAATCTCTACTTGCTCTTTCTGATTCTATCTTTAGTTGGGAAAAAATCTTACGAGTTTCAAATTGAGCAGGTAATCCTTCAAATGAAATACCTTTTCTTTGTAAGTAAGTATGCCATCCAAGAACACCTAATCCTAATGCTCTACCTTTTTCTGCTGAACGAACTGCGTTTTCAAAACCTCTCATGTTTTTTGCTTTCTGTAAAAACTCTGAAAGGACACCATCTAAGAAATAGATTGATGTATAAATTAAATCTGTATCTTTCCACTCATCATACTTTGCTAAGTTGAGTGAGGATAAACAACAAACAAAACTATGTGACTCATCCGTATGTAGTACAATCTCAGAACAAATATTTGTCATAAAGACTTTTAGTCCGTTTGCTTTATACATTTCAGGATTTGCTTTGTTTACATTACCCTTAAACATTATATAAGGTTCACCTGTAGCTTTTCTCTTTTGAAGTACTTTACCCCATCTTCTTCTTGCTTCAGGTACACCATCTTCTAATTTTCTCATGAACTTATCACCAACAACAATACATTGATGTAGATTCATACATTGTCTGTTTACATCACCTTTAGGTTCTCTAATTTCAATCCACTCATCAAAATCTTCGTGTTCGATGTTTAGATTTACAGATGCCGCACCTCTTCTGACTGCACCTTGATTTGTTGCAAGGATTGTAGAATCGTAAATCTTACAAAATGGTACAACACCATCTGATGTTCCGTTTTGTGTAATATTAGAACCTGCAGGTCTAATCTGATTTACACCGATACCAACACCACCACCATGTTTTGCAAGTAACATCATTTCTAAGTTTTTAGTACCAATTTCGTAGATACTATCACCTACATCAATACCAAAACAACTAATTGGTAATCCTCTATCGGTGCCAGTATTAGAAAGTACAGGAGAGGCTAGATTTAACCAACCTTTCCAAATATAATCAAAAAACTTCGAAGCAAGTTGAGGTTTGTTTAGTCTTCTTGCGACTGCCGTTGATACTCTCCAATATGCGTCTTTGGGTTTTTCGCCAGGAAGTAAATAACCATTTGATATTGTTTTTACATAGATTTCGGTGTTTGCCCAAACGGGAAAATCCACACCAACTTCCCAACCTAAATTTTCTGCGTGATTTTTCATAACTAATTTTTCTTAAAATATGTCGTCCCAATCTTCACCTTCATTTGCCTTACTATAATCAGTAGGTCTGATAGCGAAGAAGTCCGTATGTGTTTGTCCACCTGTTAAGTGGTAGAACCAATCTAAATTACCTGCTTTTTCATCATCAAAGTCAAAGATAGCATTATATCCTAACTCTTTTAATTTAGAATTTGTTCTTGATTTAATAAACTCTTTTAAATCATCTGCCTTTAAATTTTCTAAATCACCCATCTCAAACATCTTATCAATGTACTTCAACTCAAGTTCTACAATTAATTTTGCAGCCTCTTCGATTGAGTCTTTACATTGGTCTAATAATTCAGGGTATTCTTCACACATATGTCTAAATAATTGACAACCCATCTTAGAATGTAAAGATTCATCTCTTACACTCCATTTCATTTGCTGGCCAATACCTTTTAACTTATTTCTCATTTGAAATGAATAAAGTACTGCGAATGATGAATATAACGCCACACCTTCTGTAAATGCTGAGAATATAGCGAGTGATTTTCCTACTTCTTTTCTTGCGTCTGCATTATCTTTAAGGTCTTCCCAAGTGTATCTATTTGTTATACTTGCAAGATTCTCAAATCTTTCTGCGGTTGCTGGTTCGTGTAGGAATGCTTCAAAGTCTTCTAATCCAAGAGACTCGTTTAAATATGAATATGCGGTTGCGTGAATGGTTTCTTGTGAACCAAACATCATTGCCATTTGTTTTATTTCATGTTTTGGAAACCACTCTGTCACCCAACCTGTCCAATAATCTGATACTGCACATTCGGTTTGTGCGAATCCAAGTAAGATATTACCGACTAAATTTTTTTCTTCTGGTGTAAGATGTTCGTTCCAATCTTTTATATCACCTTGCATTGGTATTTCTGTATGTAACCAAAATGCTTGTGCTTGTTTTAACCAACCTTCTGTATAGTACTCAGGGTACTCAAAAGGTTTAAACGGAATACGATTATCAAATAATCCCATAGTAATTTTATAGATTTTAAATTAAACTTTTATGTTATAGTCGGTGATAATATATATGATTTAAAAATCAATACCATCCGACATTTCTTTATATTTTTGCGCTAATTCTTTTCTTACTAAACTCTCCCCTTGTTTCATCTGACTTGTAGTCTTTCTACCATCAATGGAATCGTCATTGTAAATATGAATTTGGCCTGTCGAGAAGTTTGCTTTAGATGGGAATGTCATTCCATCAGGTCCAAACCTATTTTTTATTACATGCCATCTACCTGTACCTGCGAGTTTATCTTCTATTTTTCGAGATAAAGATACCACAAAGTCTGCGGTCATCATTTTAGAAAATGAACCTGCTATTTTTGTACCTGTAATAATGTCATCTTCTGCTCCACTTCTATTAATTTGTGAGGCAGTGTAGACAGGCACCTCGTACTCACCTGCCATACCACGAAGGTCTTCTATAATCTCTTCCAACTCTTCGTGTCTTTTTTCTTTTGTAGGCCCTCTCAATAAGTCTGCATAATCTACAATGACTACATCAGGTTTTTTACCTTGTAAAATCATTTTGTCCATATGAGCCTTTAGTGAAGTTACACTAGCGGTTTTGGTAGGATAATGTTTTACAACTAAGTCACCACTAACAGAATTAACTGCTTTTGTAACATCTTCCATGTTGTATTTCAAATTACCAACGGCGACACCACTTAATACGGCGTCATATCGTTGACCCACATAACCTTCATTTAATTCAAGAGTGTAGTGTGCAACTATCTTTCCTTTCTTCATTGCGTTGACTCCGATGTTAATCAGAGACCACGATTTACCAATGCCGGGAGGTGCTGCAAATAAAATTAATTCACCCTTACCAAAACCACCTTGTGTAATTTCATCAATAACTTGCCAACCAGTAGTAACCACATTTCTTACTGTATCTTCATATCTTTCTACAATCATAGATTTGTATTCATGACCAATATCAGAATCTTGACCTGCTTTCATTGCGGTATCAATATTCTTTTTGATTTGGTCATACTTACCATTTTCTAATAATGGTACTGAATCTAAGATTGCGTTTTTAATAGATTGATTTTTACAGAAGTCAAGGATTTCTTCTTTAACAAAGTCCAAATCACCACTTTCTAAATGATTCCAAGCAAACTTCAATGTATCAATCACCGAGGTTTTTAATACATCTCTTTCTATTGGATTTATTTTAACTTTGAGAACATCTAAGGTTGGCATTTTCTCAAACTCGTTAAAATATTTTAGGATTGTTTTTACTAACCACTCCGATGCCTCAGAATCAAAATATTCTGGTTTCATAATATCGTAAATCTGTCTTGTAAAAGACCTATCAGATAATATCGCAGATATTACTTTGTTCTGAAATGAGGTACTAAACTTACTTCCTAATTTTTCCATAGTTTACTAATATACGAAATTATTTTTTAATATCAAAGTGATTCTTAAGATAATTGTCTAAAGATGTAAATGAATTTCTTAACCAAGAATCTACATTTGCAAATGCAGTATATAGTTTATCATACATAAACATCTTTTTGAACTCAACAATGTTTAGTTGAGGTTGGTGTACATCCATCAACTCTCTAACATTAGATTTAATTGATGATGATATATCAGGGTCAGATAATTGCATAAGACCATAGTTCATATTGATAGTATCTAAATTATCTTCAAGTTTTTTTGCCAACTTATCATCACACTCTGAAGAACATTTCTCAATGAATGTGTCTAAAGAAAGGTCATTTTCAGTTAAAAACTTCATTTTAGATTCAATTGTTTTGATACCAACACCATTTACACCTTTTATATTGTCTGATTTATCGCCCATAAGAACTCTGTAAAATATTAGATTTTGTGGAGTTACTCCATAATCTTCTACAACTTCTTTTTCGGTGTACATTTTCTTTTTTGTTGGTGTAAAAACCTTAATCCTTTGATTTACTAATTGTAAAAAGTCCTTGTCAGATGATAAAATCGTAACTTCTTTTTTAAAGTAGTGATTTGCCAAGTATGCAATTATATCATCTGCCTCTACATAATCTATATAAGTCATTGTGATAGGTAGTATCTGTAAGTACTCAATGAGTCTCTTGAATTGATTTCTCATCGATACTTGTTGGTCTTCTAAGTCTTCATATCCTGCAAGTCTATTCAACTTAGTTAAACCTGTTCTACCTTCCTTATATCCCTTATATACGGACTTTCTTCTATTAGAACCACCCTTTCCATCAAAGACTATAACGACACGAGTTGGTTTTAATCTTCTAATCGTTGCAGCGGTGGACAAGAGAAAACCTGTCACACCACCACAATGTTCACCATCATCATTCAAAGCAGGTACTGCTCCAAATACTCTAATGAATTGATTAAGACCATCAATGATAAGAACTCTATCATTAAGGGATTCGTTTTTTACTTCGTTATGTTCTTTACTTACTTCTTTGAGTAGCTCTTTGTATTTATTAATCATCAAAATCTGTTACTTCAACATTATCAATATTTGCCTCTTCACTTGATTGTTTGTAAGCCATAATGTATGAATTACAAATCTCATTGTAAATAGACTCTTTTAGTTCGGGTCTTTCTTCGAGTATGTCTTCCCAATTTTTAGCTTGGAATTTTATTTCCTCACCTGTTTCTTTGTCGACATAAGTGTACCATGCACCACTTTGAGTTACCAACTTATATGTTTTCATCATTTGTAACCATGAACCATAATTGTCGATACCACTATCAAAGTAGATATCATAGTCAACTGAACGAAGAGGTGGCCCCATTCTATTCTTGATAACTTGAGCACGAGTTTTGATACCAACTACTTGGTCTACTCCACCAATTTTAGATTTAAGTTGTCCCATTGATTTTAACCTAATTCTACAAGAAGAGTGGAATGCTATTGCTTTACCACCACTTGTAGTCCAAGGGTCACCAAAAGAAACACCTAATCTTGTTCTTAATTGATTTGTGAAAATTAAAGATATTCTTTCTCTACCTATAAGATTTGTAATCTTTCTCATAGCTTTAGAAATAATAATAGCTTTCTGAGTAGCATAACCTGCTTGGTCGTAATCTGCGGATATCTCTACCTTAGTTGAAGCACCTGCGACAGAATCCACTACAATAGTTACTAGCTTTTTCTTGTCTGATGACCTTACTGACTCTATAATTGAATCAATACCTTCAAAGATATCTTCAACAGTTTCAAGAGGAACATACAACATTTTTTGAATGTCAACTCCAATCGCTTCTAAGAAATCAGTATTACAAGCATTCTCAGTATCTATATAAACACCAAGACCACCCTTTTTCTGAGTATCTGCGATTGCGTGAGCTGCCAATAGTGATTTACCACTTCCTTCTAAACCTGTAATCTCTGTTAGTCTACCAACTGGTAATCCACCATTTGGTCTATTTGATATCGCCAAATCTAACATCGGTGAACCTGTCGAAATCCAACCATCAAGGTCGGTAGGAGTTTGTTCACCACCATCCAAGAAGTAAGCCACCTTGTGGGCGGACTTAAACTTCTTGTTGAGGTTATCAGCTAAGATTGAAGATAGTTCATCACGAACCGATTCTTTCTTCTTCTTTGCCATAGATTATTCGTTAAATAAGTCGTCAAACGCTTCTTTTACATTAGTCGCTGGGGAAGTTGCAGTTGTAGTTTCTTTTACTTCAACTTTAGGTTCTTCTTTTTTATCAGAAACTTCACCTGTATCCAACCATTCTTTTAACATTCCTTCCATTTCTTCATAAGAAACTTTTTTGAACATATCACCAAGAACGATTTGGTCTTTAGCGGTTTCTAATACATTCTTATCCTCTGAGATAGCTGATGTATTTGGTTTTACTCTGATGTAAGTTTCAGGATAAGTTTTACCTAACTCTGCAGCAGTTTTAAATTCTACTGTTACATCTCTACCATTTACGGGGTCAGTCAAATCACCATAATCAGGGTCAGCGAAGAATCCAAGAAGTTCTTGGTATACATTCTTACCGAATCCCCAAAACTTAACACCTTCAGACTCTTCACCTCTAACGAGGATAGGAACATAAGTTCTCATCTTTGGAGTTAACTTTCTTGAAAGTTGGTAATCATTCCTATCACCTGTTGCTTTCAACTTTTCTGCAAACTCTAAGATAGGGTCTGCTTCACCAAAAGAACTTGGGCTGATAATATTCTTACCACCAAATCCAAAATGGAAATAAAGTTCGATGAACGGGTTAGAGGGATTGTGAACATAAGGAAGAATCCTTACTTGTTGTTTGCCGGGTTGTGGTTTCCACAAGTTGTCGGTCTTTGTTACTTTGGTCTGAAGAGAGTTCAGACGATTGCGGATTGCGTTTAAATCAATTGCCATAATTTACCTTTTTTAATTATTATTTATTTAAGTTAGTCACTAATATACAACATTTGGTTGACAAATCCAAATGTTTTTTCATTTTTTTTATTTTGCAGTTATCACTACTGATATAAATATGTAAAAATATTTAATTAACTGCGTTCTGAGCGTTTTTCTAAGTCTAAATAAAATCTACTTGCCTCAGAGTCAATCCATGACTTTTCACTCATTTCTTTGTTTATTTCTTTCTTATCACTCCACCATTGATTTTCTTTTTTAATGGTATTCCATTTGTTGTCAACCTCTAAGTCTCTAACATCATCTTGGTGTAATACTTCACCAGTTTCACTACTAAATGGTGATGATGATTTTGGTGTTTGTGGTACAAGGTTCATAAAGTAATCTTCTAACATTTTAGATGGTCGCATTGGTAGTTTATCATATAAAGGCATTCCATCGTAATAATCTATAAATGGAGTATCACCATCCATATTCGTATGTATTCTTAAATCTTGATGATACATTTTATACAACTTTCCTTTTTGTAGAGTTGCCGTTCCATTAAGTTGTTTGTTTTTAGGAATTGTTTTATCCCACTTGTTAGTATATGGCTTTCTTAAGTTACCTTGCCAATACCATGGCCATTGTTCACAAAAAAATGTCCAATGATTATCTTTAAATTTTAGTTTTAATGATTCTGAGTGTTTAAATATATTGTGATGAATTGTTTCATCAAAGTTAGAACCACCTATCCAAAATTTTGGATATGGATATATTTTTTGTATTTCGTCAAATTGTTTAATTGTAGGTTTATTGATATAAACAAAGTCAAGGACTTCCCATGCTCTTCTGAAAACATCAATCAGTTCAGAGTGTGACAATAATCTTACTACATCTTGAAATGTAGATTTAAGTTGTAAAGCTTGCTCGTCTGTAAAGTCTTCTATAATGTATATATGGTCAAATTCATTTGAGTCTACAAAGGTTTGTACAACTCCAATATCATCGTATCCTACGATAATCATCGCTTTAGGTACACAATATTTTTTAGGAATTTTTTTACCTGCACCTAATTTAAAAGTATCTTTGTGTCTGTGTTGTCTTCCGATATATGTTAACATATCTTTAAGACCTTCATAACTTTTTTGCATACTTAATTAATTTACATCAACTATTCTGAATAAACTTGTCTTTAGTATTTTGTGTCCTTCACCATCGGTTAGAATCATAGAGTTTCTATAATCTTCCCAATTAATTTTATATGTTTTGTCTGCAACACCACCATTTAAGTCAACAATCAATCTATTTAATGCGTTTATTGTGTAGATAGTGTTTGATTCCTTCTTACGATGTGCTAATATAGTACTTCCTAAGAATTTTCTTTCATTGTTCGGTATTATATTGTAACTAATCACTAACTCTTGTGATGGTTTTAATTTTAAAATAAATATTTTTCTACTATAAAGGATAAATGAGTTTTGAATGTTTTCTAAAACTGATTCAAATTCAGCCTCATTAGTAAATGTACATAATAGTTGTGTTCTCACTCATCTTCCCTTATTTTACATTCAAAGCTGACTTTACTTTTCCTAATGGAAGTTCTTGTGTGCCTTCAAAGTTGTAACTATATCTACCAGATGAATTTGTTCCCATTCTAAATTGTGAATACTTCATATCACCTGTTGTTTCATTTATACCTGTTAATCCATACCCCGTCATTGCGAAATACTTACCATCTTTTGCATTTGTTCTTAAAAAGAATACAATTGTGTCTGATAAGTCTTTTGATAGCTTATCTTCTACAAATTTTGATGAACCAGGGAATTGTTTATATGTAGTTCCCTTTCCATCTTTATCTACACCAAAGACCTTATATAAAGGTAATGTTGTTTTACCATATATCATTTCTTTTTCTATCTCTATTAGTTGTGAGTATAACTTTTTTGCGTCTCCAGATAAATCACCCAAAATATTTTTAAGAACTATTGCTGATTGAAAGTTTGTCAATAACTTAGCAACAGTATCTTTTGTTACAGGTGCGGTTAAAGAAAGTTTTTCATATCCGTTATAGTAAAATGCTGGATTTGATATAGCTGCGGTTGACAATGCTTTCAGTTTAATATCTACATTACTTACTAATTTATCTAATACTTTTTGATTTGTTGCAATTTGTTCAAAAGAATCATATATAGATGGTTTTTTAGCTTCATTTAAAATACCTTCATGTAATCCTGCTCTTAACAATTCTTTTTCTAATTTTTTAACTTCAGATTTTGGTGATTTTTTTAATCCTTTGAATATCTTTTTTGAGAATCCAAATAAGAATTTTCCTAATTGAGAAATTTTTTGTAATAAATTAGAACCAATACTTTTTATGAAAGCAACACCCTTATTTAAAAAGTCTCGTAATCCCTCATTCAATTGAACTGACTCTAATGCCAACTTCTTAACATCTTCAGTACCCAATAAATTATACTTATCTTTTAAGAATCCGTATATTTTACCTAATTGAGCTCCACCTTCTGCTTTTTTAAGTGATACTTGTATAAACTTAATACTTGTACCAGTTATTGTACAAACACCCTTTTTATCATATTCAACAGGTAAACCTTCGCTTAACTTAGATATAAGTTCAGACGCTGGGACATTAGATATGACACAATCGGCAGTATTATCTTTTACACCATCTACTAATTCAGAACGCTCAGTAGCTTGATAGTATGATTTAATACTTTTGTGACATATATATGCACCTTTAAATTTCATATCATCTGTAAACTTGGTCATACCTGCCATTAATTGTGCTATCAAGAAATAATCCCCAAGTGGCATTGTATCTAATTTAGATAAAATTTCATTAGGTTTTGCATAGTCACCACTCATTCCTAATGCTTTTACAAATTTCTGTTTTACATCGTTAGTAACTTTTGGTAAAGTTTCTTCGGTAGCTGAATTTAATTGTTTAAGTATACTGAAACCATTTACATATGTTCCCATACATTGTGCGGTTTCCATCGTTTCTGTATCGAAGTTTACATCGGTTGGTTTAGAACCTTTTCTCATTTTACCGAATAAAGATTGAATGTTTCCATTACTAGCGGTAATTATATAATTTTTACCAGTATCTTCGGCAGATACATATACAGTTTGACCATTATTTATTTTTACTTGAACACCATCTTCAGTAGGTCCTATTTTAGTAAAAGGTCCTTTAGGTACTTTTTCACCCTTTGGTAATCCTAATTTCAATAAGTCTGCGGTATTTTTAAGTGGTATGAATTTATCACCTATTGCATATTTGTTATCGTATATTGAAGCTTCACTAAGAAGTTGTCCTAATTCAATTAGTATATTTTCTTTTACTTCTTCTTTTTTCTTTAACTCATCCTTCTCAATTTGAGTTAACATTCCAAACTTATCAATTTCTTTTTCGTTTTCTGAATCTTCTTCTTCGGTTTCTTTTTCTTTTTGAAATTCTTGGATTAGGATATCTGCATTCTTTTCACCAACCTCATCAATTAAGTGATAATAGAATGATTTTAAGAATTCTTCAGTATAGATACCTTCAGTAAGTTTAAGGTCTATATCAGACCAAACTTTCCTTAATATTCTATCTACTATGTTTTGGGATTTATTCATAACTATAAATATCTAAATATTGGTCTTAACCATATTATCGTAATCTTTTCCAATCTCTAATTGTGTAGGGAATCCATCTTTTTCCATTATCTTCTTTACTTCCCTAATATATTTGTCTTCACCTTCATCTACATCAAATAGAATCGAGTCATATGTGTATAGTATAGGTATTGACTTTTGATTCAAACCTATTTTAGACAATTTGTCTAATATAAGTATGTTTCTTTCTGTTTCAAGCGCTTGTAAAACATAATTAAATAATTTATTTTTATTCAGACTATCATCAAATTTAATTTTTCTTTGTAAAATAGGTGTAACCACTTCACGATTTCGTAAAAAATCTAACCATAGTGAGTTTATGTAATCTGATGTTTTTTTGAAAAATGGTATGTGATAGTATTCATCTTCCACCCCACCATATAGTTGTCTAAATGTGATTGCCTTTGCTTGACTAATATCTTTTCCATATTGATTTGCCAACCATTCATGTGCTTTCTTATCTAACGGAATATCTATGCCAATTAGTTTTGATATAAGTCGAATGTGATATCCATCGAAATCTAATTGGCACAATTTACCATTTTCGAATCTTGATATAAATCTACTACGAACACCATCATCTTTTTTAAGTGCCGCATAATTTGTTCCTTTAAATGTATTGGATGGTCTTGATGTTATTGTTAATGGATTGTAACGAGTATATTCATAACCCATCTTAGTATATAACCCATTCTTTTCTACCCAAGCCAAACTCTTTGGATAAAGTTGTGAGAATTTAGAAATTTTTGAGTCGACAAAAAGTTTCTTCCAATCTTCGAATTGTTCGTAATGTTTCCATATAGGAATAAGGTCATTTGCTTTAGGTGCCTGTCGTCTTCTGAAGATAGTGTATATAGGTTTCTCTTCTACATCAAAGTTCTTTGCTTGCCAGAATAAAGACATTTCTAAGTCATACATATTCGGTAAAAAGTCATAATGATACAAGAAGTCTTTCATACCTACTATATAAACTTCTTTGAAGTTATGAAACTCTACTTTTTGGTCTATTTTAGTTGCGTCTATGTTATGATAATTGATAAATAGGTCTAATGTACCATCTGATATGATTAATGCGGATACTCGTGTATGTATGGAGTGTTTATCTAAACTTGTGAGTATAGGATATACCATAACCCTCTCCCCTTGGAGTTGGGATATATGTTTCCTAAGTTGTTTGTTGCTATCTACAATTTTCATCCGTAACTAATATACGAAATATTTATGAGTTTTCCAAATTTATATGGGTTTCTATTAAGTCTATGATTTGTAATCGTGACTTATCCATATTTGTCTTGTAGCATAGACTCCAAATGTCTGATACTAAATTCCTTAATTTTAAGTTTTCTTTTTTTAATTCTAAATTTGTCATATTAATATCCTATAAATTCTAAATCAACATCACTTACTAATCCTTTTTCAACATAGTAAGGATACTCTTCGTTTAACCAATAGTTTTGAACATTGTCTACTTCACTTATTACATCGTTGTATAAGTCAGAAATATCATATCCATCACCATATTGAATACCACCACAAAGAACCATAAGTTCATTTAGGTTGTCCCAATTATCTTTGTTGTTTTTGATACTAAGTAATATCTCAGCTTTCATAAGGTCTGATACCTTGTCATTGTGGTCATACATTTCAGTTGACCAAGGTTTTGTAATTTTTATTCCGTATTTACTCATATTTTTCATTTTATCTGTACATTGTTACAAAAGAACCGAACTTATCATCGAATACTTTGATTAGATTTTCATAATCACCACTTGTCATTTCATCCATTAGTGGTTTAAATGGAATATCAAGGTTTCTACATAATCTTTTAGCCAAACCTAAGATTGCGTAAGCATTACCATCAGGTCCTGTTAAATCGATTTCGATTCCTACTTTTTTGTTTTCTTTTGATTTTATCATATCTCTTACTTTACATAGTAAAGATAACAAAAAGATTTGTAATTGCCAAATTTTTAATGTTAAATTTATGTTAAATTTATTAACAAGTTATTAACAATTTTCTTAAATTTTTGCACCTTGTTGTAGATTGGTAAGGTATCTTTCTAATCCTTCGAATTGATTTATGTACAAAAGGATTGTTCGTTGATTAGTATCAATAATACCTTTTTCTTCAGGTGTATCATTAAGTGGGCCTGATATTTTCCATTTTAACTTAAGTTTTTGATAGTAAGGACTGTCTAATTCATCAAACCCATCTTTATTAATCTCATTTATGATTTCACTACCTTTTCTTTTGTAAAAAAACCTTTCTGCAAACCCATTGTCATAATCTTCGTTAGTTGGTTGAAAGAAATATGGGTCAGGTATTGAAATAATAGGGTCAAAATCTTCTACTGCGTCTGTTAATACATTGTATTGGTAAGTATTTGTAAGAATTTGATTGTCTAAGTTGTAATATCTAACTAATTTTTTAGAAACATCCTTTACAAAGAGGGGTTCAGTATACACTTCGTTGGTATTAGAATAAATGTGATACTGTCCTTCATATTCAGTACCATCTTCAAACATCCACTCACCACCACTTGTGTACAGACCTTTTTGGATTGCTCCCTCTGGATAATATATTCGTTTTCTTCCCATTACGCGTCAATCATCATTAAGCCACTAATTTTAGTAGTCCAGTCACCTGCACTAAAATCTTGACCAAGTTTTGTTACTATAAAATATGCATTATCTTTTAATCTTTTAGGTAATCTATCTACCGTAAATGCGTCACCATATTTTGGACCACTATAACCATCACAAGTAAGTTCACATTCTAATCCATAACTAATGTTTGGATTATATTGTTTATTCTGACTTTTTACATATGCTTTCAATGCTTGTTTTGCACCTGTAATATCATCTTCACTAATATTATCACCAAGATTTTCTAATGCTTTCTTCAAATCAGCAGTTGTGGTATTTTCAGGTTCCGTTCCTTCTGGGTAACAACCACCAAATACTTTATTAAGTTGTGGTGCACCTTCACCATCCATAGCTGCGGCAGTTGCCATACTTATTAGTTCTGAATCTAAGTTAGATGTCAAACTACAATCTCTAATACCATTATTAAATCCATTTGCTAAATTAATTGTTGTCATAGCAGTTGATTTAGCGGCAGTCCCTTTATTTAAAATTAAAAATTTACCTTTATCACCATCAACTATATCTGGGTCATTATATAAAAACATAGTTAGATATCCACCTGACAATTCTTTTACTTTATTAAATACTTTTTTCAAAAACATTGGGGTTGATATTCTTTTGGGTGATTCTTCTTTTCCTGGTGGGTTTTGTAAATCACTCATCATTTTTTGCAATAGTGGAATAGATATGTATATGTTATCTATTGGATTACTGCTAGAGTCTTTAATATCTCTATAATCTGCATTACTACCATAGTTACACCCCCATCCAAATATAACTTCCAAAGGATTTGCAGATTTTATATTGGAATCATTCGTTTTGTTAAGTGTAAATTTTGAATAATCGAATTTTTTAGCACTTAAACCTTGAATACTTTTTGCGTTTTTATTAATGTAGTTAAGAAATGACCCAAGGCTAACATATGGTAGTACATTATCTGTATTACTATCAAAAAAAGAAAAGAACCCTGAAGCTTGCATTTGGTGATTTGCTAATCCAAGTTTTACACCAGACCTATTATATTTTTTTGCTTTTCCACCAGATGGTTGGTCTGAAATTTTAGAAGCGATACCTACAAGATTTGTTATTAGGTCTTTAGATGGTACTTCTTTACCCGATTCCTCGTCTTTTACCATTTGTGAACCAACATCTTTTAAAGTCATGTAATCTACATCTACAACACCATCAGCGGCACCTGCCACTTTTAAACTAACATCATAACTTAAATCTTGATTTATAGTAAAATTAAAACCTGTTATTTCACCTTTTACTGTTACACTCGAACTACCAACCCATCCGATAATTAGATTTACTCGTTGTCTTGGTGTCATAAATGTTTGGTCTATTTGGTCAAAATCAGATTTATTGTAAACCTTTACCTTTACATCTGCTTCAAACAACATTGCGTCTGATATATCTTGTCCACCATCATTTGATATAGAAATACTTTCTAAAATAGGTTTTGGTGTTAATCTACCACCCTCTGAACTCATTAATTCTGAGTGTTTTTTCTTTACATCACTCTCGATTGATGTTATACTTCCTGCACATCCTACTACACCACCACCAACTCTTTGAATTTTCGCATACGCTCTTTTATGTATACCTACACCTTTTATTCTGTAATCTGCTCCTTGTAATTGTGGGGTTGGTAACCCTCTACTTCCTAATGTAAATGCCATAACTTACCTATACATTATTTAATTCATTGTACTCATTTTGTAGTGATTCTACATCATCTGGTATTCTTAGTTGAACTCCTACTTCTGGAAATAAAGTACCTTTTCCCATATTATTAGCTCTTGCAAGAATCCACCACAAACTTGGGTCTCTATAATACTCCCATGCTAAGTTGTCTAATCTATCACCTTGTTTTGTTATGATGTAAATATCATTTATAGATGGATTTATGACAGGATAAACCACAGTCTCAGTAAACTTTCGTTCACCCTCTTTTTTTATTATTTGTATGTTATCGTATCTTTTCATATTTAAACTCTAAAACTTCCATCAAAAGAAAATACTTTTTCACTTTCATATTGATGTAATTCATTTCCAAGGATTGTACATCCAACTGAAATATCAATTCCCATAGGTAGTCCAAAGTCAATATCCCATGTTGTCTCATCAGAATATGCGTATGATAATGAAGTTAGTATCATTGGTGTATCTACATATAATTTTCCAATTGTTAATTGTAACTCTGATTCTGCACCACCCTTACCTGGAGCCGTATATCCATTAGAACCAACATATTTTGGCATTGTATAAGTTGATAATCTTTCTAATTTAGTATACAATGGTTGCATTTCAACTCTTGAAGTTGGATATACTTTAAAGTTAAAAGAAATATCTCTTTTAAATGAATCATATACATATACAGGTTCTGCTCTACCACTATATTTTATTTCAGTATAACTTGGTGAGAAATTTTCTGATAAACCTGATATTGTTCCTCTAAATTGTAGTCTACTACCATCTTCACCTAATTTAAAAACTAATGGAACTAAATCATCGCTAGTTTCACCAATCTTAAGTGCGTTGATTTTATCTACATGAAGTGTAAAATCTGCCAATTTAGTGAAGTCTACATCAAACTGACCTTTTCGTACATTTCCTTGCGCATCCAACATTCTACCTGGATTACCAAATCCAAAGTCTTTTTCAATGTTGTTTTTATCATAGTCTTGTGCGTTTTCTTTACCTCTACCACCATCTAACTTTTTTCTAAAGTCTGTTGGTAAAGGTGGATTTGCACCCTTTTGTTTTCTATCATCTGCAATTTCTGATAGTTTACCATAAGATATCATTTGATAGTCAGAGATATCAGGAATCCCTTTAACTAAACCATCTGGATTACTGGTGACAAATTTATCGTCAAGAGGAAACGAATCATCCTTTTTCTCTACTTGCTTAGCTACACCAAACTTTTTTAATTCTTCTTTCTTTTTTGGTACTGCGTTATCACCTTGAGTGTAAGTTTGGTCTTGTTTAGTTTTTAAATCAAACGAATCTTTTAAAACAAACTTTTGTTTGAATTTTAGACCTGTACCTTTTTGTTCAAATTCGCCAGTAGTTTTACCAGGTACAAAAGTACTTACATATTTTTTTACTTGAGATACACCTATTCCGTACAGTGAGTCAATTCCACCTCTTTTATCTTCTCTAAGAGCACTACCTATTTCGATTTTACTAAAGTCACCATATAATTTTTCTAATGTATCGTCACTTGTTAGACTAGCAATTTTGCCTAATCCCACTTTCTGATATTTTCCATCAACATCTAATCCAAGAATACCACTTCTATCAGGTTTAAATCCTATATGTTGACCACCTATTGCTCCTAAGAAGTTCGCAGGTGTCCATGTTTTATTGTATTTGTTAGTTCTCTGTAATCCTATTTGTGTTGCGGACCATAGTAAACCTTTTACTGATAAAAAGAATGAACCTAACCTTACTAAATCTAATACTGCTCTTTCAGTTGAAGCAACTACACCACCTCGAATCAATCCATCATCAATAGGAACTCCGAGACCCCAATTTTGTGGTTCAGTAAAACTATTTCTTTGAATACCTCTTAAAACATATGGTTGAGGTACTAAACTAAATTTATTTGCTGCAGGGTCTTGTAGATTGAACTTATTATACATTTCATCTAAGAATGATGGTGATTGTCTTTGTTGTAGTAAATCACCAATACTTGTAAATGAATCTATATACCTATCACCATCTGGCGAATATCTTTGTGTATCACCAATTGCTGCACCCACTTTATATTGACCATATCCTGCTTGGAATGATATTCCTCTACTTGAACCACCGAAGTTACTTAGTAATGAAGATGCGTTATCAAATTGAGTATCACTTATACCTGTAAATTTAGTATCATCTTTAGTTTTCATGAATGGTGAGAATCCCTCTGCCTTATCATTTGTAAAGAAATCAACTTTTTGAGGTACTTCTAATCCTTGACTTTCTAAGTTTCCACTAAATGTAAAATCACCTGGCGTTGTCTCACCTTTAAATCTGTCACCTTGTGTTATATTTTGTTTATCAGTTTCACCTAAGAATTGTTCTGATAAATTCATTTGATTAGGAGTCGTTTCACCTAAGAATTTAGAACTTCTATCTGATTCGGTAGGAGTTGTTTCACCTAAGAATTTAGAACTTCTATCTGATTCTTTTTGTGTTGTCTCACCCAAGAATTGTTGAGTAAACTTAAATTCATTAGGAGTAGTTTCACCCAAGAATTTTTGACTAAATTTAAAATCACCTGGTTCAGTTTCACCTTTGAACTTATCACCTTGAGTTACTTCATTAGGTTCTGTTTCACCTTTAAACTTATCACCTTGAGTTGCCTGATTGGGTTCGGTCTCACCTTTGAACTTATCACCTTGGGTTACTTCATTAGGTTCTGTTTGTCCAAGGAATCTTTCTTCTAAAGACATTGGTTTTGGACTTGTCTCACCTTTGAACTTATCACCTTGAGTTACTTCAGTAGGTTCTGTTTGACCTTTGAACTTATCACCTTGAGTTACCTCATTAGGGTCAGTTTGTCCTTTGAACTTATCACCTTGAACTACTTTGTTTTGATTAGTTCCAATTTTTTCAGGAGTTTGTTTTGAAAATCTAACATCGTTTTTTGTTTTTACTTTATCAGTTAATGGTACAGTATTAAACGCAGAAGGTTCTACTCTTGTTTTTACTTCAAGAGGTTCACTTTTTGGTTTTCTGTAATCACCAAGGTTTGATTTTAAATCTTTTAACGACATTAATTAACTCCTCTAGTACTTCTTACTCGTTGTACTTTTGATATTTCACTAATTACTTTATTATCAAATACTATTTGTATAGGTTGAGCTTGTAAATCACCTCTAAGTCCTTTAATTTCTTCTAATAATGGGTCACTTTCACCACCACCACCTGCGGTTGCACCACCACCATCGTCACCACCTGCTCCAAATGCTCCTGCAATCATTGGTAACATAAGTCCTAATGCGAATACCGTTCCAAGGAATGGTGTTATCATCAATAGACCCATTGCGAATGGCATCATCGCTAATCCTACTGCCGCAAGTCCTGCCGCCAAGGAAAGTAAACCTGGTGCGACTAACACTAATTGACCCAATCCTGCGGCTAATGCCGATATTGCTGGAACTGCTGCAATCAATATCATAGATGCGAGTCCAAACGCAAGAATACCCGGCGTTGCGTAAAGTAATCCAATACCCAATGCTAACATACCGACACCAAGTAAACTTAATATAGCAGTTAATGGTATTAAGAATGGTGCAATCGTAATCAGACCCATTAAGGATTCTGTAAGATTACCCATCATTTCAAATCCTTTAGCTATTTCTTGTATCGCATATCCAAGAACTAATAATGCTGCGGCAATAATTAACATTGCGGCGGCACCTGCGAGAATCGCAACTGCTCCAACACCACTCATCATTATTGCACCTACTAATGCCAATGCACCTACTAATGCTAACATGGATACAACTGCCATACCAATAGCTTTCCATTCAACCTTCATAAATTCTTGTACTGCTTTTGCGAATACAAATACGGATGCCGCTACAAGTAATAATGCCGCACCACCTGCGAGTAATTTTTTAGCGTCTATTTTTGAAATAGCATTTGTCATACTACTTGTTCCTTTACCAGGACCACTATCAATTTTTGGTTTAGGTTTTGGCATATTTGTTTGTTTATCACCACCAATTAGACCCATAGCTGAACCTGCCTTTTTAGCAAGTCCACCTATACCTTTTAATGCAATTGAGGCCTGTGCTATCGCTGGTAAATATGATGTCATCAAAGCTTGTCCTTGTTGCATAACAAATTGTTTATTAGCCTCTCGCGCTTCATTATCTTCAATTAGTTTTTTTCTCGCTTCATCTGTTAAATCTGCAGTTTCTTCCAAGAATTTCGCATGTTCAGCTTGTTTGGTAACTACTTCAGATAATTGTTGACCAGTCATACCATATGCAGCACCCAACGCCTCAAGTTCCATTGGTCCTTTACCTTCTAAATCCTCTAAAGATATTCCTAATTCTGACATAGCTTTATTAAATGCGTCTAAGTCACCTGTTAATTGATATTCCATTGAAGCTTGTCTAATTGCATTTGTATTTTTAAGTAAGTCACCCATTCCCATGGCTCTTGCTTTCATCTCAGCTTGTATAGAATTTTCAATATTTAACATATTAGATGAAACATCTGCCATTTGCTCCATACTCATACCCATTTGTTTAAGTTGTGCGGCTTGTTTAGCAAATGCCATTATTTGTTTTTCAGATTTACCTACTAATAAGGTTGCGTTTTTGGCCATATCTTGGAATATAGCTCTTGCAGATACACCTTCTTTTTGTGCTAATACTTTTATATTTGATGTGAGTTCATCTGCACTTGAACCTGAGTTAGCAAATGCCTGTTGTAACATGATTGCGTTCTCACCAGATTCTCCTGATAATGCAGATATCTCTACTAAGTCTCTCTGCATTTCTGCAGTAAAGTTTTGAGTAGTTCCAAAGAATTCAGCAGAGTCTTTTGCTGCGGTTGCTAATGCCTCACCACCATACAACATACCTTCCATGGTAAATAAGTTTCTGAGTGTTATCGCTCCCATTCTTGCAGATTCTTGAGCTGATAATCCTAATTGAGTATAAAGTTCTTTTGCTAATCCAACGGTTGCTTGGAATCCTTCGGTTAACATTTCTACACCTTTTTTGGCAACTGCTAAACCAACACCGAACATAATACCATTTTTAAGCATATCAGCTGATAGTCCAACTGATTTCAATAAACCATCTCCAAGTTCATCAGCAAGGTCTGTGATTTCTTGTTGTTTGTCTTTTCTTTTTTGTTCAACCTTTAAAAGATTTTCTGTTGCCTCTAACTCTTTTAAAATTTCTTCTTTTCTATCTTTTGTTAAGTTATATTCACCTTCAATGATTTTTTGTTTTTCTTCGAGTACTTTTGTGAGTTTAGAAGATAAATCTTTTTCTTGAGCTAAGTCTGCAGTAAGTTGTTTGGCAATCTTACCTTGTTTGGTACGATAATCCAAATTTTTCTTTAAAACATCGGCAAGATTTGATTGTAAGTCTTTTTCCGCCGCAACTGCGTCAATTCTTGCTTGTGTATCTTTGTTAAACTTAGCCATTTATCCCCTTGTGTAGTTTAGTCGTCAGTTAATTCACGACCTGTCCATTGTACGGGCTTAATATTATACTTTTTTAGTAATGATTGGTATTTAGGGTCATTTGTCAATTTAGCAAGTTCTTTTTCTTTTTTACTTTTTTTTATGTAATTGATAAACTGACTAATAAAACCTTCAGGTAGGTTTTGTTTTTCAAGTACTTCCCTAAACTTTGATTCTTTTATGGTTTTCATATGGTATCCCTTAGTTTATATTCTATAAATATGTAAAAACCCAACAAATATGTCGGGTTCTTATATTACTTCTTGACACGAGGCATTTTTGACTTCATTTTTCTCATTTCCTTGTCATGTGCCTTCTTTTCTTCTTGTTTGAACTCTATTATCTTTCCGATATAGAAATTCCTTGCCCAAACGGGCATATTGTAGACATCGGTGTGAGTAAACCCACCATTTCCATGGAATATAAGGTCAAAAATTTGAGCGTGTAAATGCTTTCTATAATTACTCGGAAGGCCAAAAAAACCCGACATCCATAGGCAGTTGCATTTCTCTCTCTTCCCCGGTCTCCTCAGATACAAATTCAAATGTTAAATCAATATCGGGAACACTTTCGTTGATATACGCTCTGAGTGCCTTTGAATCTACTGCGAATAATTCATTGTCCACGAAATGATTAATGTCTTTTTGTTCTTCAGAACCATCTACTGAAAGAATCATATTTTTCATCCTTGTAGTTAATTCTCTTGAAGTCATATCTTTTAATTTTCGATTTGCCTTCTTTAGAGCTTCAACTTGATGTTTTACTTTTCTTTCTCTTGATTCAGTCATCGCCATAAAAGTAATTTTTCTCTTTGATACTGGTAATGTGAATTCAAACTCATTCTTATGAAGTTCTACTTGATTTGAACCATCGTATGATTTGTTTTCAAACTGAGTGAGGTCAATTGTTTCCTTCTGCTTTGTACCTGGTTGTGATGGGTCATCAATTTCTACTTTGTAGTCTTTACCATACCCAAGTACTCTTGCTGCAATCATAATTGCGTTTTTATCACCTGTAACTAAATCTACATATTTTATAGGTTCACCTTCACCATTACCGATGATTAGTGATTGGAATAGTCTGTCTAAAACAGTTCCATCTTTAATATATGATTGTGTAGTTAGGATATCTTCCTCTTTTGCCGTCATATACTTCATTTCAACCTTTCCTACTGAAAGTGGGTTGTCTTTTTCGTATATTAGACCTTTTGAGGGTAAATCTATAACTTCCGTAGGGAATTTATAGTCACGAACTTCTTTTGTTTCGTGTTGTTGGATAGCTTTTTGTACCATATCCTTATCGGATATTGGGTACTCATCTTGTAATTTTTCTTTTGCCATAATAAAACTCGTTTTATATCTTTTTGTTGTACTGTACTATAATATATATGTAACTGGACTATTATTAATACAAAAAACCCCCAAAAAGTTGAGGGTCTTTATTTTTTTAGTAGAATATTGGTTATGCCCAAGAATAACTTCCGTCTGAACCATTTAAAACATTTACACCTGCTTCAAATCCATCTGGTAAATCACCATCATAGGTAATTTTATCTCTTCCACCATAATCAAACCCATCAGATGGTAGTCCCCATGTATTATCTGCCTCTGCAATTGTAAAGTGAGTAACAGGGTCACCTGCAACATCTTGCCAAGTAGCGTATTCTGATTCACCTATCCACTCAACAACATTGTCGTCTTTTCTTCTAACGATTAAATATGCCATAGTATCTCTCCTTTGTATTAATATGTAATAAATATGTCTTTATATAATAAAAAACCCACCAATCGGTGGGTTATTCATTTTGTAATTTCTATTTACAATCCGTATATTAAAATTGTAGTATTGCGTAATCGTAAGTAAGTGTCATTTCTACTGTTGCCAAGTCTTCACCTGCGTAGTCCATATCTGAAAAGTTTGCAGATTGGATATATGCACCTTTTAATGTCCACTCTTCTACTTTATCACCAACAGGACCCAAACTGTTAAATGTGATGTCTTTTTTATAGAAATCAGAGTATCCATCTCTACCTGTTACAGATTCGTGATGTAGTCTTACCCACTCCATTACTGCTTGTGCAGCGGAAGGTACGACTGGGTCGTATAAAGTGATTGCTAAATCTTGCCACTCAGAACGACCTTTCACATATCTTCTAACATTGATATGGTCGATGGTAACTTTACCATTGTTTATTTCTGGTCTGGCTGCCGTTTTCACCAAGTATGCAGGGATTCCTTCGATGTACATGATGAACCTATTTGACATTTTAGGTTCAAAGTTGGTGAACATTATTTCATTTGGGTCTAATAATTGTGCCATTTAATTCTCCTATTTCTCTTTCTAATAAATAGTGTTATCTATTATTTTTTATTCAGGGAACGCTGCGCCTGTTGGTAGTACATTGAAATCAAGTACTATAAACTCTGCAGTTTTCGCTGGTTGAATAAAAATCTCTCCTTTTAAGATGTTTCTATCAATAATATCTGGTGTATTATTTGATTCATCCATTATTACTCGGAATGCGAACAAACCTTGTCTCTGTTGTACTGACTCTAAGTAAGGGTTAACTATACTTAAGAATCTGTTTCTTGTCGCTGCCGTATTATTTTCGAACAATAAGAATCTTGAAGATGATGCGATGAACTTCTTCAATGCGATTAACAATCTTCTTACATTGATTCTGTCAAGTGCGGATGGTCTAGCTTGGAGTGTTTTTTGTCCAAATACCGTAGCACCTTGTCCAGGGAATGTAGCGATTGGGTTAATTCTATTTTCGTATAATGTATCTCTTTCATCGTGAGTTAATCTTGATTTAACTTCGATTACATTTGATAAACCACCTCTGTTAAGACCTGCTGGTGCGAACCATGGTTCTGCAACTGCGTCATTAAATGCGATAACACCTGGTAATACAACACTTGGTGGTACCCAGACTGGCTTATTTTTATCTGTATCAAGGATTTTAACCCATGGATGATAAGTTCCAACATAATTTGAATCGAATGAACTTAGTGAGTTAACTACTGTTGCGATTGAATCTGAATAAGACCCAGCGTCCATTACATAGAATGCGTCTTGTCTATCTTCTACCATATCTTTTGCAAAAGTAGTTACTGATGAGTGTAGTCTATTGATTACACCTGGTGTAACTAACATATTCATATCATACTCATCAGGGTTTGACATTGCGTTAATAGCTTTTCTAAATGCAATCGTACCACCTGCAGTCGCTGATGATAAATCTAATCCTTGCATATTACCTGCAACAATGTTTTCTCCTGTAAGTATTGTTCTGTTTGGTGCGAATCCATCAAATCCACCTTGGAATGGTACATTGAATTTTTTATTGTCTATAATACCATCGTTTAGTGTAATTGCTGCTCCATTTGAAATACAATTACTTAGTAAGAACTTAGAACCAACAGTTTCAGAACTTGAATCTGGAATTGGATTTAAGTAGTTTAAGTTATCTGTATTTGTAAAGTCATATGAGTATCCTAAGAATGCTCTCTTGTTAAATTCACCTGCAATTGACTGAGTTAGTTCATATGTTGGACTTGGTATATCGTGTCCACTATGAATTGGTGATTTAACTGCTGCAAATCCGAATGGTACAAGACTTGAATCGATTGCTCCCGCGTCTACATCAGAATTTACTTCTACTCTAATGTTTACAGATGCGTTTGGATAGTCACCATTTGAAGTAACTTTACCATTGTTATCAACAGTAATATATTTGTCACCAATTACTCTCTTAATATAGTTAGGTGAATTAGGGTCTAAGTTAAGTCCACTAAACTCTTCTACTATATTTGGTCTAACATCACTATCTTGTACATTTTGACCGAAAACAGAATAAGGAATCTTAGAACTATCTACTCTTCTTACTATTACTGAGAATGTTCCATATTCAGAACCAGGTACTTCATTTGCTGGTTTGATATCTCTAATACCAATTTTAAATTCGTAGTTTGTTGGATTACCATGTGATAGTGTGTGGAATCTAAATAAGTTTTTAGTAACACCTGATACATCTTGTGATATGATGAAAGGTGTTGTAGCCTCACAATATGCTTTAGTATAGTCGGTTTTTCTAAGTGTATCTATTTCTACATCACAATTAGGGTCGCTGGCAAAAGACGATGATTGGAATGTTTTAAAGTTTAGATACAGATAACCGAATTCCGAACCATTTTTAGGAGATGAACCAAATGTTTTTCCAATATACTTGGTAGATGTTGGGTTCAATGATGCGGTTGCGATTGCAAGTACTGCTGATTCTGATAAACCTGTTACTGCACCTGAAGCACTTAAATATAGTGCGAAGTTTGAAGCTGATACTTCTGTTGTTGGTGAAGCGGCTGAACCACTTAAGTTAGTGACTACTGATTTATCAAACGAACCTGTTGAGTTTGCTACATTTCCAAATGGAACTTTTGTAGTTGGGTGAATCACCGCTGCTACTGAACCACTAATCTTTAAAACTAAAGGTTCAACAGTATAACCACTTTGTCCTAATACTCTAACAATAGTTGCCGTTCCTGCGTCTTCTAAATACGATTGTGCAGTATATGGTAAATATGAATCTTCTGTCAATCCACCGAATACCTGCGTAAATTCTTGAAAGGACTCGACTTTGGTTGGTACGAATGCAGGTCCTTTAATACTTTGTCCTATAAGTGCTGCACCTATTTCACCAATACCTTGAGGTAAAAATGATAGGTCTTTTTCTCTTGTGAATACACCTGGACTAACAATTCTTTCTGCCATTATTTTCTCCTAAATTAAAATCTTTGGTTTACCTTTATATAAATACTCCAAAAATTTTGAAAACGAATACTTATTTGCTAGGTGTGAATGTATTAGTATTAATATCGTAAGTTCCCTCACCATATTTCTCTCTTAACTTCACGCTTAACTCTTTTTCTTCATTAAGTAATTCATTGTAAGAATCCATTAAAGCGCCTTTTTCTTTTTTCAAATCACTAAACTGATTTTCTAAACTTGTTACGCTAATTTCAATCTCACCTATTCTTGATGTTATTGATATAACCTTACTTTGAATTTCCGTAATTTTTTTAACTTCTTCTTCCGAAAAACTTTTTGCTATCTTTTCTGTCATAACTTAAAATTTATTGTTTACTACTAATATAAATATGGAAAAATTATTCATTACCACTCTTTTTGGTAATTTTAATACCTGAAAGTGATGGCGCTTCCGTAAATACTGCTTTTCCTTTTGATATTCTTCGTTTTGTATTATTGTTCAAACCAACAAATTCTGGCACAATATATGCTTTTGCTACCAATGATATTGTTGCTTTAGTAATCCTATCTTGACCCATCTCTGCGATAGTTTCAAAACTATAAGAATCACCTTTTATTACAAACTTATATCTTTCACCGAAAGACCTTCCTTGAAAGAATACAATTTGTTCTACTACTTTATTAACCTGTTCCATGTAGTCACACCAAACTATTACTTCATATTGTAAATCAACATAATCTGGTCTTTCGACTGACATAAATTCTCTTTTAGGACTTTCACCTGTTAGAACTGAAAATTGGTCGTATCTATTTGTTTTAGTATACTTTCTTTCAAATGCTTGATGTGCGTCTTCGTTCTGTGCAACTTTTAATTTTGATAATTCTGTATTAATTGAAAGATTGTCTCTTTTGAAAACTATAACGGGTGTAAGTATCATTCCGTTATCATCTTTCATAAAACCATCTCGTTGTGCACTTGCCCATTTTTCAGGTGAAGCATACATTACAGGTACAGGAAAAAATCTTCCATCATCCTCAACAGTTGGTCTTACATCTTTTTCTAAAAATGTTTTAAATGCAGAATCAACATCGTAAATACCAACACTAACATTTTTTACATTGTCTTTATCTCTTCTAATTTGTTTTGCCTTGTTTAACTTAGGGTCAACAGATGTAGAGGATTGTGTTTGTATAATCTGAGGTTTACTTGTATCTGTATTTCTGTATTTTATAGCCATCTTATAGTCCTATTGGTACTTCATTATCATTTTGATTTGAATTACCAAATCTTGTTTCTACTAATTTAATACTTGATTGTCGTGTTACATGGGTATCACATATAATAGATACATTTAAACCTTGAGTTTCACCACCATCCCAATACTTAGGATTTTTACCTGCGAAATATTGATATGAATATGCCGCATCAATCAAATGATATTCATTATTCCATTGTATAATGTCACCAACTTCAGGTACTAAATCAATACTTACTAATGAATCTCTTAAAAACTTAAATTGAACTTCACGCTGATATGATTGACCAAATTCATCAGATATTTGTGAAGCTTGGTTTCTTTCTACTAAACATGGTACTTTAATTGGATTGTGAAATACTTTATCTTTACCTTCACCATATAGGTTTGATTTTGTTTCCGTAATCGCTACCATATAGTAATAGATTTGTGTATCAATAATATCATTGATAAGTTCTTTGTTCAACTTATTGAACAAATCCATGTCTCTTTGCCCACCGAACAACGCCATTTATTATCCTATAAAAATTGGTCTTGGAACTCTGTTTAAAGTTTCCTCTAAAAATTCAGATTCTTCTTTTCGCGCTTCCATTAATGCTCTACGAGAAGTTGATTCTAACATTTCTTTCAATTCCGTTAATAAAGTTTCTTTTTCTGCAGATGCCTCATTTCTTAAATCAGCACCATCAAGTGTTACATCCGCACCTGGTATAGGGATAGAACTAAACTTAGCTCTAATTGCACCTAACATTTCTTTTGCTAATGCCAATGCATATCTTGCAATCCATTGTTTTCCTGCACTATTAATATTTGTATATGTTAGTCTACCAAATGGTGCATTTGATAAATCACTCACAACATTTGAATTTGCTATTGGTGATTTACTTTCACTTTCTAATGTATAATCAAAATATACTTTTGCACCTGCGTCTTTAGATTGTGGGAATGGATATAATCTAATTCGTTTACCATCAACATGGAATCCATATGCAGACTTACGAATAAGGTCATTGAATTCAATAGCTTGTAATCTTAAAAGGTCATCAAACATAGGTTGCATCATAAATGAGACACCAGGGGAATAATTACCCCATCCAAAAGTTTCTAACATTTGTTGAGAACCTAAACCTGTACCGATAAATGGGTCAAAGTATCTTATGATTGCTGGTGGTTGTGTATGGAATACTCTTCTAAGTACAATTCCATCACTTACTGAACCACTTTCTAAACTTACAACACTTGCGTCACTCAAATCATAAATTTGTTGATTTGCTACCATTGTAAAAGAACCTGTATATACTGTTACTCGTCCACCACTTAATCCTTCAGTACCATAATCTTTTGCTATACTAACCATACCACTTAGGTTCGGTGCGATTTCAGTATCTTTTAAATCACCACCCAATGCAGAACCTTGTATGGATAACATATTTTCTTTTGCTCTATATTGATTAACTTGTGAAGAATATTCATTAGCTGCCTCTTCAAGACAAGTAAAAAAGTTTATATCTTGTAATTCGACATCTACGATTGGATATCCTAATCTCTTCGCACACCATTCTGCAACTTTCGGAGCGTCACTTTGAAATTGTGTATCACCATCAAAGTATCCGAAAGGAGTTGATGAACCACTTGTAAATGAACCTGAGCCAGGCCAAATTGGAATATTTACTGCCATTTAATTCTCCTCTATGTATATAAATATGGAAATAATTAGCTTTCCCTATTTTCCATAAACGAAACTACAATATAACGAGTACCTTTTGTTGTAGCCCTTGCGCCGTGCTTATGTGTTATATTGCCAGGGTGTAATGTTGCGTAACCAATTGGACCTTTTACTAACTTCTTTTGTCTTCTAAACCAAGTACCACCACCCTCGTACTCGTCTAAGTCTGATAATTGTATCAAACAAGTAATATCTGCTCTATCATGATGTATAGAAAGATGTCCTTGTGCATTTGGTTTATATTTAGCTAAAAAGTTTTCAGATTTCATATCATCCCAACCTTTACCTTCTAACGCCCATAAATATATGCTAAGTTGCATAACATACTCTTTCATGACATCATTATATATTTCATCCATACCGATTGCGGTTAGTAACATATCTGTTGTTGGGTAGTTTTCATGTCTATCAACAGTCCATGAGTCTGAATATTCTGCCTCTTCTCTAATTTTTTTACAAAACTCTTCTGTAAATAGTGGGAATGTAAAACAACTATCAAAAGGTTCATCTACAATCAAATCCCATTCTTTTGTTCTAGCCGAGTATGTAATAAACTTCTTTGTCCATTCTTCTTTATTATCCCAATATGAATATAAATCATTATGTAATCTTTGTGAGTCTTGAGGTGGTCTAAATCCCCTAGCCTCATCTGGTAATGTGTCTTGTATCATGTTTAACCAAGTTTTATATCTATTATCCCAATTTTGTTGTCTTGCAAATGTTTCTGCTTTGTTTAAATTTTCTTCTAATTTATCACCTTGTTCATTTGAAAAAGCATATGCCGCAACAAAAGTATATCTCATTAATCCTGCGTTTTTATTTTCAATGTCTTCATCACTATCTTCTAAAAAAGGTGACTTTTGTTCTTGATTTTTTCCATGTGTAAATGAACTAATTAATGTACTTTTATTATTTAGTAATGTTTTTAAATTACCTGTATCTGTTGATAGTACTTTCACTCTACCCATCATCATTTCAAGAGCGGTTATACAATATGTTTCAGGATATTGTGATGGATAAATCCACCACTCAGAAGATTTAATTTGTCTAATCAAATCGGATGGATTTAAAGAACCTAAATAATGTACATCAAAATTTTTATCATAATTTGGAAAATCTCTTTTGATTCTATTCCATTCGTCCCAATTGTCAGTATAAGGTGGGTTTGCAATCCATAATGTTAATTTAGGATTTATCTTTTTTAAATCATCCCATATTTGAAGTAAGTTCCATAACCCTCTATCTGGTCCTGATGTATAAATTACTTTATCTTTAAATTTTTCTTGTGAAATATCATCAAAATCTTGTGGATTTATTGCATTACTTATGACTTTTACTTTATCTGGATTTATATTATATTTTTTAACTAATTTACCTTTTTGCCATTCTGATACTGCAATTATATTTGTTAATTTAGAATGATTTAGATAGTCTAATCCATTATTTGGTAAAACCTCACCATTGTAAAATGGATAAAATTCTAAATTATGTATCCAAAAGTACGATTTGTCAAATGTAATATTTTTTTCTTCAAGGTGTTTAAAATAGTGTATATAATTTGATGCAATTACTACATCAAAGTGTTGATTATTTGGAAGATTTCTATAATCAAGATATTTTACATTATTATATGTTTCTTGTTTAACTTGTCCTGTAACATAAACATCATGACCATCACGACCAAACTTATCTGCTAAATTAATAACACAATACTCAGAACCACCTGTACCATTTTCTTTCCAATCAGTATAACTAAGTGGTTTGTTTTGATATCCTACTGTAAATAAAACTTTCATATTATTCTACTATATAATTAACAGATTCTTCATTTTCATAATATCGATTGTCATCCCTATAACCAATTTCTTTTATAGAATGTCCTGCCTCATCATCCCACATCCAATCTTCTTTTCCAAGTTCTTCAAATCTTTCTTTGATTTGAAAATCATAATAATCTCTAATCAACCTTGCTCTTCGATTAATATCTATTCTATTGTTATCAACAGTAGAATCACCATTATTATATTGTACATATAGCATTTTTTTCAGATGTATAAATTTAGTTTCTAAAAATGTTTTAATAATTAATTCAAAATCATCTGCTACTGATATGTTTCTACTATGTCCTCTTATTTTATGATAAGTATCTCTATGCCAAACTCTACAATGATTAGGCATTCCTATATTATATCTAATAGTTTTTGGATTTATTTCTGGATAATGATGAACTAACCAATCTCTATTATCAATGTTTTTCCAAGTGTGACCTGCGTATCCCCACACAAATCCATTATCAGGATGATGATACCAATCATCACCGATGTGACCATAAATTCTTGGTGAATCATCTTTTTCTATTTCTGTTACATCCGTATAAATAAATCCAGCGTCTTTATGTTTTCTACTTGCATTTAGTACATCCTCTAAACAAGTTGATATTAACCAATCATCATGGTCTAACTCAAATAACCACTCACCATCACATAACATAGCCGCTCTGTGTTTTGCTTCACCCACATTTCCACCTGATATTGGGAGTATTCTATGTGGTTTTACTCTATAATCTAACTTTGCTATATGATTTAACATTTCCCAAGTTAAATTATGGTCTTCAGGTGAATCATCTACAACTACCCATTCCCAATTTTGATATGTTTGTTCAACTAAAGATTTGTATGTTCTAAAAATTCTTTTTTCTGTTTTATATGTTGGTGTAAATACTGATAATAATGGAGTTTCTTCATTACTATAAATTTCATTTGTTGAACAAGCCCAAAATGTTGAATTACAAACTATATCATTTGCAATAATGTTGTCACTTAGTATTTCTTCACTACCAATTATTTTTGATTCAACTATTAGATTATCTATTTCTTCTAATTCAATAGGTAACTTACCAAAATGAAAAATAACATCTGGTTTATGTTTAGATAAATGTAGTTTAAAGTTTTTACTTGAAGGATATGAGTGTACTACTACTTTTTCATACAAACCTTCTTGAAAATAGACATCTGATGTAAGTTCATATCTTCCAAATCTATTCCAACCATAAACTAAAGCCGTTGGTAAAGTTGTTTTTTGCATATCCTATCTGTATGGTTCACCACCTACCCATAATACAAAAGATTTTCTTACACCTTTTGTTACAGGAGTTATTCTATGTAAATAAAATGATGGAAATATTACTGCAGCACCTTGTACTCTTGGTGCAACAAGTTTTTTACCAATATTAAACTCTAAATCACCACCTTCGTATTCATCTGAATCTGAAAGTTGTACAGTTACTGATATTTTTCTTTGATTTTGTATTTCAATTCCACAATCCATGTGCCATTCATATCCACCTTCTTGTGTTCCATAGTATTCTGTATATTGAATTTGTTCATTCATGGTAGATAAATCAAACTTCCACATTTTATTATTTGATTCTGCAATCATATCGTGAAGTTTTTTGTATACCCATCCCCATTCTTGATTTTGAGGACACCACTTTATTCTTGATTTTCTATAATCTGATTTTTTTGATTGTTGACCTTCGCCTGTTACTGCGTCTTGAAACTCAATTTGTTTGGTCATACCTTCTATGGTTTGTAACTCTTGTAGAGTAAATCCATCTTTAAACCAATAATAATCGTTGAAATTAACATCCCATCTATAAGGGTTTCTATCGAATCCAAAATTTGTTCTCATAACTTTTTATTTGATGTTTGTATATAAATATTAAAATAATTTTAGTAAAAGCTACCACTATGTACAGACCTTACTATGTAAACATCATCACCCTCAGACCAACCTTCAGGTTTAAATGTTAGTACACCACCAGTAACTTCAAAGTATCCATCGCCAGGTATTTGAGAACCTTGAGCACCTGCTCCACCACCCGTTCCTACTGTTCCTGTTGGTCCTTGAGCACCTTGAGCACCTTGATTACCTTTAGCACCTACTGCGCCAGTATTTCCTTTATTACCTTTAGAACCTTTAGTACCTACTGCGCCTGTATTACCTTTTTTACCTTTGTTACCTGCGTCACCTGTTTCGCCTGTACGACCTAAGTTACCTTTACTACCTTTAGCACCTGCATTACCTTGTGGACCTGTATTACCCTTTTGACCTTTTGAACCTTGAGCACCTTCATCACCAGATGCGCCTGTATTACCTTTTATACCTGTAAGACCTGTATTACCTTTTTGACCTTTAGCACCTGCGTCGCCTGTTTCACCCGTTGCACCTGTTGAACCTTGTCGACCCTCTCCACCTGTTGAACCTTTAGCACCTGCGTTACCTTGTACTCCTTTATGTCCCTTGTTTCCTTTTGAACCTTGAGCACCCTCATCACCTGATGCGCCTGTTGAACCTCTATTACCTTTGTTACCAGTTGCACCTTGAGAACCTACTGCACCTGCGTTACCTTGTGCTCCTCTATTTCCCTTGTTACCCGTTGCACCTTTATTACCTTTTGCACCTGCCGCGCCTGTATTACCTTTTACACCAGTTGCACCTTGAAGTCCTTGAGCACCTTCATTACCTGATGCGCCTGTTGAACCTATATTACCTTTGTTACCAGTTGCACCTTGAGCACCTTGGTTTCCACTTGCACCTTGAGCACCTCGATTACCCTTTGCACCTTGATTTCCTTGAGAACCTTGATTTCCTGCCGCGCCTGTATTACCTTTTACACCAGTTGCACCTTGAGCACCTTGAGCACCTTCATCACCTGAAGCACCTTGTACTCCTTTATGTCCCTTTTGACCTTTTGAACCTTGAGCACCTTGATTACCTTTAGCACCTGCTGCACCTTGAGAACCTACTGCACCTTGAACTCCGGCATTACCTTGAGAACCTTGATTACCTGCAGCGCCTGTATTACCTTTTACACCCGTTGCACCTGGTTCACCTTTTTTACCTTTTTGACCCACAGAACCTTGAGCACCTTGAGCACCTTGGTTTCCTTTTGCACCTTGAGCACCTTGATTACCTTTAGCACCTGCAGCACCTTGAGAACCTACTGCACCTTGAACTCCGTCATTACCTTGAGAACCTTGATTTCCTGCTGCGCCTGGGTTTCCTATTTTACCATCACGACCTAAATTACCTTTTTGACCTTTGTTACCACTTGCACCTTGAGCACCTTGAGCACCTCGGTTTCCTTTTGCACCTTGATTACCTTTAGCACCTTTAGCACCTGCCGCACCTTGAGCACCTTCAGCACCTTGAACTCCGTCATTACCTTGAGAACCTTGATTACCTGCTGCGCCGGTATTTCCTTTATGACCATTACGACCTAAATTACCTTTTTGACCTTTATTACCTGCAGCGCCTGTATTACCTTTTGCACCTTGATTACCTTGAGAACCTTGATTACCTGCAGCGCCTGTATTTCCTTTTACACCAGTTGCACCTTGAGCTCCCCTAGCACCTTCATCTACTAAACCACCTACTGCACCTTGAGCACCTTGAGCACCTGCAGCACCTTGTTCACCAGTAAAATCTTCCTCTAATATTTGTTCAGGGTCCATGTCAGAACCTTTTTGTCCCTTAGAACCTTGATTACCTTGATTACCTTTAACACCAGTTGCACCTTGAGGGCCTGTTGCACCTTGAGGGCCTGTATTTCCTTTTGCACCTTGTAGACCTGTTGCACCACCTTCACCTTTTGGACCTGCCGTACCTCTATTCCCTTTATCACCTGTTGCGCCTGTATTTCCTTTTGCACCTTGTCTACCTGTGTTTCCACTATTCCCAACTGCACCTTGAGCACCTTGTGCACCTGTTTCACCATCAAAGTCTGGCTCTAATATTCCTTCGGGGTCCATCTCAGAACCTTTTTGTCCCTTTTGACCTGTTGCACCTTGATTACCTTTAACACCAGTTGCACCTTGAGGGCCTGTTGCACCTTGAGGGCCAGTTGCACCTTTTAAACCTTGTGGACCTTGAGCACCACCTTCACCTTTTGGAGCTCCAGCGCCAGTATTACCTTTTGCACCTGTTCTACCCGTTGCACCTGTCGAACCTTTAGCACCTGCGGCGCCCCTATTTCCTTTTGAACCTGTACGACCTAAGTTACCTTTAGCACCAAAATCACCCCCACTACCTTTATTTCCTTTTACACCTGTTGCACCTTGAGCACCTTGAGCGCCTGTTTCAGCCGCTGCACCTTGTCTACCTGTATTTCCTTTTACACCTTGTGGACCTTGAGCACCTTGGTTTCCACTTGCACCTTTATTTCCTTTATGGCCTGTTGCACCTGCTGCACCTTGAGCACCTTGATTACCTACTCGGCCTGTATTTCCTTTTGCACCTTGTCTACCTGTGTTTCCACTTGGAGCGTCTACACCTGCCGCACCCGGCACACCAGTATTTCCTTTATGGCCTGTTGCACCCATTGAACCTTTTTGACCTGCGGCGCCAGTATTTCCTTTATGGCCTGTTGCACCCGTTGAACCTTTTTGACCTGCAATACCTGTATTTCCTTTTACACCTGTTGCGCCTGTATTTCCTTTTGCACCTTTATTACCTGCAGCGCCTGTATTACCTTTTGCACCCGTTCTACCTTGATTACCCGTTGAACCTTTTTGACCTACTGCGCCGGTATTTCCTTTTGCACCTGTTCTACCCGTTGCGCCTGTTGAACCCTTTGCACCTGCTGCGCCTGTATTTCCTTTTGCACCTGTTCTACCTAAATTTCCTGTTGGTGGGTCTGCACCTGCCGAACCTGGCCTACCTACTCGGCCTGTATTTCCTTTTGAACCTGTTGCACCTTGAGGGCCTGTTGCGCCTGTTGGGGCGTCTGAACCTGCCGCTCCTTGAGCACCTTGAGCACCATTTAGGGCCACATCAGCTGAAGCTCCTTGAGCACCAGCAGACCCAACTTTTCCTTGAGAACCTGCTGCACCTTGAGCACCTTGAGCACCTGTTGGTCCAAGTTGTCCAGCTGGTGCCAGATGTTCCTCTCCTTTTTGACCTTTTGAACCTTTAGGACCTGTTGAAGAGTCTGAATCGGTACAAGAACTACAATTTGAGAACCAATCGAAATTATCTACAGTTAAACATAATGCAGTACCATCTGGAAAACTAGCGTTTGTACCACTAAAGTTGTAACAAATATTACTGATTTTTGCTACATTGTTTGGTCTTGTATCATCAAATGCAAAACTTGCTGGTCCATATCCACTACATCTTGGTACATTATTATACTGAACTGAACATCCCTCATCACCATTAAAAAAGTTGTGTACTACGAATCTATTTACCATGAATAGGTCAGATTCTTCTACATCTAAACTTCTAACATCAAAATATCCATATATAGGTTCATCTTCATTTACTTCTTGTACACCATCTATAATTGGTACATATTCGAATGTAGAATTATCTTCTTTTAGTCTTACTAAGTAATGATTGTCATAATCACTTGCATTTCCCCACTCAAGACCATCTAATTGTTCAAAGAAAACATTCCATCCGCTTTGAAAAGATGATGTAGTTTCAGTTTCTTCGTCCCAACTAAATGCTCTATTTTTTTGAGCAACCATGATGTATTCATCTTCATCGAGAGTTAGTGAACCTGATGGTGTTTCTAATGTGTATAGTGATTTCCAAAGTCTTGTACCTATTGGTCCTACATCTTTGATAACCTCATTTTCATTTAATTGAAGATATGAAAAATCATCGTAACTACCTGTCCAATTTATTGGAATGTCATTATTATTTGTATATGGGTTACCAACAATACTAACACCTACAATAGAAGAACCTGTTTGAAGTGTACCTATTGCGGCAGTATTACCTGATAGATTTAGTAAAGTATGTTGAGATTTTAAGAAACCACCAATCATTGTAACCTTTTATTTTATTTTAAGAAGAACCACTTGTATACATTAATACTACAAATTTTGTACTTCCACTTGTAAATGTTAATAATCCGTCTGTTGCCGAGTATGCGAATCCACCACTTCCACCTATTTCAGCGCCACCAATTAATGTTCCTAATGCATTTGCACCTTTTTGACCTTTACTTCCTTGACCACCTTGAGCACCTGTTGCACCTTGAGCACCTTGTTCACCTGTTGGACTAGCACCTTGAGCACCTTGAGCACCTTGGTCACCTTTTGGACTGGCACCTTGAGCACCTTGAGCTCCTGTTGGACTTGCACCTTGAGCACCTTGTGGTCCTTGAGCACCTTGAGCACCTTGAGGACTTGCACCTTGAGCACCTGTTGCACCTTGAGCACCTTGTTCACCTTGTTCACCTGTTGGACTAGCACCTTGAGCACCTTGAGAACCTTTTGGTCCTTGAGCACCTTGAGCTCCTTGAGGACTTGAACCTTGAGCACCTTGAGGTCCTTGAGCACCTTGTGGTCCTTGAGCACCTTGAGCACCTTGAGGACTAGCACCTTGAGCACCTGTTACACCTTGAGCACCTTGTTCACCTTGTTCACCTGTTGGACTTGCTCCTTGAGCACCTTGAGGTCCTTGAGCACCTTGAGGTCCTTGAGCACCTTGAGGACTTGACCCTTGAGCACCTTGTGGTCCTTGAGCACCTTGATTACCTTGAGCACCTTGAGGACTAGCACCTTGAGCACCTTGTGAACCTTTAGGTCCTTGAGCACCTTGTTCACCTGTTGGACTAGCACCTTGAGCACCTTGAGGTCCTTGAGCACCTTGATTACCTTGAGCACCTTGAGGACTTGAACCTTGAGCACCTTGTTCACCTTGTTCACCTTTTGGTCCTTGAGCACCTTGAGGACTGGCACCTTGAGCACCTTGTGAACCTTTAGGTCCTTGAGCACCTTGTTCACCTGTTGGACTAGCACCTTGAGCACCTTGGACACCTTGAGCACCTTGAACACCCGTTGCACCTTGAGCACCTTGAGGACTTGAACCTTGAGCACCTTGTTCACCTTGTTCACCTTGAGCACCTTGAGCACCTTGAGGACTGGCACCTTGAGCACCTTGAGAACCTTTTGGTCCTTGAGCACCCTGTTCACCTTGTGGACTTGCCCCTTGAGCACCTTGGAGACCTGTTGCACCTTGAGCACCCGTTGCACCTTGAGCACCTTGCGGACTTGCACCTTGAGCACCTTGTTCACCTTGTTCACCTTGAGCACCTTGAGCACCTTGTGGACTTGCTCCTTGAGCACCTTGAGAACCTTTTGGTCCTTGAGCACCTTGAGCACCTTGTGGACTTGCCCCTTGAGCACCTTGGAGACCTGTTGCACCTTGAGCACCCGTTGCACCTTGAGCACCTTGAGGACTTGAACCTTGAGCACCTTGTTCACCTTGTTCACCTTGAGCACCTTGAGCACCTTGAGGACTGGCACCTTGAGCACCTTGAGAACCTTTTGGTCCTTGAGCACCTTGAGCTCCTTGAGGACTTGCACCTTGAGCACCTTGAGAACCTTTTGGTCCTTGAGCCCCTGTTGGACTTGCACCTTGAGCACCTTGAGAACCTTTAGGTCCTTGAGCACCTGAATCACCTTGAGCACCTTGAGCACCTTGAGCACCTGCAGCACCTTGAGCACCTGCACTACCTTGAGCACCTTGTAGACCTTGAGCACCAGTACCTTGGTCACCTTTAGGACCTTTTGCACCTTGTGCACCTGTATTACCTTTAGGTCCTTGAGCACCTTGTGGTCCTTGAGCACCCGTTGCTCCTTGAGCACCTTGAGGTCCTTGAGCACCTTGAGCACCTTGTGGACTTGAACCCGTTGCTCCTTGAGCACCTTGTGGTCCTTGAGCACCTTGATTACCTTTAGGTCCTTGAGCACCTTGAGCACCTGTTGTTCCTTGTGCACCTTGATTACCTTGAGCACCCGTTGCCCCTTGAGCACCAGCACCTTGGTCACCTTTAGGACCTTTTGCACCTTGTGCACCTGTATTACCTTTAGGTCCTTGAGCACCTTGTGGTCCTTGCGCACCCGTTGCACCTTGAGCACCTTGATTACCTTGTGGACCTTGAGCACCTTGTGGACTTGAACCTGCCGCTCCTTGAGCACCTTGAGGTCCTTGAGCACCTTGAGCACCTTGTGGACTTGAACCTTGAGCACCTTGTGAACCTTTAGGTCCTTGAGCACCTTGAGCACCTTGTGGACTAGCACCTTGAGCACCTTGATTACCTTTTGGTCCTTGAGCACCTTGAGCACCTTGAGGTGATGACCCTGCAGGTCCTTGAGCACCTTGTGAACCTTTAGGTCCTTGAGCACCTTGAGGACTGGCACCTTGAGCACCTTGATTACCTTTAGGTCCTTGAGCACCTTGAGCACCTTGTGGACTTGAACCTTGAGCACCTTGTGAACCTTTTGGTCCTTGAGCACCTTGAGCACCTGTTGTAGTTCCACCTTGTGGACCTTGAGCACCTTGAGACCCTTTAGGTCCTTGAGCACCTTGAGGACTTGAACCTTGAGCACCTTGTGAACCTTTAGGTCCTTGAGCACCTTGAGGACTTGAACCTTGAGCACCTTGTGAACCTTTTGGACCTTGAGCACCTTGTGAACCTTTTGGACTTGAACCTTGAGCACCTTGTGAACCTTTTGGTCCTTGAGCACCTTGAGCACCTTGTGGACTTGAACCTTGAGCACCTTGTGAACCTTTTGGACCTTGAGCTCCTTGAGCACCTTGAGGACTTGCACCTTGAGCACCTTGAGAACCTTTTGGACCTTGAGCACCTTGAGCACCTGTTGTAGTTCCACCTTGTGGGCCTTGAGCACCTTGTGCACCTTGAGAACCTTTTGGTCCTTGAGCACCTTGAGGTCCTTGAGAACCTTGTGTAGTTCCACCCGTTGCACCTTGAGCACCTTGAGAACCTTGTACACTTGCACCCGTTGCACCTTGAGCACCTTGAGAACCTTTTGGTCCTGAACTACCCGATGAACCTTGAGCACCTGTTGGTCCTTTTGCACCTGTTGAACCTGGCGAACCACCGGCACCTTTTTGACCTTTTTGACCTTTTTGACCTTGTGGTCCTGTGTTATGTACTAATAACTCACCTATAAAATAATTGTGGTCAGGTTCTACCTCTATACTTATGAGTTCTATTGGTCCTTCTACATATTTTACTGAAGTGACCTTAATATCGTTGAAGAATAGTTTACCATCACACTTACAATCTTTATCTGCGCATGATGTATTACCGATTGGTGAAACCCATTCACCATCTTTGAATATTTTTATATCAACGGAAGTTTTTAATTCAGTTCCGTCTGAAAGTTTAAGTTCTAAATAGGAGTTTAGTTGTCGTGTAAATTTAGTTACAACCTTGTTGTACCTTACGACACCATTTTCAACATCATAACCTTTTATGTAGTCACCAACTTCAATATTTGACAAGTTAATTGGAACACCTTGTCTTTTATTTACTCTTCCTTTGATGTCTACTAAGGTATCTTTATGTAATCCATGTATTAATTCCATAATTTACCCCTTAACTAACAAAATCAAGTCTTAATATTATTGTAAAACCAAATCCTCGTGACCTTGTGGTTGCCATTCTATTAATAAATAAATTTAATCTATCATTAGCACTAAAACTATATGATGAACCAAAAGTATAAGTTGTTGGAACACCTGCCGTTGCTGAAATTGAACCACCTATTGCACTTCCTAAATTTCCAGATTGGTTTTTCCATGTTAGTTCAACTTCACCACCCGTTGCAGATTGATGTGGACTTACAATTACTTTTTCTACATATCCATCTACGGGAACAACATATTGCCAATAACCAGTTTGAACATCACCATCTATTTGGTTTATATTTGCAAATGGGATATAACCAGTTGTTTCAGCTGCTTTTAGTACCTCACCATTTGTATGTATTATTTGTTTTTCTTTTGTTGCGTCAATTAGACCAGTAATTTCAACACCACTACTCTGTACTCTTAATTTTGTACTACCACCTCGTCTAAGATGTACTTCATCACTAGCATTTAAAAGTAATTTAGTACCTGAAGTTGTAGATTCTATGTCAGAACTTGCTCCGAAGTTCACTTTCTTATCTGAAGATAGGTTTATTTCATCTGCAGTAGTGATATCACCACTAACTTGTAAAGAACCTGTGACTTGAACACCAGTATTATTTGTTTTTAATCTTGTTGAACCGCCTGTTACAAGTACAATAGTATTACCTGCACTAAATCCAAATTTAGTGTCTGTATCACCTAAGTGTTCAACATATTGTGGTATAAGTATTTCACCTGATGCGGTGATATCATTCAGTACGGCGTTACTGCCTGATGTAATAAGTTTTTTCCAATTTGGCATATCCTAATCCTCTTTGCGGTTGGTCACTCTAAAATGAGCCCACTTCCCTTTCGGGCCAACAACCAGGTTTTACTTTAATTCCTATGTATATAAGTATTAAGAAAAAAAGAAAGAATTATCCTTTTATTAAAGTATCACCTTTTTTTGGTCTTCCTCGTTTCGGAGTTTTAAGAAAATCTATCTCCATTTGAATTTTTTGTTGAAGATTTACCATCATTTGTGCTTCAGCACCTGTAATTGGTAATTTATTTAGAGCGATTTGAATAACTTTCAAATCTTGTCCATCTAATCCTTTGTATTCTACCATAACTATTTTAATTTATCGTGTTCGTTTTGTAATTTTACTGCTAATTTATAGATTCTTTCAATGTCTCTTCCTTTGAAAGTTCCATTTGATATTAAAAATAAGAGAACCTCAAGCTCGTCTTTACTGAGCTTGAGGTTTGTCTCTTTAATAGGTTGTTGTGTATTTTCTTGTTGTTTATGATTTGACATAACTTAATTTTTTAATTTATTTACACATAGATATAAATCTCATTTGATTCTATTCTAATATTACCTGCGTGGTCTGCTTTTGCAGTTGCTGCGTCATCTGCATTTCCTGAGAATACACCTGCTACATAGTAACCAGTAGTTCCAGCTGCAAAGTTAGAAGTACTATTGTGAGCAACATCAGTTGTTGATACTGCCAAACGACCATCATTACTATTAAAAGAATAATCCCAAATAAGTGCTTTACCTTGTTGTGCAGTTCCACTTGTTCCACCAAATACAATACCTGCGTCTTTTGCAGTTGAACCAGAGTTAACCAAAATAAATTGGTCTTCTACATTCAAGTTTGTAGTATTAAGTGTTGTTGTTGTACCATTAACTACTAAATCACCAGATAATGTTAAATTAGCAAATGCTACATTATTACCTGTTGCTAGTCCTTGGTCAATTGCTTTAACTGCTGCTAGGTTAGTTAATTCAGAATCCATTAATGCTCCAGCTGCCGTTACATTAGTCGCATCTGTTACATCTGCACCATCTTCTACATTTAATGCAGATAACATTTCAGTTTTATTTAAACCTTCTACATCTGTTCCGTTGATTCTTAAGAAATCATCGTCTGCTACATCAGCTGCTGCGATTAAAACATTTCCTTCTGAAATACCACTTGCTAATGATTTTACAAATGCAAGATTTGTTACTTCTGAATCCATCAATGCACCTGCATTTGTTACATTTGTAGTATTTGCAGTTAACTTAGCGTCATTTGCAGTTACTCTTGTACTAAATGAAGCACTTGCTTGTACGAATGAACCTGAAATTCCTGCTTTTGTTAATCCTTTAACCAATGCTAAATCAGTAACTTCTGAATCCATCAATGCACCTGCTGAAGTTACATTTGCAGTATCAGTAACATCTGCATTATTCTCAACACTAATCATTGTTCTAACTTGTGCTGCAGTCAATGCGCTTGGTGCTGCTGAACCTTCTGATACATTACCTAAAATCCTAGCGTCTGCAATATTTGCAAGTTTCGCTAATGTAACACCACTATCTTTAATTCTTAGTGCGTCTGAGTTAAGTTCGATTGTTGAATCATCAACACCTACTGCTAATGAAATAGTTCCATTACTTCCTGTATTTACAGTAAATGAACCACCACCTGATAAACCATTACCTGCAGTTATTGTGATTGTTGAATCTTGAACACCACCTAATGCAGATACCTGCGCTGATGATGATACTAATCCTGCACCTAATCCTGCTAATGCGGTTGCTGATAATGAACCTGAGATTCCTGCTTTTGTTAATGCTTTTACTGTTGCGATTTCTGTAAGTTCAGAATCCATTAATGCACCTGCACTTGTTACATTTGCAGTATCAGTTACATCTGCTCCGTCTTCAACATTAATTAATGTTCTTACATTTGCAGCAGTTAATTCACTTGGTGCTGCTGAACCACCTGAAACATTACCTAATATTCTATCATCGGCGATGTTTGCTATTTTTGCGAGTGTTACACCACTATTTTTTACACTAATGGTTCTCGCACCAGAACCATCATATGTGGTTCCTGAGTTAAGTTGGATTGTCGAATCATCTACCGTCAGACTATTTCCAACTTGGGTTGCCGTCCCTGTTACATTACCAACTAAATTTCCTTTGAATCCGGCGGATGCGGATACATTAAGAAGGTCGGCACTTGAACCTGAGACAATGACTTTTTTCCATCCCATTTTTTTTCTCCTATTAATTTATTATTTTAAACAACTGGTACACAACAAAGTACCAACCAAAACTTCTTAATTATACATAATATAAATATGTATTAATTTTTTATTAACTATCACCTATTCCTATAAAAAGATTAGAGGCTGAATAGAATAATGCACCTTCTTCATATGTAGGTGTAGAACTTAATTCTTTAAACTTAATGACATTACTAACTCTAACTGAACCTGTTATATCTAAATTATTAGTAGTTGATTTGAAAGAACCTGTTGTTGTAAAGATTCCACCAAAACTTGAGCCAGTAAAAGTATTCAATGCAGCAATACTTGTATTTGCTGAACCTGTAAAATTATTTAGTGGTGTGATTACACTACTAACACCGCCTTTAAATGTAGATGAGTTAGTATCTAATGTAACAGTCGCTGCACCACTCGTTGCACCACCACTTAAACCATTTCCTGCGACAACACTTGTGATATCACCACCGCCACCACCGCCACCACTAATACCTAAATTAGTAGTATGGAATGAAGCGGAATCATCTGTTCCGTCATAACCTGGCGTAGAGAATGCAACAAACTTTCTTGTAACATATAATTGTTCGGTATGTTCTACCCAAATTATCTGTCCATCTTTAAGTCTGTCGTGATATATACCTGTCATGTCTGAAGCAGAAGGTACAGTAGTCCAACCACCTTGTACATATTGTACTGATGTAAATGAACCTGAAGCCCCACTTCTTACATAAATATCACCTGCCGTTGTTGCCATCTATTTTCTTCCTTTTCCTATGGTGCTGACGCTGAGTCAGGCATTAAATAATATCTTGAGTTATTTGTATTTTCACCTTCTGCAAAAATCATTCCCCATTTTGAATATCCTTCTACTGCATTTTCAGTATTGAAGTAATATACACCCGTTCCAATTGTACCAGGTATGGATGCGTCTTTTGCATATACATAGTATTCATTTGCAGTACCCGTACTATCTGGCGGTACTCCATCATACATACTTACAGGTTTACCACCTTGATTCGATGCCGATGGGAATACTACGATTAATCTTTTTGAACCACCACTACTAAAGTTTATATATCCAAAACTTGATAGACCTGTTGCGTTACTATCTGATAATGTTGCTTTAGATGAACTTCCAAATAGTTGCATTGTACCACCAACATATGTTGGACTAAATGTTTGACCAAGTGAACCACTTTGTAGTTTTGCGATTACTGAACCTGCTTCAATATCTACTCCATCACCACCACTATCACCCATCGATGCGATTGCTGCTGCTTCACTTGCCGCAGAACCACCATCCCATCCGTAAATATATGTTTTAGCAACAGGGTCAAGAATTGTTATACTTCTATTGTAATTTCTTGACTTGTTAAAGTTATCATGTATAGATGCGGTATAGTTGTAAGTTGTACCAGTACTAATTGTTCCTGCACTTTGTAGTTGATACGATGATGAGTTTGCATTTTGGGGTACAAGTTTTAAATTACTTGCGTGTGCTCCACTTAATGAAGCTGAGAATGGTGTATCTGATTCTGTATCTGTTATAGCAATCGTTGTAAGATTTGTTGATGCCGCAACTGATGCGGTCATGTTTGCACCTATTTCAGTAAATGTTGCAGTTGGTGCTTGATTAGCAAATATGTTTACTGTTAATGAACCACTTCCTACATTTCCAAATTGGTCTTGATATCTAATTGTTGATGTAAATCCATCACCACTTGATGAAGGTGAACCACTAACATGGATTGCCATTGTTAGGTTACCACTATTATCAATCGCAATATTACTATTGGATGATGTAAATGATTGAACTGCTGCTGAGTTATATTGTGGTGAATAACTTACTGTTAATTGAGCTGGGTTTCCACCACCAAAACCAGTTGCGTCTCTAATTACAGAACCACTTAATGCAGATTCTATAATGTGTGATTCTGTATCACCACCTAAAGTACCTATTCCTGCTTGTGCTATGGTTACACTATGTTTAGTAGTACCTGTTCTAAATCCATGACTATCTTTTATAGATGCGGTCATTTGATAAGCAGAACCACTTAAATTATTTTTTGGTTGTACTAAGTAAGTATCACCAGATTTATATGCGTTTAATTGACCACTTGGGTCTGTAAAAGTAAATGAGTTATGATTTAAAGAATCACTCTCTGTATCTGTAAATGATATTGTTGTAATTGTACTACCACTTCTTGCACCATTAGTATTTAAGTTTGCAGATGTATTACTGAAACTTGGAACAGGCGCGTTATTGATAACAACTGCTATATTTTGATTTACATATTGTTTAGTTGTTTCAAATCCATGTTCTGATGCGGTTAATTCTACTGCGATTGTACTTCCACTTGAATATGCTGAACCACTTAGGTTACTTGCTAACCTTAAAGTAGTACTTGAACCTGTTGTTGCTGATAATCCAATTAAATTACCTGTTGATTTAACTTCCCATCGTTGAGATACGCCTGATGACCATTGTCCACTTGTTCCTGTTCTACCATTTGAACTAATTTTTATTTCATTACCACTTGTTGCTGATTCTATGATATATAAATTGTCCCAATTGTCAGATATTGCACTTGCTGCGTCATCTGCGATGTTAATTCTTATTAAAGCGGTATCGGATGTTGTATTAAATGCGTCTTTTACTGTTACTTGATAAAAATATCTATTTGCAACATCTGAATTTAAGAAAACTCCATTCTTTCTTGTTACTAAACCTGCAGAACTACATTGGAATGGGTTTGAACTTGGATTATATAGTGAAGTACCACCTAAAGATGAGGTAATATTTGAACCACCATCTAAATTTGCCTCTTTTAGTGTGAAATTACTAAATACTATTGTGTCACCTGTTGGGTCTGTTGCAGTTATTGTTCCTATTTCCTCACCATCACCAGTATTTTCATTTATACTACCTAATGTTTGGTCATTTACTGTTGGACCAACATTATCAACCACTGCTATTTGGAATGGTAAGTATGCAATTGCTGAAGTATCGTCACCACTTACATAGTGTTCGTCACTTGCAGTTAAAACTAACTCATATTTTGGAGTAGTTTCGTAATCTAATGACGCAGTTGTCTGATTTAACTGAACATATGTACTTGCTTTAGTAAATGTGAACCCACTTGGTACTGAACCACTTCCTATTGTTATAGTATCACTTTCATCATCAGTAAAATATACTCTAACTTTGTTGTTTGCTGCAGTTGAGTTCTCATTTAGTGATTGTGTAAATGTAGTTACTACTGAACCACCGACTGATGTTTGTCTCCACTTAGGAGCGGTGTTAGGAGTTACCCTAATGTATATTGTTTTTGAACCAACACCACTAAATGTATCTACTGCCTCTACTAAGAATGGATGTGAACCACTACCTGGTGTACTATCAGTATTTAAAGATGATGTTGATTTAGTATTTAGAGTTATTGCACCTGCTGATGATATTCTAAACTTATCATCAGTATAAGAACTTGCAGTTCTAAATGTAATTGATTGTCCCTCTGCGTCTGTTGCGGTAACCGTACCAACTGCCGAACCACTTGCTACAAATTCACCGATTGTAAATCCATTTGTTGTGATTGATGGTACTGTATTTGGGAAAAATACCTTTTCTACAAACTGAGCTAATGAACCACTTGTTCCTTGATTAGTATTGTAAACACCTGCAGGTAAATTTGTATTAGATATTACTCTATTACCATCAAATATTGTAAAACCTGTTGCGAATGAAGCGGTTGCAACTGACATAGAGCTTGTTTGAGCATTTGATATTGCAGAACCTGTAAAAGTATTTAATGCAGTTATACTTGTACTAGCGGAGCCAGTAAAAGTGTTGAGTGCACTTATGTCAGTAGAACCACCACCACCTGAACCTGTATTGGCGTTGTCAATATAGATAACACCACCCATGTTTGCGTGAGCAGTACATTGATAATACAATACTCGTGGTGAATCAAATTGTACATTCCAAGTTAATGTTCCATTTGAAACATTATTATTTGTTACACCATCATTATATGCCGTACCTGCCGAACCATTTGGAGTTGATTGAATCCTAAATGGATGTGCACCCATGTTATTAATAAATTTATATTTTTGACCTCTTGTTAAGTAAATTGTTGGGTCATTTTCTGCACCTGTCAAACCTGGACCAGTAAATGTATAATGATTAGACCCATCCGCTCCTAATGTCCATTGTGCAGTATAATTACTTAACTCTGCTACTGAGGATGAATCAACACTTGTAATTGAAACTTGTGCTGATGAAGATATAATACTTGCACCTAAACCTCTAATTGCTGCAGCTGATAGTGAACCTGATATGTCACTTGATATTTGTGCTGATGAAGATAATATTCCACTTGGTAATTGTACCGAAGATGATATCAATCCACTTGGTAATTGTACGGAAGATGATATCAATCCACTTGGTAATGATACCGAACTTGTATTGATTGTAACTGTAATTGCGTTGCCAGTATTGGTTGCCGTAACCGCGTTACCTACAAAATCAAAACTACGAACTACTTTACTTAATGCACTACCTTCGTCTGATGCGGTTATGTTTAATCCTGCACCACCGCCACCACCGCCTGCGAGTGATGATAGGTCTACTGAGTTTCCACCTGAGATACTCAATGCATTTGTTCCATCATTAAAAGATAGTGTTTGTGAATCTGTATTTGTATCACCACCACTTCCAAACCCTGCAGCTGCCGCACTTGCTGAAGTTAAGTAACCTGCACCTTCAACACTTGTTAGTCTTGTTGCTAAAGATGATGAGGTATCACCAAATGCTCCTGATATTTCTGCTTTTGTATAATTGTTTCTCGCCTCTAAAGATGTAACTCTTGTAGAAATTGAAGATGATATTGATGGAAATGTTGTTTGTCTAAAAGCGTTTGCTGCTATTAGTGAATTTTTTTGAAAAGCAGTAATTGTTTGCGGTCTATTCTGTATAGAGTTATATTCTACTTGATTTGAACTCGATACTGAACCCGCTGGAAGGTTTGATATTACTTGTGCGGATGATGATATAACTCCATTAGATGATGTTATTTCGCCAAAAAATGACCCACTAAATGAACCTGAATAATCAAATGACATCTATTTTCTTCTCCAATTAAAATACTTTTACCTATATAAATAGTTTATTATTTTCATAAAATAATTTTATTCGAATGAAAATAACAATTTTAAAACTTCGTCTAATGATTCATGCCTATGATTGTCTTTTAAGTTAACAGTATAAACATATTCAGATTCTTTCAATTTATGAACCTCATGTACTGCTGAATCATTTGAGAATTTCAAATCAATTTGTTGAGGGTCACCACATAACATCATTGTTGAATGTTTACCCAATCGACCCAATACCATAGCTAGTTGTTGTTTTGTTAAGTTTTGAAACTCATCTACTATAACTATTGAATTATCAAAAGTTCTTCCACGAAAATGTGATAAAGATACTAATTCAATGTTTTCGTCTGATTCCATCTTTTGTAAGATATTTGGTTTATTGTAAACCTTTCTCATATTAGAACGAATCGGTACTAACCAGGGTTCCATTTTTTCATCCAATGAGCCAGGCAAGAATCCATTATCTTCATTTGATATCGTTGGTCGTGTAATCACTATTTTGTTTACTTGTCTTTTAAAAAAACTATCTAATGCAATTTGTACTGCCAATAATGTTTTACCACTACCTGCTTTTCCTAAAATAAAATTAAATGGATGATTTCTAATTTGTGCTTTTGCGAGTTTTTGTTCTTCGGAAAGAGTGATTGAAAATCTAACATTTCCTTTTGGTGCTCTTTTAGTAATATTTTCTGGCATAGACAATCCTTTTGTGGTTTCTAATAAATATGAGTTAGGCATAAAAAAAGGGTGACCGAAGCCACCCTTTTAATAACATAAGCGTTAATCAATTAATTATTGACTTATTGCTTCAAGTCCATGACAAATTACTTTACCATAGAACTCACCTCTTACCATTTGTTTAGCGTATCTTGTCATTACACCTTTTCTTGGTTGGAAGTTAGTTGGGTCATACACAAGCGGAGTCATAATTAATGGAATGTATGGTGCGTAAACCGCTCCAGTTTCTAAGAATTGTGAACCTTTGAATCCTAATAGAATTACATTTTCTTTCATGTATGGGTTTTTGTACACTTGGTATCTGTTAGCGAATGAACCTACTTGGCTTACACCAAACGCAAATTGCATTTCGTTACCTGTACCATTTGAATGATAACCTGGAATTGACTCGATGATTGTAGCAACATCTGGTGATACTACCATAAAGTTTGCTCCACCTCTCATAGTCTTCGCGTGAATTTGGTTAGAAACTCTCTGTATTTGCGTACCTAAAGTCTGGAACCATTGTTGTTGAGTATATCTTTCAACATTTGCGTTAAGACCACTTGATGTGAATGCGTTACCATTCCAAGAGAACCCGATTCTAGCTGACCACTTAGCTTCAGTTAAAGCATTTTCCAATAACATATCTAAGATTTCTAAGTCAATCTCTTGTGAGATGTACTCAGATAACATAGAAGTTAATTCTGCTTCAGCGTCAATTGAGTGATAAGCGTTTAAATCTTGTGCGAACTCAGGCGTCCATTGTGCTTTCAACTTTCTTGTCTTAGCTACGATTGGAACACTTCTAAGTTCAACATTTAATTCTGGAATACCTAAATCAGAACCACCTGCAGTTGTGTCTTCAAAGTCACCTCTTGTAATATCAGTTGGTTGTTTTTGGTATTTAACTCTTACACCTGTAAGTGCAGTTGCGTCAGTTGTGTCACTCAACAATACGATGAATGATACAGTACTTGAACCACTTGCATTTACTTTAGTGTATTCAGGATAGTAAGTAGAAATACCAGTACCAGTAATTTCAAATCCTCTTACGCCTTCAAAGTCAGCGCCAGGTAAATCTGCGTTTGCTACTGTTAATCTTCTTACTGCTCCTCTATTAGCCGTACTTAATGAAGCTGAGAATGCACTATCATAATTAACTGCACTAAAGTTAGCGCTATTAATTGCTAATGAAATTGACTCAGTTGTAAATTTGTCTGAAGCTGCTGCTGCACCTGCTGCTGCTTGACCTAACGCCTGAGACGATGTTTCGTTAATTGAATATGCAAATCTACCTGCTCCATAAAGACCTTCACTTGCTTCAGCTGCAGTTTCAGTAATACCGAATACAGAGTCAGTTTGTGAATCTTTACCTGCACCTGTTTCAAAACCAGGTTGTGCAGTTCCATACTTAAAGTCTAAGTAAAATACAAGACCAGATGGAAGGTTCATTGGTTGTACAGAAACGAATTCCTTCGCAGCGATTTCGCTGAAAATTCTTCTAACCAATGGAAGTGCTACACCTGCCCACTCTTCAGAGTTTGCAGAAGTACCAGTTGAAGAAGCCTCTTTTACTAATTCTCTAGCTTGGTTCTCAAGTAGAGTAGCAATAGAACTTCTCTCGAAATCAGACTCGATACCTTCTAAAAGGCCAGTCTTTTCCCACTTAGATACAAGACCTTTTGACTCTTCAGACATTTTCTTGTTAAATCCAGCGGACTCGTTTAATAATGAATTTGTATCCATTGTTTCTTCCTCTATTTTTTAAATTATTTTATTAATCCTGCTAACTTCTTAAATCTGTTAGCAACTTCGTTACCTTCAGAGATTATTCCTTTTTTAGGTGCAGTACTTGCAGTTGGTTTAGAGGCAATTCCCTCTTTAACAACAGTTTTCTTTTTTCTTGCAACATTTAAGTTTTCACCTAATGTAGCAAAAACAAGCTTAACTTCTCTTAAGTTTGCAGCTCTATCAAAGTTCTCGATAACTTTAACTTTTTGTGACTCATTCAAATCAAAAGTTCTGAATAATTTATTAGTATAAAGTAATTTAGCATTCAATAAGTTTACTTCGTTGATTGTACCTCTTAGAGATTTGATAGTTGCGTATGCCTCTTTCAATTCTTCTTCGTAAGTTTCATCAGCGTTTTCTTCTTCGTCTACTTCATTTTCTTCTACTTCTTCTTCAGATACTTCTTCTTCATCCATATCTTCTTCTACTTCTTCTTCATTTGCCATTTCTTTTAGAGTTTCAATGATTTCATCAATGTTTAACTCGTCATCGTTTTCAATGTCAGATGAATCGTTAGCGTCATCAGATGGTTCAGCGTTTTCGCCATCACCAATATCAGATGAGTCAAGTTCTTCTTTTACTTCTTCTTCCTCGTCAACTTCTTCTTCCTCGTTGATTGAAGCTTCTAATTCTTTGATTACAGATTCCAAGTCAAGTTCTTCTTCCATGTCTTCTTCATCCATCTCTTCACCTTCGTAAGTTTCGTCTGCAGGACCTTCTTCTTTTTCTTCTTCGTCATGCATTTCGTCTTCGTGTGAATCGACTTCTGAGTCAATCATGTCTTCGACTTCTTCTTTTTCTTCTGAATCTAATTCTTCGTCAGCTTTTTCCTCTTCGGAAACTTCCTCTTCGTCAGCTTTTTCCTCAGACATTTCTTCGTCAGCCTTTTCCATTTCATCAGCTTTTTCCATTTCATCGACATCCATTTCGTCTGCCTTTTCCATTTCGTCTGCTTTTTCCATTTCGTCTGCTTTTACGCCCATTTCCTCAGAGTTCATTTCTTCCTCTTCGTCCATGTCTTCTTCGTCTAATTCTTCAGCTATCTTATGAGAAAGCATTGATTGAAGTTTTGGAGTGAAGGCTTCTTCTAAGGCCATCTTTGCGTTTGCTAATGCAGTTTCTTTTACTGCCTTTGCGTCTGCGATTGCCTCTTTTAATAAATCAGATTTAGCCATTTCTGTCTCTCCTTAATTAAATTTTGGATAATAAGATTATTGGGAATCTTAATAACGATTGTTATTATATAAATAAGTGACTACACATTGGGGTGTAGTATTGTGTTCGGTAATAAATATAGGTCAAAAAGTAAAAACGCTAAAGTGTTTACTACTTTATTTAATGGTCTGACCTAATTCTTCTTATATATTCTTTTCGAATTGCGTCCATCTTTTGTTTTCTTTTGATTGCAGATGGTTTAATAAATTCTTTTCTATCTTTTACTTCTTGTAGTACACCCGACTCTTTTACTTGTCTTTTCCAAAACTTGAGTGCGGCTTCAATATTTCCGTTTACTACTTTTGCAGCTTTATATCTGCCAGGAATAATCATTTGTTCCTTCCTTACCTTCTTGAATCTTTTTGTCATATATAAAAATTAAAACACCTATCGTTATTGACAGGTGTATATAAATATAAAAAAATTTTTAATGAAATTGTTTATGCTGATAAATCGTCAACTTTTTCTTTGAACTCAATAAATGCTTTTGCAAATGCTTTTTTTGTCTTAGGGTCTAACTTCTGAATGTTCTTAAGTGCTTTCTTATACATAAAAGAAAGGTCTACTGATATGTCTTGTAAGATTTCTGCTTTGTCCATTACTTTACTTTACCACTACTTTCAAGTTCTTTTGCCGTACCGATTACATAACGCAATGCAGTTGCAAGGTCTCTGTTCATATATTTAGCAATCTTTCTAACTGCCATCATTACGATTCTTTTTTCTTCAGTAGAGTATCCTTCGTTAACATAGTGTCCCTCATTTACTGATTCCATAAATACAGTTCTACCATATCCGTCTTCAATAGAAACTCCTCTACCCTTATGCTTTTTATTGTACTTGTGATACATCTTAATCGCATCTTCAACTTTGTCATAAGATTTTGGTGAGTGGTCAACCACTTTCTTACTCATGTTTCCATGTCTAACAATAATAGTGTATGGTCCACCTCTTTCTTTTTTCTTGATGGAGTTTTTGATTTCTGAATCAGAAACTTTTTCGTCTATTGATTTAGACTCATTTAATATGTTTTTTAATTTAATCATTTTATTAGGTCTTTCAATTTCATTGATTTAGATTCATTTGTAAATTCTTTTGCATTTTCTTTATCATCTTTGTCAACAGACTTTACAGGATATTTTTTACCATCTACTTCAAATTCATTTTCTCCTTTAGCAATCGCTTTAGCTCTTGCAGCGCCAAATTCGTTTCCTTCTTTAATTTCATAATATTTCGAAAGTACTTCACCGATTTCATCATAAGTGGACTCCAATCTCTGTTGTAGTGTATGAACCTCTGTTAAAGTCTTTTGGAAAACTTTAAAAGATTCGTTCATAGATTTCATGTGTCTATTTACTGTAACTCTATCAAACCAATCACCTGTTTCTTCAAGTGTTACTTTGTTTGCGTTTTCAACAATACCTTTAATAGCAGTATATGTTTCCATAAGGTCACCATTACGATAAATTGTTTCACCAAATTTCTTGTATGCAGATACGGCTTCAAGAAATGCTTTCTTTTCTTCAGAAGTCATTTTTTGTTCTTTTTCTTCTTCACCGATATTTAGTCTTCTATAATCTTTAGTAGATTCTTTTAATAAGCTTTTTAATTTCATAATTAGTCCCTATCTAAAAACACTCACAATATCCACCAACTTCACAAATGATGTCTCTCATGATGTTTTGTGCTTTGTTATACCTATAAGTATCCTGTTTTCTCTCAATACCTTCTTTTAATACACCTTCATTTTTTGGTGACATAAATGCTCCATGAGTTGAAGGATTAGATACAAAGTCCCAACAAATTAATTCAAAATCATTTTCTACTGCAACAGTACCATCTTCACTAATTTGTTTTACTGAACCCATTCCTCTCGATGAAATACCAACCGTACATCCTGCGTTGATTATTTCTTGTAATATTTTTCCTGTGGGTGTGTTTAGAATCTCTACTGTTCCAACCACATCATCACCACGCCATTTTACATCTCTTACAATATGAGATGTATTTTTTAATTCAACTACTGAAGACTCTGGGTGGTCAAGTTCACCATATGCTCTATTCTCAGCAATTTCTCTTCCCATATACTTAGTAACTTCTCGTTTAAGAATATCTTTTGGATAGACTCTACCATTTTGATTTTTAGCATTTGCTCTTTGAAGAACACCATTAACTAAAAATCTACCATGTTGGGTTTTTGCCTCAGCCAACATAGTAGGAGTTACTTCAAATACCATTGTGTCAATAAGTAATTCTTTCATCTAGCCTTCCCATTGTTTTTTCTTACGATATAAATCAAAGAATACTCTAGCCAATTCGTGTCGAATTAGTTTTCTGATTTGTTGGATATCACTTACTTCCAACTCCTCTTTCAAGGTCATCTTTTTATTTTCATTACATCCACAAGACATATTATGCACTCAATTCTTTTAGTTGTCGTGCAACTTTTAACATTCTTTCAGAAATTTTTCCAAATCTTCTTTGTGTTGATTTCCAATATTGTCCGTTGTGTACACCCATTTCTGTTTTAAGTTTGGAGTTCTGACTTACAATCTTAGTTATTTCCCACATCAGTCTATTAATCTCTTTAATTGAATTGTTTACCTTTTGATGAGCTTTCATTGACTCGTCATTTTTGTAATCACGATAACTTGCTTCAACTATCTTTTCTAACTTAGCTTCAATCTTACTGATAGATTCTAATTTTTTAATATTCTTATTTGTCTTCTTAGATTTTTTATATCCAAGTACTTCTATGTGGTCATCGTCCATGTCGTCCTCACTTTTTGCAAATGCGTAAGGAGTTCTTGGTGGACCTGCTCCACCATCTAAATTACCCGTAACATTTGCCTCATCTTGAGTTTCTTCTTCATCTTCATCTTGTCCGAGTAGAACAGTTTTCTTTTCCTCTAACTCATCAAATCTTTTATCAAGTTGTTCAAGTAAAAATTTAGACATTATTTTCTCCTTAGTTCTTCTAATAGTTGATTATATCTTAAAAGAGCCAATACCTGATTTTCGTTTACTACTTTATGCTTAGTTAACTCTCTTATCAGATTTATGGTTTCATTTAATTTTATCTGAGTAACTTTATCTGCAATCTTAATTGATTTCAGTTCTCTTTTTAATCTAGCTACTTCAGAAACAACAAACTTTCTCAATTTTTGAGAATTATCAATATTATTGATGTAGTTCTTTAATATAAGTTTTTGAGCCTCAGATAAACTTGAGTATTTTGAATTAAATGAGTTTACTAAAAACTTATATGCTAACAATCTAACTTCTTTTGGTTGTTTAGCGTACTCTTTATTTGAAGTGTCTTCTTTTATTACAACTTTATCAGTTGTAATCGCTTCAAATATTGTATTTTTACATTCAACATACTCTTTTGGTGAAAATGATTCTGTATTTTCGAATAATTTGTATGCCGATGCCAATTCTTTGTAATTATTAACTCTATATTTGAAAAAGTCTTCAATTACATAAGAATTCTTTATTGATTTAATCAAATTATATTTTTCTCTTCTAAGATTCGTCTCATTTAACTTAGCTCTTTCTTTCAAAACTATGTTTAGAAATTCTTGTGCCTTGTATTGTGAATCAAAGTTCTCTTTTGTAAGAGCTTGGTATAATTTTAATTCAGTTGCAAGTTGAGAACCTCTTTTGAAGTGTTTTTTAATAATTTGAGTGGCATAACAAGTGGTATCTGATAATGTATCAGAGGCAATTTGTCTAACTAATAGTTCAAACAAAATACCTGTGTTTTTAAATTTGCTATGTTTTAATTTACTCATTCTTACTGCCTTAATTATTAACAACTACAATATAAATATCTAAAAAATAACTAAATCGTGTCGTCTATTAAATTCTTCTCATCTAATAACCCACCTTTATCATCATGTTGTGAGTCATCTTTCAAAGATTCTAATATAACTTTCTTAGTTTTTCTTTTCATTTTACCGAGAGAGTTGTTAAGTGCCTCGGCTTGTTCGTATGCTAATGGTGATAGTTTATTTTTACTATATGACTTCTCTGGCTTAGCTGCTCTTCTATTAATTTTCTGACCTAATGGGTCTCTACCAAATGGATTATCATCTGTTTTGTAGTTACCAGCTTTAGGTGGTCTTCCTGCACCATCAAACCCACCTTCGGGTGCGCCAGGTTCAGTTGGAACACCTGCGTTTCCATATTCATTTTGTGAACCATCCTCACCATCACCATTTTGTTGTATCATAGCCAAATCATGTGGAGTACCAAATGATTCACCTGATTTTATTGGGTCATTACCTTCTGATTCTATCTGTTCATGTCTAAATCCAAGTTTCAAGTCATTAATTACTTTACCTTGTTCAAGTTTCCACTCATCATCTGACATATTAAAGATGTTTTTGTATACCCATTCTTGAGATACCATCTTAAGGTCTTTTAAGTCACTAGCTAATCTTGTCTTTTCACTCCAAAGGTTTGCTTTTTCTTGTTCATATATGATTGATGGGTTTGTTAACTCTAATTCAAAGTTAACTAAGTCAGCATTTTCATATCCTTGTGAGTATAAGTGTATAATAGCAATTTTTGTTAATTCAGATAATACAATTTTCTGTAATCTTTCAACAGTTCTTGCAAATCTAATGTCCTCTTGTGCAAGAGTTGCTTTACCTTCAACACCTTCTTCGTATCCAATGAATGCTTTTGGAACTTTAAGTGCTGCCATCATTCTATTTCTTAGGTATTCGATGTCATCAATACCACCAAACTCCATTCCTTGTAAAGAATCAATCTCAGTACCACTTTGACCACCTCTTACAGGTAGATAATAGTCTTCTAACATATTCATTAAGTTAAACTTAAGATTATAGTCACCTGTATTTTGGTCTAAGTAAGGAACTTTCTTCATTTGGTCAATAATACTTCTCATGTGATTATCAACTTCACTTGGTGGAATGTTACCTACATCAATTTTGAAGATTCTCTTTTCAGGAGCCCTCATGATTCTGTGAATCATCATTGCGTCTTCCATAAGAGTTAATTGTTTCCAAGTTTTTCTTGCACCTTCTAATAGTGAACGACCATATGGAAGGAAGTTAGTATCAGTCATTAACCTAAAGTGTGCCATTTGGTAGAACTCTAAGTAATCTGCCTTTTTATTTGAAGCGACACCATGAGCTGCACCAGCCGAACCTATCTTAAATCTTACTTCATATGGATTTTCAGGATTAAATCCTTCTTCTCTTTCTATTTCATATGCTGAAAGTGGTGATACATTAACGATTCCCACACCCTCTTCAATATCAAGGTGTAAAAAGTAATCACCATACTTGTTCATACCTCTAATCCACGACCAAAGATTAAACTCAATGTTTAATACATCATAGAAAAGGTTCTGTAATATCTTTTTTACATTTTCATCATTAGTTTTAATTCTCAATACATCACCCATATCATTTTTTAGGGTACATTCGTCTGAGTATATATCTAATACAGATGCGATGATTGAATCTTTGTCCATCGCTTCATAGTCTGTATATAATTCTAATTTATTTGAGTGATAGTTAAACTGATTATTATATGTTTCCCAATGTTTTCTGGTAGTGTGTAATCTACCGAACCTATCATAATAGGAAGAACTCCTCAAGTTACCTTGTGATTGTAGTCTTTGGGTATCAATAGCTTGTGTATTACCTTTACCAATCCTACGAACAACAACTTGAGTGTTGAATAATTTTTTTAATCTACCAAATAATGATTTATCTGCCATAATTTTAGTTTCTAATTATATAGTATACTTATACAATCTATAAATATACAAAAAAAATAGTTTATATCCAAATTTTATAGTAACCAAGTTAAATCTTGCTCATTACCATGTACATCTTTCTGTTTCCAAGGGTCTCTACCAAGGTTTCTATTACTATAAACACCTGGTTGATTCCTTTTTATATGGGCTAATGTCGTTCTTGTTAAGTCCATTCCTTGTTGTCTCAACTTTAATGCGGTATCTCTAACCCAAAGACCTGTTGAGAATGATATTACTAAGTCATCATTGTAACCTCTTTGTGCCTCTGCTCGGGATCCTGACCAAATGAATACGAACAACTCATCAATTAATCTTTTTGAACGAATTACAGGTGTTCTTTCTCTCATGTATGTATCTAACTTAGATATAACAAGTGGTCTTGTTCTTGATGTCATAGAAAAACCAGGCACCATATCATCTTTTCGTTTTAAATCAAAACCTTTTCTTAGATGGATGTCTTCATCTATATAACCCAAGTCTCTATATGAGTAATATAAGTTAGTATAGTTTCTATCAATAACTTCTTGTATTACTGCCCAACCAATATTTGCGTTTTCAATTACAAGTAATGCATTGTTCCAATCAGTTGCAACTGAGGTTAGGAATGCACCATATTGTTTTGTTTCGATTTTACCTTTATATTCAGCAACCTGTTCCACATTCTCGACATCAAAAACATGAAACGCAGAATAGTCAGTAGAATCCCCACGAGCAACATCAGCCACAACAACATAGTCACGAGAATAATTAGGATAATCCCATAACCAATAGTTACCATCAAAACCTCTTTTTTCAATAGGGTCTTTAACATGAGTCTCTTCATACCATTTTAATGTTGAACCTTCTACTACTGTATAACCTGAAGAAATAAAGTCACAATCACATTCTTGTGCTGCACCTTTTTCACCTAACAATTTTGTTTGTTGTTCTCTCCAACTTTGGTCTCTTTCAGGATGAACTGACCAATGTAATTCTATTGGATTCCATTGTTCACCATTTTGACCTTGTAACCAAACTTTGTGAAACCAATTACCAACACCATTTGGAGTTGATAAAACTATTGCACCACCACCCGTTGATAATGTTGATTGTGATGAAGTCCAAATGTCTTCTACATTATCAATGAATGCCGCCTCATCAATTACAAGTAAAGATAGTGCTTCAGAACGACCAGCGTCACCTGCTGCAGATGTTGCTTTAATTTGAGAACCATTTTTTAATCGTAATGATAGTTTGTTGTCCTCTTCTGTATTACCCCTTAACCACGATGGTAAGTTTTGGTGCATGAATCTAACTTTAGTAACTAAGTTTTTTGCAACTTCTTGTTTAGTTGCGATTACTAAAACATTTTTATCTTCATGAAACAACATAAGCCAGAGTGAATATCCGGCTGATAGTGTTGATATACCTAATTGTCTTGATTTTAAAATTACATTGAATCTGTTTTCAGATACTGCGTCCATCAAGTCTTCTTGAAAATCATATAGATTAAAAAGAATCTTACCACGAGATGGATGTTGAATGTAACAATACTTTCTAAAAAAGTATACGGGGTCTTTAGCACATTTAATGTACTCTTCTTTGATGATTTGTTTTATTGGCTTTGCCATACATTTACTTTTTATCCCTGTCTTTCTTAAGTGAAATCTTCCAATACATTCTACCAATTATGATTGGTTGAAAATTTTGATTTACACCTAAGCCCAACCCATAAACATTATCTCGTTTTGATTTGTAAAGTAAATCACCAGATAAAAAGTTTATTTGAGATTTATTACCACCGAGACTTACCCCGCCAAAGAATTTTGGTTTATTGAGGTAAATCTCATTAGTAATGGTTGTGGTGGGTATTAATACTTGGGAGTCAAAGTTTCTGCTGAATATCTTATTCTGAGTAATAGTATCAACAATAGTAATGTAACCCAATGAATCTAACTTAAGAGTATCTTTATAGACATACTTGCTATAATAATCTTTTAAGATTTCAAGGGTATCGATTTTAGATTTCAATACTATTGTATCTGTAATAGTTTTAGTCTCAATTCTCGTAGTGTATTTTGGTACATAGACTTTTTTCTCTACCGTCAAAGTATCATATCGTGTTTCCACTTTAGTGATAACTTTTTCGGTTTCAATAGTCTCACCACCACCACAAGTTTTTAGTAAGAGTAAAATACAGAGGACAATAATTATTAAATTTTGGAGTTTAGTTCCAACATTTTTAAATAGTCCCATTACTATGTACTCCTATGAGTTTACTTTTTGCTTTTGCCTCTACCTCTGCCTGAACCTGAACCTGAACTTGCTTTACGAGGTTTTCTGCCTTTTCGGTTTTTACCTTTTGCAGCTGAGACAACATCTTTAGTTTGTTTACCAACTTCTTTTACGGCGTCAGCAACATCACCGAGTTCTTCTTTAACTCTTTTTGCTCTTCTTTTTACTTCTTTAGCAACTACCTTAACATCTTCAACTGCGTCTTCAACCTCATCAGGTATGTAGTCACCATCTCTATCGTTAATCTTTCCTTGCTTGTAAAAATAATAGTATACACCTGCTCCAACAAGTAGTACACCTAAAATAATTAAAAATGTAGTCATAATTTATCCGTTTTTTGATTAATGTTTACTAATATAAATATGTAAATAATTTTAATTAGTATCTTTTGGTACTTCCCTACAATATTCTACTACTTTTTCTAAAATATCATAGTACTCATCCTTTCCATGAAGTTGGATGAATTCGTTATTAGCAGAAATTATACCTTCTTTAATACCATCCCATACTTTAAATAGTTCTGGCTCGTTTTCTTTCTCTGCTCTGTCATAAAAATCTTTTGCACCCCATAAGTGAAATATCTGTTTGTTAAACTCTTCCATAAGAACATTTCCTGGTACATTGTGTTGTTGGTGTTTAAAGTTTAGTGGATACATATGTGCTTGTGTTAGTGATTGTGGTATCCACGAATCTGCAAGTATCTGTCCCTTTTCATCATGTGTCTCTTGCCAAATCATCGAAGATAACAACCATTGTTCCATTGTGATTTGTGCTCCAAACTTATGAGTAAAATCTGATTTGAAATTTTCAAGTTCTTTTACATAACCGCCTGGATTATTTAGAACAAATCTAAAGTACTTATCTGTATACTTTTTTAAAAATTCCATGTCTGTAAATGAAACTGCTGCACAATTAAAAGGAGTTGAGTTTACAAAGGATGTAATGTCCCAATCAGTCCACTTAAATGCTTTTGGTTTATTTAGTGTAGTTGGAAATGCATAATGTGTTGGTGTTTCTGTATGTAAGAATGATACTTTTGCTCTTTCTAAAATGTCGTCAGTTATATTATGTAATACTAAGTCGACATCTAACATACAAAATGGTTCTTCTTGATGTTTCATCACCCAAATCTTTGGCGATGACCAATACTCATCCATGTTAATCTCTACTGCAGGGAATGAATCGAGAACCTCAGTATTCACTTCATCATATAATTTTTCAATTCCGAATTTTTTATATTCTTCTAATGTTGGTGTATCAACATATAATGATACTTTAGATGTTTTGTTTGAGACTTTGATTTTAATAACACTAAGAATTTGTGTTAGTAACTCTAAATCATTGAGAGTCCTTCCCTCTCTAAGTCTATACGAGTGGATATACTTCATAACTTTTTGCTTTTACTTTTATATAAATATTAAAATATTTTTAATGAATTACCAAGTTCTACAAGCCCAATATCTTGCTTTGTGTCTTGGACCAGGATTATCACAATTGTGTCTTGCTCTAAATGCTTTTCTTCTTTCAGGGTCAGATTTTTTAATTCTCATGGTTTTTTCGCCACCCTTACCCTTGTGACCAAAGTTTACTTTTACTACATTACCTTTTGGATTCTTAACATAGACTTTAAACTTTTTAACATCACCTTGCATTATCTTACCAAGTTTAACATCACGACCTTGATACTCTGCTTCATTGACATCTGATTTGTATTCTTTCATAAATTCTACAAACTCTTTGACATCTTGGTAATTTTCTACATCATATTCTTCGATTGATTCTTTTTTACCTTTTTTACCTTTTGCTTTGTATCCACTTGCGAATGCTGCTCTTCGTTGTGCGTCACTTGCAAATCCTTCATAGATAGATTTAAGATACTTTAAAAACTCTCTGTCGTTTTTCATATCTTTAAAATCATCATCTTTAAATACATTCTTGATAAAATCTCTTGCGTCTTTAGAATTTTGTCTGATGAGGTCTAAGTTGGAAAATACACCTTCTGCCATTGTAGGTTTGTCTGCAACATTAATTACTTTGTTTTGTTTAATGTATTCAACTGCGTCTTTGTAATCAACCTTAAATTTATCAGCTAACTTTTTTATATTTTTTGGTGTGAACTGATTAAATTTTAATCTATCTAATACTTTATCAAATGCAGATGGAACAAAAAGTGTTTCGTTTACTGATTCTTCAATGTATCCTTGTTTTTTTAAATCTTTTCTAAATGACTCTAAGTCTTTTTTGTTTTTAAAAATTTTGATACCAAAGAAATCACTTCCGTCTTTGTGTTTTTGTTTGCCATCGTGATAAGAGATTGTATATTTTGATTTACCAATACCATCTTGTTGTCTAAATCTTTTTTTACCTTCATCAATACCTTTGATTTTCTTTTGGGTCATCATTACTTTGTACCCATCCTTTTTCATATCAGCCATAAACTTTTGAGCCATCTTTTTATCGGCGTAAGCTGCGAATGCAGGTTTGATAGGTTTAGGTCCTTTTCCGTATGCAACAACAAATGCTTCATTTACTGATTCGTTCTTTTCTACAAACTTAATAACATCTCTCATAGTTTTTTTACCATTGAATGCCATTTTTTTGTATGCGTCAACATATGATGATGGACCTTCTATTTCTACATAAGAGGTTTTCATTTTACCTTGTGGATTCATATCGTGATATGCTTTTACACTAACTCTTGGATGACCACTTGGAAATATTCTTTTTAAATCTTTTTGTTGGTCAGTTATAGATTTGTAAGTATGTTTGTATTTAGCTTCATTTACTGAATCGGACATTCGAGGTTTCGCTACTTTATATGCTACGTTTACCATTTTAGGTAAAGAAAGTTTACTAAATTTATCTTTGTTAGATTTGTTAATTTTATCATAGACCTGAGTTACTACTGATGCTGACATCAAATCAACTCTCATCATTTTACCACTCTTTGGGTCTTTGATTCTTTTGTTTTGTTTTTTATTAACAATATCTCTTAATTGTGAAATTACTTCAGGTTCAGATACTTCGTTTACAAATGACTTTGCGTAAGGATTGGAAATCACTTTACCTAACTCAGGTGTGAATCCATATTTGTCTTCCATAAATGATTTAACATTTTGGTACTCTTCCTTAATGATGTGTTTGAGTTGGTTCTTATCCATGTTAGTCCTTAACTTGCGTACTTCATTAATTCTTTAACTTTCTTTTCCATAGCAGGTACTTTGAGTCCGTATGTGTTTGCCAT